CGAAAAACACTAAAAAATACAACTGCACAACGCGGAATTTTAAGCTGTTCACGGAATAATCTGTTCAAATCTGTTCTTAACTGTTTTTATCGGTTGAGAACAGATTTTTTTGTATTGTGGGCAAATTGTGGGCAAACCCCGCTGATTTGGCCGCTTTTTACCTCTTTTTTAAAATTTGCCCACAAAAAGTCTGAAAGTTGGCTTGTGGCCTAGAAAAATCGGCTATCAAAAATTTTTTTATGTGGGCAAATTATTTGACTGCTAAAACAATATGTGGTAAAATCATGTTGTAAGAATAGAACTCTTTGACGAAGGAGTAAAAGTATGGGTACAGTCAGAAAAAGAGGCGGCAAGTGGTCATATCGCGTTGACTTCACCGGGACCGATGGGAAACGTGTCCAAAAAGAAAAAGGCGGGTTTACGACCAAGAAGGAAGCTACCGCCGCGATGACGGCTATTGAGAACGATTTTTTAAAGACGGGTGAATATATAGAACCTAATCAAAGAATTACCATGCAACAGCTTTTTGAGGAGTTTATAACAGAAGAAGCTCCTGTAACTAGAAAGTACGCAACGATTGTTAGATACAAATCACTCTATCGAAATCAGATTGGCCCTGAATTTGGAGTGAATTATCTCTATCAAATATCGACCGATCGAATTCAAAAATTCCTCAATTATAAAATACAAGAAGAAAAAAGCAAAATGTCAGGACATACAGAGCAGGGGCTTAGTGCCTCATATGTACGCAGTCTTTATAATTTTCTTCTCGTGCTTTTCACTTATGCTAGAAAAAAGAAAAAATATATTCGTAACGATCCCATGGAAGAAGTTGTCCCTCCAAAAGATTATCGCGCTTACGGTAAGGAAATAAAATATTACACACAAGATCAAATTGAATGGATGGATAAGAGATTTCAATCTACGAACCTATATACAGCATATCTTCTCGGATTGTATCTTGGCGTTCGTGTAGGAGAATGTTTTGCCTTGCGGTTTAGTGATATCGACTGGAATAAAAGAACAATTAAAGTTGGAGCTCAACTTCAATTCCAAAACAAAGTGTGGAGTCTGGTATATCCTAAAACGCCCAACTCTATACGCGAAGTGAAGATGAATCAAAGGCTGGTTGACTATTTAAAAAGCCTTCAAAAAAAATATAGTGAAAACAAGGAACTATTTGGAGGCGGCTGGAAAGGCGAGAATAAGGTTATGGATCGACGGCCTGAATTTTATGGTAATCCGGGAGTAATGCTAACCGTAGAAGATTTTATCAACGTTAAACCTAACGGTGAAATGTATGTAACCAGTTCGGATAAAACACTCTCTCGTATATGTAAAAAAGAAGCGGGATTTGATTTCAAATTCCATTATCTGCGTCATACTCATGCAACTATATTGGCAAGTAAAGGCGTTAATCCTCGATACGTTATGGATCGCTTAGGGCATGGCAAAATTGATGTCACTCTCAAATACTATACGCATGTAACGGACGAGATGCACGACCAAGTGGCTGCTATTATGGATACCGTTATGGGTGATCAAGAATTGTATGATAAAAATAATATAATTCAAGATGGTACGGATATTTCTCAAATGGCTGTCTTAGAGGGCACAGAAGACGCCGGTGAAGATAACGAAGAATAATATTTACAATACACTTGAACACGGATTGAAATCAATATGTTGTAAATTATAATAATAAAATGAGGGGACTTGCAAAAACAATGAATAATCCAGCAATACTTGATATCGCACTTGGTTTCGTTCTGCATAAACATAGCAAGGACGAATTTGGTCGTAAAAATAATAAAACGCAAGCCATCCGTGAATTGTCTGACGAAGAACTTGCCGCACTCTTAAGCGAGCTTGTCGCACAGCAGGATAACTGCCCAAATACTGTGAGCGGATGGAAAGAATGGCTCAGTGAAGAAATAAAATAAAATGCTAAAAAATGGGGTACTGGTCCAATTAAAGATCAATACCCCATTTATTTTTATTCTGCTATTGAGTCAAGAACTGCGTTTACAACATCTAAGTTTATCTGCCCGGGAGCACTCGAGTCTCCAACACTTGCAAAAGTCATTGCAGACCCAAATACTTCTCCACACAATCGGCTGGCGACACCAAGCTTTCCCATACTGATTGTAATAATAGGAGTAGCAAAATATTTGTCTTTCATTTCAACCGTAGCGGCCAGTAAAGTCAACACATCCGTGCTGTCGTGCGGCATAACTGCTACTTTTGGCAAATCAGCGCCAACCTGTTGCATTTTAACCATACGAGAAACGAGCTCATTTTTATCAGGCGTCTTTTGGAAATCGTGACTTGAACATACAACCACAACTCCAGAAGAATGTGCATTGTCTATCAGTTCACGAATATCATCTCCGGCTGTAAAGAACTCAATGTCAATAAGGTCAGCACAGTCCGCATCTATTATCATGTTGATGAAATCCAAATATTCTTGGTGAGTCAGAGACGCTTCTCCGCCTTCGTTTTCGGTGCGGAACGTCACTAACAAAAGCTTGTCCTTTAATGCCACACGAAGTTTTTGCAAGCAAGACACCACAGAACGTGCATCAATGCATTGCTCAAACCAATCAACACGCCACTCCACACAGTCAATACGAAGCCTTGAAAACTCAAATGCGCGTTCTAAAATCTTTGACTCGGTTTTTTCAACGATTGGAATTATGACCTTGGGTCTACCTTCGCCAATATGACAGCCACGAACAACAATAGACATGATATCACTCCTTGGAATAATAATATCAATGTCCATTCGTATTGTCAACTAATTCAATATCGCTCGGTTCAACATAACCCGATACATTTACTGAAATTGGATACTTGCCAATGCGGCTCCCAAGGTTTGTCACTCGATAGCGACCATTGACTAGTTTTCCATCATAGATAAACCATTCTCCCCGGCTGCGCATACCGCAGTGAGTCTGGCTGTTTGAAAATAATACTCCGTCTAATTTAATTTTGTCTCCTGCACGAAATGTATTCTGGTTGCCTGCCATCAAAACGAACTCCATGTTGCCATTCCGCAGATGCCGTCAGCCGCCAATCCATGTGCTTTCTGCCATTCTACCAGCTTAGCTTTTGTGCCAGCGCCAAAGATGCCATCTACCTTCAAACCTAAATGCCGTTGCAATACAGTCACAGCATAAGACACGCCGCCAGTGCAGTCCTTAGAGCCCTGACGAATCGTGGGCATGATTTTACTCACGACCTGATATGCAGTACCACTTTTACTGACCCAACGGCTATGAGTCTCACGCACATCAACATGAACAAAGCCACCCGTCACCTGTGCTCGACTATAATAGCCAATACCGCCATGCTTCTGGAAGTAGGGGAGTGAGGCTACGTATAGCGCAATACGAATTGGGTCAACACCGTTGATGTGAATATCCGCTGCTGTGCCCAGACAATGCTGACTACGAGAACTGCCACCGATTGAAATGTTATATGCAGGAGTACGGTAGGCAGAGCTGATTAGAACCGGCTTGCCGAAATGGTCACGAATCTGCTGCAGAGTCTCTACTAGTTCAGTTGCGACCTTGAACTCGTCGCTCCGGTCATTGCAAGCAAATTCATAGGCACAGAAGTTCTTGGACAGCTTCTTGTTCCAGTCCTTCTTCATAGAATATGTAATAATGCTCATAGAGCCACACCTTCAATCCTTCTTGAGTTCTGCATTGATCTTCTCGTTCTGGATATCCATTTCCTTAACGGCGGCCTCAATCATCATCTCGATAGTAGGAGTGACCTTAATATGCATCTTCTCCAATGCGGCAATAACATACTTCTTCTTGTCAGCTTTCTTGATTGCGCCGGTGACGCCCAACTTCTCAGCGGCACGCACAGCCATCTGGACGATCTTGTACATACCGATCTGCTTCAGGTAGGGGATGCCATAGGTCATAAATGCAGTGCCAGCAACAGTGATAACCAGCTTCACAATAACAGAGACGATCTCATTAACAATACTTGCCATAGTAATACCTCCTGTTTTTTGAATAAAAAATAAAGCCCGGCACACACGTACCGAGCTATGTATTAAATGTCTTTTAGATTTTGTCCGTCAATCAGGTAACTTTCAAGAGCAGCCTTAGCTTCCTTCATGGGGTCGATAGCATTACCATCAATACCGTGACTAAGCAGAGCCAGCAGAGCTTTCATCATCACATTGATACCATGTTCACTTTTATTCACACGCTGTTCTACGCCAGCGATTTTTCGTCCATGGTCTTCAACTACGATGTCTTGTTCCTTCTGGTGCTCTTCAATGGACAAAAGTTTGGAGCGATATAAATCCAAAACTTCTTTATCATTCTTAAGTTTGCGATCGATATCTTCCAAATGCTTGTCATGTTCAATCAACTTCATATTCTGCTTCGTGTCGGGCTCTTTGGCTTTCTTGATTGCTTTTATAATAACAACAATGGCAGCTGAAATAGCCGTAATGCCACCAGCAATACTTAGAATCATTTGCCAAAGCTGTTCTATTGTAAAGCTGATAACACCCGGAGCATGAGTTGGTGCGGCAGTCAACAAACCAATCATTTCATCACCTCGATTCTGGTTGACAAAAATTTCACACTATGATAAAATAGGTGTGTCAAAAATTCATCGAGCGAATTTGTGACGTCCTATCTTTGTATAGGTGTGTGGCGGGAAGAGCTCTGGGTGTAATAGCCCGGGGCTCTTTCTGTTTTTACATATACTTTTAGTTTGTTTACTGCTTCGGTTTACATACCTTACGCCAGTGATAGTGCGGCTTGTCCTCGTGGAACATAATATAGCGCATCCAGTCATCTACATAAATGCACAGCAAGGCAAGGAAAAACCATAGCACAGTAAACGGCAGACAGATTTGACCCAGCAGATTGAATGGTAGGGAAGAGTAGTCCCAAATATGTAATCCCATCATCAGATTCAATGGAATACCAACAACAAGCTCCATACCAGTCACAAATAATGCACCGACAAGACCCTGTTCCCACATTGGCATTTCCCACGGAATATAATTATTCAACCCGCCTATGATAACGTAACAGATGCCGCCCACTACAGCCATAGTCCAGTGTGAGTGACCTCGCCATAAAATCTCGATGCAATAATAAAGCGCCCCTCCTATCAAAAAGAGAAGCGCGCATTTCAATAATTCTTTATACTTCTTTACGATTTTACTCATTCAGCGACCTCCTTCTGCCCGGCGGTCTCAAGATATTGTTTCAGAACAGGGTCGTAGTTGATTTCAATTGCATCCAGTTCTTCCATTGTAGTACAAGCCTTGATAGCCAGCTCCAATTCCTGCTGATGCGATACAAAGGGCTTTACATATGTACCGATTGCCAGTGCAAGGGCGGCTAGTTCTTCATAAGCCCACTCTACGCATTCGTCGCCTGTTGAATTCCATGTCAGTTTGAATGGTTGTCCGGCTGAGGTAGAGATTTGATACAGCGCCAAATTTGATGTCAGCAGAGCCTGTTTTTCACTAGTAACACTATAATACTTACCGTCCGTCCATTGAAGCGGGTGAGTAGCAAGGTATTCAGCAAGAGCGGTTTTAGATTCGGTGATTTTAACTTTTGCGGTCTTAGCTAGTTTAGCCTTCATTTCTTCTTTATCGACAATGATCTCATGTCCAGACATCTCTGTAACAGTTTGAACACCATCAATTTCTTCAACTTTAATATCAACGAACGGGAAGCTTTTTGGAATTGTTATGTTTTTTGGGATAATTGCCCAGCCATCTGGTATAGTGGTCTCCAACGGGCTGTTACGATTTTCGTGTGCCCCACTTAAAAGAGCGACAATTTTAATTAAATTCATAGCTACACCTCCTTAAACGTCGTAATGGAAAAGGCTATGGTTCAGGTTAAAGCCGAAGATATAGTACGATGTATACTCATCATTGAAGAAATAATCGGCATTATTGCTACTGTAGGTGCTATAAAATTCAATCGAATTTCCATTACGACGAATATAATTCATATTCGCCCACTGCCCACTTGTACTAGTATTACTACCACCATTATACATTGTAATTATATTCGGACTTAAATCTGTAATTAATGTAAAAGTAGTCGGCAACATGTTCATAGCAACATATTGTTTCCCGTAATTGCCTTGTGAAAATAGATTAATTAAACCCGGTGTATACCTGCCTTTAAGATTTTTGATAAAATATACCAAATCATACGATTTTGAAAGCGTATGCCTGATAGGTAAACTCGCGGAACCAGTGTACTCTCCTGTACCTGTATAAGTGCCTTCGTACGTGATAGTGTACGGTGCATCCAATGTAGTCCCCGCACTATTAGCATAATTCACACTGAAGTTGCTCGGATTATACACATACATATTGCTGGCGTCACTGCCACCCCATAGCCATGAAGGTTGACCAGATTGACCGTTCCAATGAAAACGCATGTATTGACTATCATTATTCAAACACTGGGCATTTGTAGCCGATCCAGCACTCGTAGCAAACTTCACATTCTTATTCTTGTCCGCAGTATTATCAACGTTACCCAGTCCAACCTCAGCCTTGGTGTAGCTTGGTTTTGTAGCTGCTTTAGCCCATGCATATACATCACTTGCAGGCATAGAACTTGGAAAATCCGTTATTTGGGACTTTTTGTGCGTATGTGAAATAGGCGCTTTACCATCAACTAATGTTTTCAAAGCTTTGCCTTGTGCAGCACTAAGGCTCTGATCTGTACTATCACTTGTCAAATTATTCTGAATTCCACGCCATGTGTCTGTATCAGTAAACTTCGCATCCGCTGGAACACTCTTAGCGATAGTATATCCAATTGCAACGGGCTTACCACCAGAGAAGTAGACGGGTTGATTATTAGAGCCAGCATTAGAGGAAAGCTTTGTAGCTGTTGTAGCGTTTGTTGCATTCGTTGCGTTCGTGGCATTTGTAGCGTTCGTGGCATTGCCAGCACTATTAGCATAATTAACAGATTGACTGCCGATAGTAGCACTTGTAATGATAGTACCGGCTTGAGCTGGGAGATAGACTTGAGAAGTGCTATTATTGCCAGCATTATAATTTGCGTCAGTTGAATAATTGAATATTAAACTCTCATTGCCGCCAAGGTTACCCATAGTCCAGTAACCGTTCTTCGTCGCCATACCAGCAACGGCACCATAAGAACTATCACCCGCATAGCTACTCTTTATTGCAGCGCGATCCCTATCACCAATCCAAGATCCACCAGTGGATTTTGTAATTTGACCACTCATCGTGCCGCCGATAAGAGGCAGATAGTTCCCCAATCCAATCCAACTCTTCAGGACATCCTTGGACACGTCTTTGATTTTTGTGCCATTGTCTGCATAACCTGCAACATAACCTAAATTTTCTGTAGTCAGGCCAGCGCCAGCAAAACCGATCTTAATAGTTTTGTTAGCGTCGTTGTAGTCTTTTACACCGTTGGAGGTTGTCGCGCTATCAGCTGTACCGGACAAATTAGCCTGGATAGTTTTATCAATAATTAAATTGCCCCCATCATAGGTGATAGTCGCAGAGTCACCAGCACCTTCTGATGTATCACCTTTTTTCTTTAGTTTAATATTTGTCGCACCATTCAACCCTTGGACATAAAAAGAACCAGATGTGTTATGGTCTCCAATTTGTACGTCGTCTCCAACCGGATTCCATGTATTGTTTGCAAAATTAAGCGCACCACTCATCGTTCCGCCGCCAGTAGGAAGATAAGCGTGACTATGAGAGGCGGGAGGATAAGAACTCGGCTTGTTTTGGACTTTGCTCCAATCGACTGCATTTGCTACGTCGGCAGTGGTTGCGTTACCATTTAAATTTGCCGTGATGGTGGAGCGGTTCACGTTCACACCCGGATAAGTAGTTCTTGGTTCAACACTTTGCCCGTTTTTTTCAAATTTTGATTTTCGAATTGTCCATGTACAATCGTAATCAGCCGCAAGGAAATATGTTCCACCACCTCGAAGCAACCAAACAGGAATAGACGAATTTCCCAATTGACCATATCCAACTGGTGGTTTGCTTTCATTGGCAATAAAACGTTGGTCGTTAATCAACACTTCTCCTAACTTTCCAGTCGTTCCCCAGCCCGATGATTCTTCGAGGATATCAACAACGGCTGTAAATCCACCACTGTGTGTACTCCAATTAGGCTTAGAACCACTGTTGAGCTGAACATTACATTTGAAATGCCTCAGGCCATTATAAGGAACACCTGTGCCAGTCACAGGATACCATGTGTTTTGGTCAAGATCGGTTAGGTTGACCGTTTTGTATCGATTGATATAGGTTTCTTTTGCAAAATTGGCAACAGCAACACTCTTTACACTATCAGCTGTATTATCAACGTTTCCGAGCCCTACTTGATCCTTTGTATGACTATGATTACTAGCAGCATAACTGCCCTTTGGTTGATATACGTCATCCGTCTTACCTTTGATATAGTTCCACAAGGTAGAAAACTTCACACGACCAAAAGAATCTCCGCCACCTGTATCCTGTCGGATAAAATAAGTGTTGTCGGTAGGGGTGGCAGTCCAAGATGTAGTCAGTTTAGAAAGCAAACTATCTGCTCCAGCTTCGTTATTGTTCACCTTGCTGTTCAACATGCCGTCCACTTCAGCCTCTGTATAGTATCTATCATCGTGGCTGTGGCTCTTCGGAGCAAATTTTTCTTTCAGCTTACCCCAAAAATATTGCAAACCAGCATAATCTAAATATCCCATAATCGACCTCCTGTCTCAGTAAAAACTGAAATCAGCTTGCCAAAACATTGTCGATTTCAGTATTTGTAATCTTTGTAATAGTAAAAATTTCGCCAAGTGCGTCCCAGTTAGAGCCATTCCATGCATAGTTCATACCGTTGCCAACGTCATACACATCACCAATGGTCTGACCGCTCGTTGGTAGCTTGTCCGTAGAAGCAACGGAACCCTTGTAACGATACATTGCCGTGATATCGCTCTTCAGGGCATAAGTGCTTGCAGCACCAAATCCATCCAGTTTCTTCTTGTCAGAGGTACTCATTAAGCCGTGGACGCTCTGTGTTGCGTCATTGTATGTTGTATTGGTTGGAGTAGCCCAAATACCATCGCCACGCAGATATTGACCCTGCTTGCCAGCTGCCGGAGCGGGAACCAGACCAGAACCACCCGCAGCCGAAGCAGTAGCAGCCTTAAAATCAGAATAGGTGGTATTATAGTCGGGTCCCCAAGTAGCAGAACCATCACCACTCCATCTTAGAATTTGACCAGACTGACCGCCAGCCGGAATATGTTTATTACCAGCAGAAGTCGGGTGTGAATAGTTGTTTGCGTTTGCTGCAATACCATCCAACTTTGCTTTATCTCCGGCGCTCATCAAGCCAGCAGATCCAGAGGTTGCGTTGTTATAGGTTGTATTTAATGGGGTTGCCCATGTACCATCGCCCTTCAAAAACTGACCAGCATTATTAGCTGCAGGGGCGGGGACAAGACCTGAGCCACCGGCTGCGGCACTGGTTGCACCCTTAAATGCGCTATAAGTTGTGTTATTATCAGCGCCCCACTGTGCTTCACCATCCTTACTCCAACGCAGAATCTGACCAGCAGAACCACCAGACGGAATGTGTTTGTTACCAGAACTTGTCGGATGAGAATAATTGTTTGCGCCAGCCGCGATACCAGCCAGCTTATTCTTTTCAGCGGTGGTAAAATCGTTGGAGGACAGCCCTTTGCCTTCGACTTTATCGACCTTATCTGCCAGCTTTGCCTTTATCTTTTGCCAAAAGTAAAGTAGGCCATCATAATCTAACCAAGCCATAAAATTCCTCCTCACATTGAAAGTATCTTGTCTATATCTGAATTGGTCAGCGCCTCCATGTACATAGATGGATCGCCGGTATTCACAACCAACTCGCCATTCTCATCTGTCATAACGGTAGTGATGCCAGTGCCCTTGATAGATACAGAGCTTTGCTTTGCGCCATCCAGCGTGATTTTTGCCTTGCCGTTAAGTGCACTCTTATTTGCGCCCAGCGAGAAATTGTTGTCGTTTAATAACGTCCAATTGCCGCCCAAGTACGCATATAGCTTATCAGGCTTCAGATAATAGATTTTTTCGGCTAGAGGAGCCAATGGTAAGTCGCTCACAACCTCTAAATCGCTTCCGATTTTTACGTGAGCCATAGCAGTATCTCGATAGGCGTTTCCGGTGTCAAGGCAGACAATAAGCTGTCCGTCGATCACTGGAGTCTTGTCGAGTTGAGATTGTGCAATCTCTAAAAGTGATAATTTTGACATCATGAAACTCCTTTTCGATAAAAATAACCCCACACTCCATTACAGAGTGCAGGGATTCATGTTAGATTATTATGTCTCAGCGTTTGCGCCGGTATCATCAAGGGCTTTCCAAGTCAGAGCCCCTTCGACACTCTTGACGCGATTGTCCATAGCAGTATTCAAGCCATCCGCATAGGTTTTTGCAGTATCGCGAGCGGCATCCGCCTTTTTAGTAGCATCAGCAGCAGCGGCAGAAATTACTTCTGATTTCGCAGCAGTCAGTTCATCCTGAGACACCTTTGCATTCCAAGCCTTGCGCTCTTCGGCGGTAATGTGCACCACAGCATCCTTGGAATGACCGTCTAGCTGGTCTTGCACCTTCTTGATCTTTGCGTCAGTCTCAGCCTTGGTATAAGCATCAGGCACAGCCACATACAAACCATCTTCTTCAATCGTGATAGAGTTGTTGACTTTTGCGGACACGCGCACAGCGACACTGATTTTATTGTCGTCAGAAACGGTTACAGTTGCAGTAGAAGTTGCCACGCCAATATAAATATCAATCAGAGAACCAACAGGAATCTTGATGACCTCGCCAGTAGTGATAGTCAGTTCGATTTCATGGGTCTCAGTATTATAAACGCCGCTCGTTACAACCAGATCCTTACCCAACGCAATCGTCAGAGTGTCGCCGCCAAATACAGGCATCTTAATGGTGCGGGTTTCCGCATCGTAAGTAGGCTCGTGAACAATACCAGTCAAGGTAGTAGTAACAGGTTCGTCACCCTTTGCCACACTCAACACACCAGCATTATAAGTGACGTCTGTAACGAATTTACCTTTGATACCTTCCACTGCGGCAACCTTGGCGTTGACATAATCGGCAACAGCCTTTGTGGTCGGAATATCATCGTTGGTAGCATCTGCCGGAATCTGAGTAACAGTTGTTTTATTCAGCTGTACGAACTCCACGCCATTCCAAATGTGCATGGTGTAGTCTGTCATGCGGAAATAAATAATGCCCTGAACCTGACCAGCTGCGGGCAGGGAAGACACCATCTTAGTGCTTTTGGTGTACTCAGTTGTACCCTTAAACAGTTGCCACGTATCGGTCGTGAAGTACAGTGTGTCCATGTCTTTTGGAGCAAGGGCATCGTACCGTGCTTTCGTACCATACGCAAATTTTACTTGTGCCATATTTTTCCTCCTTATTAGAATTCAGTCCATTGGAAATTTGTAGATTGAGTTTGAAAAGGCTCGACGAAGAACCGACCTGACTCCGCACTTTGCTGCACGACCCACGGTTCATATTTGTCGTCTTTGCCTCGTATCATTACGGTCTGACCTGCATAAGTCGCGTCATTCTGGTTGATTGCCTCATTTGCTGCCGGAATACTATCAAAACAAAGCGTCCGAGGCGCTACCTTTTGAATAGATAAGTCGTCCCGGACGTATATGAATTCTGATGTATCTTTTGTGATAATAATGTCTTTGCCATCAATCAACCCAAGCGCAATCGCGGCTTCTACGTCTTCTGCGTTACCGTAACCAAGCTTCGAGTATTTGTATGCCATTCTTTTCACCTCGCTTTAAACGATGGTTAGAATGGGACAACACGCATACTACCATCTTCAGTTTCCACAGTTTCAGTCGTAATCTTAATAGCGTTACCAATGGGTTTGCCCTCGGAGGTAAGCTGAATACGATGCTCTTCATCGTAAGTGATGTTATCAGCCTTGTTAGCCAGACTAGTGTTGAAGCGGTCGGTCATTGCCTTGTTCAGAGCCTCCAGCGCAATAATACGCTGATCCAGTGTGCTCAGTGCTTCATCAGGGATCAAATCAGACCACTTGCTGATAGGAATAATATGTACAACGCCAGGGCCAGCCTTACGCACGCGCTGAATCGTCTGTCCTTCAGAGTCCATCTCGACATGAATGAAGGTCAGCTGGAATTCAATGTCTCCAGCCTCACTAGTCAAACCCGTATCAAATGGCAGAGGATATTCCAACCGGTTCTTGTACAAGTCTTTTGACTTTTGTAGAATTTCAGTTTTATAGCGTTTGCTCACAGGCAAAACGTACTCCAGCATAACTTTATAGTCACTAATATCTACACCTTTGTAGGTCTGATCGACAAGAAAGTGCAAATTATCCACCAGCTTGCTTCTCTGCATGATACGCTCAGTCAGACTCGCTGTGATAGTGTTATCCTCGTTAATTAAAAAGGTATACATATCACACCTCCTTTCCGTTTACGATGTACAGGTAATCATCCAATGAGATTTTCTTGCCCTCAAGCAAGTTCTCCACGAATTTGTCCTGTACCATTCCATTCTTATAGAGTCTGTGCATACTCTCGACGAACTCAGTGAAAATCTTCTCCATCACAGTAGACCTCCTTGAATTAACGTCAACGTATAAGCATCAATAATGGCCTCAGGAGTTGTACCTCCCAAGGCCATGATTTGGTCATATTCGTATTTGTCAATCGGCTCAAGCGTTACAGTGTCATATTCCGGCGATGGAATCAGGTAATAGCCTTCAACGTGCCAGATATACTTGCCGTTGCTGCTGATAATACCCTGTGCGTCATCTTCGGTGCAATTCACCATGATATCGTGCTTGGGCTGATACTTTACAAACTGAAGGCGGTCAAGAGCATCGATCACTCGACCGTCTTTAAGTACCTTATAATACACTCTCAACACCTCCTTAAATGCTGAACATCACAGCTACTCCTAACTGCTCAGAGGGATAATGGAAGCCATACAACTCGCCAGTCTCCTCAATTGCATAGAAGTATCCGTCATAGGTCGCAAACGGGCTGCGCAGCCAATATTTTGTTGCCTTGCCCTCTGCGTTGTGCTTGATGCGTGATTCATTGCCGGTCATATAGCTGATTGTTTGACCTTCGTAAACGTAAGGCTCGTCAATCATCGAAGAGCTTACTTCAATCGCAGATGGAATGAAGAAATAACAATCCGAGGTCACAATTTCCTTGCTCTTATTTCCGGCAGAACTCGGCACTTTGACCTTCTTAATCAGCTGTTTCCAACCAATCGGTAAAGCATCAACCAGACGAGAATCAAGATACTCACGCAGAGAAGTGCTACCCCAACCGCCAGCATTATTTGCAGCAGAACTTAGCATCATATCCTGACCTAAAGTGTCTTTCTGCAAGAATGTCATGGAACAACGCTTATTAGAATTGTCGCTCAGGTAGTAGTTCTTAAAGCTTGCCACCTCAACGATCAAATCATTGTGTGTCCATGCGGCCAATTCGCGACAAGCAGCATCACCAAGGTCTGCATACCAAAGTTTAGACCAATAAACCGTACCTTTAGCGTGGCGCTCGTAAGCACCATCGTCTGCTTTTGCACATCCAAATACCAGAGTGGCATTCGTCTTTGTGGAACGGGTACGAGTAATCTTTGTGTAATTCAGTGTAGAACCATAGATGTTAGAGGAATAGACATACAGTCCGTTATCACCCTTAATATGCCTGATAACAGTCATATCGCGAGAACCGGCAGCAACGCCATTTGCAGAGTCGATACCCCAAGTCATCTTGACGCCAGTTGAGTTCCACAGACGGATACCATTCATACCGTTTTGCTCAAAGCACTGCATCAAAACAGTGTTATTTGCATTTGTGACATCCATCTTGTAATCAACAGCCAGCACAAAATCTCTGTCCTCTTCAAACAGCTTGAGGTCGGTATCAATGTAGTTCTTACCATCAAATACCTGCGGTTTACTAATAAGAACCTTTTCAGCGATGTCCTCATAAGAGAAGTCATTACCGAGCTTAATAGAAACTTCGTCTTTTGCTTCGGCAACATTTTGTTCAACACCAACCTTGTTCATTGCATAGATTTCAACAGGGCGAAGCTGACCGATTTCCTTACCATCAAAATAAGTAGAAGAATATTCGCAGCTATCATAAACAGCATTGATATCCTTATCGCCGGTGACGTAACCGCCCTTATCCCAGCCACTGAACAGGTAATACTTAAAAGCAGTTTCCTCAGAAGTGTAAGTCGGAGTATCGCCATCATACAGCACCATAGAACCATACGGAGCAACAGTTTCCTTCAGCACAGCGCCACGATTCATATAACGAACCGTGTATTTGCGCACAGATTCAGTATAAGTTGCGGTAATTGTCTGATTGCTGAAAACAGTCGTAAACTCGGTGTCCCAGCCACTGAAAGTAAAATCTGTAGAAATTGTGCTCTTAGCAGTAGGTGTCGGAATCGGATTCTCCTTACGGGTAACAGGGTCAACGGCCTTGTCGCCTTTATCAATGTACTGGACATCCAACACCGTACCATCCTTGTTTACGAACGTCCAGACAAACTGCTGAACAAGCGTGTTGTAAGTGATATTCAAATCAGGCCACTGTGCGTTGTAATCGGCCAGCTGACGCTCGCGCATAATAGGCACATGAACGCTACCTTCAACGACAGAATGGTCAGTGTTATAGCCATTCTCATCCAGACCTGTCATCTTCAGCAAACGATCCAGCAGAGAAGTATCATCCAACTGCCAATCAATGCCAGTCAAACGCACACGACTCAAGTTCGTGCACTTTGCTAACATGCCCGTCAGGTCAATGGTTGGGCACTTCTCGACAGTCAGTGTGGTGATGTTTTTATAATCTGTAACCTTCAGGTCTGTTAGATAATTCAGGTTCTTAGCGCTCAGACTTGCGATCGCAGGCAATTCAGCTTTTCGAATCTTGCCGCCCTTAGCAAACGCGACACCAGTAATTCCAGAGCCGCCAGCATAGAACTCTTCCAGATTCGTACAGCCTGTCAGACTGATAGACTTCTTCAGGTTCGGCACGTTCTGCAGGTTCAAATGCTCAAGCAGTGTGTTGTTACCAACCGCGAAGTCAGTCATATTCGTATTTTTGTAGCCCTCGGCGGCAGAACCAATCTTCAGGTCAGTCAACTTTACGCCGTGGCTGAAATCAACATAGCCGGGGTAGAAACCAGAAATATCACCAATACTCTGGATGATAGAAGCATTGTAAACATAAACCTCGGTATCATTCATGGCTGCAATCGGGCACTGAATCTCGTAAGTCTGCCCGCGCTTACCACGCACCTTCACAGGGTTAGAACCATACCGCACAGAGACATAAGTATCTGCATAGGGGACAATATGGAAAGTGCCATCGGGTTTCACACCTGTCCAGTTGGTCGGAGTATAACCACGAATAGTCATATCGTCAGAGGTACAAGTGGCACCCGTATACTTAGATGCCATGTATTTTTCTTGATAACGCTGGAACTGACGACGCTGATGACGCTTATTGCCGTGCATCATAGGCAGATAGCTAGTTGTGCCATTGTCCTCATAAGTACGGAAATATTTGCGCCGCATATCCATGATCCACAGCTTTTCAGGCTTTACGTCCTGATAGTCCTCGAACTTTTTCAAAATACGAGTAGCACTCCATGCCAAAGCACTCTCACGGTTCAGGAACATCTTTGCGAGATCATCTGCAAATAGGTCACGAATCTTACACCACAGCTTAGAGTCATGTGCGTTAAACACGCTCTTTGTGCCGATAGTGTCCATATCTTCGTAGCCGTAACTCAGCGTTAGACCACCCTCGTTATCGTTGCCCATTGCAGTGTCGTTATCGTAGTCAAAACAGAAATCCCAGTGCACAAGGTCAGTCGTGTGCGGGAATACGTTCTTTGCACGGTTATCGACCATGGTATGACGCTCGGTAAACAGATAGTGGAACAGGGCAGAATCCTTAACAAAATAATTCTCAAAATTCTTCTTGAATTCGGCATCATCTGCATTCACAACCCAGTTCTGTACGCGAATCCACGCATTTTTAGCTGCCTGAATCTCTTCATCAGTACAATTCTTATTGATGTAACGGAACTCAAAGCTGTGGTCACCATCCCAAGTTTCCTCAGAGAAGTCGCCGCTCAGGAAACGGGTCTGTGCATCGGTGTTATTATCAATCTCAATGATAATTTCCTTGTGGTTGTTCGGATCCATACCCATCGTGTCGCTGTTCTTTTTGGAATTGCCAAAATCACCACAAGCATAGAAATGCCACTGACCATCCTTAAAGACGGTTGCATTTGTGGTGTCGGTCTCCTGAATAAAAACGACACAAGGGTAGAATGCCATGGTGTCACGCACTTTCGGGTTGTCCTTGCGAGCCTGACGAATGTACGGATTGAACTCGTTGAACTCGTCTGCCAGCAGAGCATTGTTTGCATTCTCAGAAGAAGCAACATTGACTTTGATGTTAAAATACTTCTCACCGACGCTGTTTTCTGTAAATGCATACTTGCTACCAGTGCTCTCATCACCAAAGGTGAAACCACCAGAGCAGTTGATATCAATATTACGACCGGATTCACCGTATGCGTTAGAGCTGGTGCCCTGTCCCTTGTGGGAGCCAGTAGCAGTCCAGTTATCTTCCACAGCACGACCATTCTTGTAAATGTGTTGAATAGTTGTGTTTGGCACTTCGTTCTTTTTGCCAGTCGTAAAGGTCGGAGCAGAGATCTTGATAATGCGCAAGTCTGGGCACTTCTCAGCCAGTAGGTCAGGATTCAGCTCGCCGCTCACGTCCGTAATATCATTGCGGGTGTAGCGCTCAATCATTTCCTCTGCGTTCTTTGCGTCTGCAATAAAGTTGTCAAGGATCTCGTCATCCGTCAAGTTCATCATGTAGGACTTCATCCGGTAAACTAGCACGTCACAATCAGGAGAACCAATCGTAATGCCTACCGGAGAAGCCTGTGTAAAGTTGTCGCTTGCGTCATACAGCTCAACACGACAGGGAATACCGTCCAACCATAGAACCATTTCTTTGTACTGACTGTCTGGCAGAATATTAAATTCAAATTCCATAAAGTCGTCTTCACAAGTCGGTAGGGAAATACTGTTCTGCTCACTGGTCAATGTGACCTTCTGCGCCTGAATATTCAAACCGATACCACCGTTCAAGCATGTCAGCGCCGTAGCATCGTAGTTCTTGACATTCGTAGTCTTAAATACGAGCTTGAAATTCTTACCCAACTTCTTTGCGTCATCACCAAACAGTTTGTAGCTGATATTTGCAGTTGTACCAGCCTTCACACAGAAGTAGGTATCGCCATCTTCGTCCAGCTGATAACCACCGTTAGACCAGTCAAAATTATCGCTTACGGTCAGTCTTGTATTGCCATCAGACCACAGACGGGTCTCGTCAGCGTTAGTTTTGCCGGCAGGGTTGAAATCAAAAGCTAGATTTGTCTTAACGGGCTCAATCGTAATACCAAGTTCTTTAATCTCGACACTAATCTCCTTGCTTACGGAGCCACATACAATCTTCAGGACATGAGTACCAATATCAGCGGATTTCCAAGTCCATGTCTGCATGGTACGTCCAACAGTCAGAGTGGCAGTCTTAGCGCCGTCAACCTCCAGCGTTACAGTAGTTGTAGAACTGGAAGGGTCATAAACGGTATAGTTGATTGCAACGTTGCTGTACTGTTTTGCGCTTGCTGTCTTTGTGGCGCAGCTGATAATAGGAGTTGTATTGCCTTCAGTTGCCCACATGATATCTTTGACGACCTTATTACTGGTGACCTGTTTTCCATTGATTTCAGCAGTCATGGAAACTTCTACCAAATGTGCGCCGTGGGTCTGTGTAGGAATAGCATAAGTCAGCTGTCTGCCGGTAACGCTGCTTGTGGTAGAGCCAAGAATCTTTCCATCGATCATAAAGTTGATAGTTTTTACAATATTGCCATACGGAGTGTAGCGGAAGGTTACCTCTCCACTATAAACCAGCGTATCATCAAAAGAGCTCTCCAAATAGAACTCAACGACATTGACAGTCCAAGTCTTTGTACCAACACTGCCAACACTATCAGTCACCTGTAGCTTAATAGTATTGTCGCCGCTGTGTAGATACTGGGTTGCGTCAAAGCTATTCTTTCCCTGGATAACAGTCTGCGTGCCAACTTTTGTATTGCCGACATACCAGACACCAGTAGCAGAACCAGTGTCATCGCCAGAATTGTCCACAGAAGAGAACTTGAAATTGATAATAGCTGGGTCGCCAGCAACAACAGTCAAAGCAGACCCATCCAGACGCTCGATCTTGATAACGCTTGTGTTGCCGCCAGTGCCGCCACCTCCACCGCCTTGAATGACCACGGTAGTCTTAACAGTGCCATTCTCTAACAGGTTCAGCTTGGAATCCTCATAAGTAATGTCATACTCGCGTCCAGCATTCGGGTCTGGTTTCACATTCTTCAACTGCTCCTGAATTTCAGAAATATCGCCATTGATAGTGTCAATGCTATTCTGCAAACCGGAAGCAGTGTTTTTCACCACGGTCAAATCATTTGCCACGGTCTCAACGCTGGTCTTTTCAGCCTTTGCTTCTAACAACTTGTCAGTTGCCTGTTTGTTGTAATAATCACTTTGCAACGTCTCAGGCAAGTTACCGACGCTATCCTGTAGATTCTTTACGGCAGCATCATTGCTGGTCTTATACTCAGTCAGTTCGGTCTTAACGGGCGCAATCTTTTCATCGATTTTTGCTTCAACAGTTTTATTAAAAGCTGTCACCCAATCAGCACTCGGGTCAGTGTTCAGTGTGATGGTTTTAATAACCTTTTCGCCATTCAGGAACTTGATCGTCTGTGTTTCAGCATCATACTGCACATCAAACTTTGCCAGACCGTCAACCTTGGCGATATCATCTCGAAGCAGAGTAACAAAACCGTCAACTTGTTCCTTAGTGTAGTAGCTTGCCAGTGTGTCGGCCAGACCATCTACGACAGCCTGTGCTTCTTGTGCACTCTGTGCGGCCTGAGTTGCAGCAGTCTGTGCTTCGCCAACCTTCTGACTCATCGTAGCTAAGAACTGAGTATACCAGTCATCGCCAGTCGGATCGGTCATTGCAGTGCCGGTAAGCGCTTTCAAAACATTCAGTTTTTCGTTCGGCTTTGTGCGCCATAGATAATTCTTCGATTCACCGCTGCTCGGTACAGTAATTGCACCAGTCGCCATAATTTCAAACTTCAGTACACCCTCTTTGATGGTGGCATAGTTGCTGACCATCCAGTAAAACCGGATCTTATCAGGACTATAGCTCACGTTGATGGGTGCGGTATAGTTCTCAGCATTATTAGCGTTAACATAGTGGATCTGAATCGTCATGCTCATCAGGTCAACACCATCATAATAACGCGGCATCTCAAACGGAATGACCTGACTGTTGTTTTCCTGTGTGATATTTACCTGAGTCGGACTCAGTGTGATTTCTTTATTGGTATCAACCGTAGAAAAATCATTGTCCGAGAAGGTATCAAACCACGTATAGTTGCCACTTCTGGTGAAATTCTGGTCTTCCACAGAGAAGGTTGCCACATCCTCATCACAATCAACCACTGGACGAGCATCTTCTATGGAAGCCTCCATCGTCATTGCGGGGCTTGCAGCGACCATACGTTTGGATTCTTCAAATGATAATGCCATCTACTCACTCCTCTCATTAAGTATCTTTCTTATTATCAATATATTTTTCTTTGAGGACATTCTCATAAGTGATATAGGGATAATACGGGTAATAGCGGCTCAATGTAACATTCATTGTGCCTTCTCCAATGTTTTTATCTATCTTTTTAATAATCCACTCAACTGCAATATCAGACTTCAGGTACTTCGCTGCGTATTTTACCTTTTCATTCACATCAAGCCACGGGATCATGTGCATACTCAACGTGATGGAATCCGTCAGCCGGCAATTTTTCCATAGCGTGTATTTGCATACAGTCATGGCTGATTCGTCCGATGTATATCCGTCAAACTCACTACCCGAGCACACAAGGTTTCTTCGCCCGATTTTATCAATCGTCAACCGACTATTGTACAAGTCATCAATGCGGTTTGGGTCATTTACGACAACGTACTCAAGGTTGTCACATGCCTCCGCAATCTTGTCTGCCTCAATTTGTTTTGCGGTCGGCATTGCATCCACAAACTTCGTCATAGCATGAGACTGAGACTGACCAATAAAATAGACCCGGCTCTCAATAAGAAGAGCAGGGTCTGATATCTGGATCTCTGTATTCGTTGCTGGATTATACTTCACATACACGGTGTCATAATTTTTCGTGGATGGATTATAGATTTGTTTCGGGTAATAGCGTACCTGTGGATCACGCTGTTCTTTTTCGTATTTGCCTGTAAGTGCGTTGAACTTATATGTGAATGCACCATCAGTTGCCTGATTTAACCAATGCTCACCATATTTTATGACGTAATAACGCCCTTTCCTTAGTAGAGAGGTGTCTTCTGGTTCGTCCTCTCCTTTTTCGTTTGTAACAGCCTTAAACAACATCATAGGTCCATACACTGCGCGTGTCGTTTCCCGATACTGTCCTTCTCCACTCGGATTCGATTTAATTGTCGTAACAAGGTTCTCAACACAGATTCTTGCATTTATCGCAATATCTTCTGGGCAAATAAACGAAAATCTTGTACCGTCCTGAATACTTGCCTGTTTTAATTTTAGCAATAAAATAGACGCGCCTGTATCATTTGGGTTCATGTTGTAGCTCATATTCAATTTATTATCTCTGAGCAACGTAACAACATCATTCCATTCTCTTGTTCCCTTTCTACAATACACGACCTCGCCAGTACCTTCAGGGTCATTTTTTTCAAGTTTATCCTTACAGAAATAGTCGCTGGAGTTTGATGCACCCCATACCTCTACGCAATTATGAATTTGACTGTAATCAACACTGGCATTTTCGCTGATAACCATACTCTTAAATGTATTCTCGTCCAGAACAACGGGGTCGTCGTAGCCAGACGGAATTTCTTTACACACAAAAGTATCGTCGTCAAAATACATCTCAAAAGGGAAGTAGAGGTCTCTCAACTCCGTCAAAATGTTCCAGATGGTCGTGCCAGTATTATATTCTAGGTCGTGCGGAATTCGCCGTACCCAGTAATCCACCATACTCTTTGTCAGCCCTGAAAGTTCAAATGTCTCCTTAATGGAATCGCGAACATAGTGCGGCTTCTTTTTGTCATCTTCGTAGTAGTTGACCCCATCCTTAACCACGAGCTTGCGGTCATACATCGGAATGCGCGTTGCGTATCCAGTCAGTGTTCCACCAAGTGTGCCGTCAAGTAAACAAGTCATATCAAGGCAAGAAAGGCTCAGTTTGTTTGTTGTGGCATCATAGCTATATCCATTCTGCTGTATTGCATATACGCCAGCGCCATACCAGTGTACACCATCTGTATCCACAAAGTTCGTGCCAGTTCGTATTTCAGCCTCACCAGAGTATAAAGCGTGATAGAAGTTATATATCTGAGTTAAACCATCTTTCAATTCCCATATCGTTCCTTGAATATCGTGCATTGAATAGCCAACAAATACACTTGTGTCATGGAAATATTTATCAAGCTCTTCTTTGGTACAGCCAGCAATCGCTGCAACATCGGCTGCAGATAATATCCTTCCTGCTGCGATACCACCCTCTACAGCAGCAATCATATTTTTTACACGTATTGTTTTCCCATAAATCGTACAGTCAACACCAAAACTATCAAGTTCAAGTATTTTACTTTGTAAAGTTGAACCATCTCTTTGAACTGCATCACAAGCTGCATTGAAAATCACTTCAATATAAGACCTGATATCTGCATTCAGCAGCGGAATAACAACATCTCCTCCGCCTATCAGTAGTGGAGTGTATGCAATCTCATACGTCTTGCCATTTGTTGTATAACCATCTGAAGATGCAACAACGGTCGAATATGTTCCAACATCTCCTTGCTCTTTCACAAAAGATGCATATTTCTTTTTATTTTCATCTGTCCAAATAATACGCTTACGGTTTATATTTTCGATATTGCCATACTGTTCATAACCGCCAACCTTATATCTCCACTTTGCTTGCCTTAACTCTGTGTCCTTTTCTTTGTATATCGCACTATTTTTGATTTTTGCATCGATCTCTTCTTCTGGTATTCTTACCGCGTCCGCCCCAACAAGCGGCATACTTGTTGGAGCTTTCATACCAATCTGTAAGCGCAGCATCTTGCTCGTCCACTCCTCTGTGGAGAACTGAGAAATAGAGAATCCACTCTTCGGGAAGATATCAAGATTAAAAGTGCGCCGTGTATCTGAGTCTGCGTCAATCGAGTTAGAACCACTTAACGCAAGTCCTTCGATCGTATCAATAATCTGGTAGTCCTTATTCAGCAGTTCAATACGACAGTATAATCTTTTTGACCGGCTTTTCAGTAAGGCCAGATCTTCTTCTGTAGGTAAGTAAGTCATGGCCCACCTCCTTAAATCAACCCAGCGTTCTTCATATTGTCGCCGTTATTCAAATCGCCAGTCTCTACAAAATCAAACGAGATTTCTACCTTATCTGTGTGATCGTCGTCTGAGTAAGAAACGTTTCCATTTACGTTCATCAGCCATGCGCGGCCATCATACATCTTCAATACTTTTGGCTTTTTGTTCGTTAGCCAATTGATAAAAGTCTCCCGATAGTCAATAGACCCATCAAAATCAAACGCATCATTGGCACGATCCCACTTGATAATAACACCAGAGAAGTTGCCGCTATAATAATTTGCCTCACTACCATAAAATACGATGGGATACTTGCTTCCCAAGGTCGTCTCCACAGACGCTTCTTGATTGCGTGTAATATTCGTGACGGCTGGCTCAAGACCAACATAATATGATATGTCTTTGTCCATTAGCCATGCTCCGTCAAAATCGCTTACGGCACTTGTAGATGTGTACACTTGTTCAATTTCATCCACAACAGGAACTGCCATATACTGGTACTTCGTTTTTCTGCCACGTGCGAATTTGTCATAGCATACAATCAAAATAGGCTCAACGGAACTTTTGATTTTCTTTTCATAAATCGTAATCCAGTCGTATTTGCCAACCTCTCTACGTTTCACGCGAATAGAGTCAAAATTATTAGGTTCGTCCGCGCTTTTCGTAACAGTAAGCTTGATTCTACCTTCTCTTTTTTCATTTTCTGCCATAATTTCAAGCTTCTGCAGTTGTCCGTCATACTCAATTCTGAATGCGCAAAAATCCGTGTCCAGAACATATCCGTTCACAGTTTCTCCAACCGCTCGCACATAGTACACCTTATTATTATCAAGGCTTTCTACGTTGAACGCATGTGAAATAGAGCCGTGGTATATCTCCTCATGTAGCAAAGTCTTGTCTGAATCATAAAGCTGATATTTATAAAGATTCAGTGTCTCGCCCTCTTCTTCGATGTTTTTATACTCGACATTAAAAGAAAAAGCAGGGAAGGGAATTGTCTTTTCAGCGCGTGCTTCCACATCAACAAAATTTAACACCGGTTTTTCATGGCAATAAAAAAGAACGGCATCGCTTAAATCGCTTGTCTTGCCGCTCTGATTTGTTACTGTAATTTTAAGATAGTAGGGGAGTAGTCTATTATGTACAAGGTTCGCTGGCAGCATAAACATACGCACAGAAGATGAACCACTGGTTTTCACTGTCTGGTTAACAATAATATTGCCGGAGGCGTTGTCGTAGATAATATACTTCACTTCATTGATCGTGTCATCGTAGCATGTGTACCGCACGATATTTTCCCGTGTAGCGTCTATTACGGAAAATTTTGAAATTATCGGTTTCGCCAATTTAACACCTCCTTATTTTACGCCATATATCTCACATGGAATAATCAAATCGTTGTTTGTTGTAATGGCCGTCTCGCCATAGCTTTGTGCGTCAAAAAATGTAACTTCAGTGCAATATTTATTATTCTTTTCATATGCTTTTACATAGAACGGACGGAAAGCGCTTTTTATACTTGTGTCAGAATTGTATGATACATTTGAAGTAGAATTGTCGCCAGCGTTCAAATCATAAATCATACACAGCTTCGGCGTATTCATAGTGACGCAATGATATTCTGCACCACTCCATTCACCTGCGACTGGTTTCAACACAATAACAGAAACTTTGCTCAAATATTCGAGCACCCGTTTTGTTGCAGCACTCTCTGGATCAATCTCAACAACTTCTCTCTCTTTGTAGCCACGGAAAATAAAAATATATTCTGAATAATCGCTGTCCGCTTCAAAAGTCAACTTGTTCTCTTCGCCAACAGCAGAGTATGCATCTTTTGAATCGTTCTTCCATAATAGCTGGAAAATCTGCCCAGCCTTCAACTTGTCCACAGTAATAGTATCAGTGGTGATTTTATCCCCAGAAACTTGCGTAAGGCTGTTGTTTACAGAGGTGGAATCAAGCGCCACTTTACCATTTTTGTCAACAGATATAGCACCAGTCAAGTTAAGCTTTGTCGCCTTGATTTTTACAGTATTTGTACTCTGGTTTATCAAAGTAGCAATGTTTTTTCCGGTATAATCCGTCTTAGCCACCTTTGAATCAATGCTTTCAGTTGCTGTTTTAATGTGCTCTTCAAGTTTTTTATTTGCATTTAATTCTGCAGCATCCGCATACTTTTGAGCTTCAGTTTTTGTGGCACACAGTATGATGGCATTCTCATTTTTTGAAACTCTAGATTCTGCAAGCGAAATTTTTGTATTTAGTCCGCTCATGTCCTCATTGTATTTTTTAGTGGTTACGCGGGCTTCAATCTGCTGCTTTGTACTCTCCAAATCAGAATTATATTCCGTTTTAAAGCTTACAAGGTCACCATCTATTTTGCCAGCGGCATCCAGTGCCTCGTTTGCTTTTGTATCATCCGTGTATTTTAGCGCCACAGCCCAGTCAGTTCGACTAAAGCTTTCAGTTGTAGGACGTGCTGTCTGACATACAAGAACTTTATTATCACCAGAACTACTTGCCCAGATATCACCACGGCTATATGGGGTTGAAGGCGTTGTGAAAAAAACACGTCTTGATCCATTTGCTGTATCGTTTTCAAGGCTCGCAGCTCTCAAAACTTTCAATAAATTCTTATCACTAAGAGTCTCCCATATAAAAGTGTCCGCCCACCTATACGCATCATCAGCCTTTATGTCATAATAAAGGTCGCCAATGTGCAGTCTCTTTGCATCCTCCGTTACCCAATTTACTGTCGGAGCCGTATCAGTAGATGGTACACCACTGTAGAACCATAAGCTGAGTTGTCCGTCTACCTGATCTTTCAGCGTTAAAAATTCACTGACATCCGTGTATTTGACAATAGTATCAGCAAAATCTGTATCAATAATGGACAGCTGACTGCCAACCACGTTGACTTTGCTGTCCACTGTTTTCATTGTACCAATATTATCGGGGGAACATACCAGTCGCTTCATATCACCCTGCAATGCAGTCACAACCACACTCTGTCCAACCGTGTAAATCTGGTCAGAGGTAATGTTATACTGGCTTCCAAACACGGATATTGTGTATGTATTCCCACTCACCGCAGTTACCACGCCAGTCTGCGATTTGTCAAATTTTGCGTCATTGAGTTTCTTTTCAATCGTGTCTACGATGACTTTGCTCAACACGTCGATTGCATCTTGACTATTTTGTGACATCTCGTCCCTCCTTTATAAATGTATACTCGATCTCAACCTACCCAACCCACCCTGAGCCAAGTATACTTCGTATTTATTTTTGCTTATTGTACTGTTTAACGTCTATTCAGTTCCTGTACAACCTTGTTCGGCAGACGATTTACCAACTCACGAGCCAGTGCATCGCTATCACCAACGGGATTGTTCACATTCACATCACCAATAGACAGGGAAATACCACCAGCGTCGCGGCTTTGCACCATAGAAGCAGAACTATGTTTTGCCAATTGATCGCTGAACCACTTGTCTGGATTGCCGCCCATCTCAAACAGGCGAGAGGTAATATCAGCAGGAACAACACCATCGCCAGTCTCAAGATATGTATAACGTCCAGAAGCTGGCTTACGAACAATAAGTTCTGAACCTCTTTCGTCAACGTTTGCAAAATGATTCGTTTTAGAAGATTTAAGACCATTCGCGTGACGACCAAAAAAGAAACCAGCAAAACCTCCTAAAAGAGTACCAATCAATGCTCCTGCTGGTCCACCTATTGCCATACCCGCAGCTGCGCCCAGACCAGCACCAGTAAGAGTTGTAGCAGCCGTTTTGACTGTTTGGTCTTCATTGCCGGTTGCGTCATTCTTTTTGTCTGTTTCGTCAGTTGCTTTATTCTCTTCTTTAGATACGATCTGTGTAGCGTTAATTGTGAGATTTGTTGCGCTGTGTTTGGTGTTTTCGGCAGTTTCAGAGCTACTATCTGCTGTATCCTTGGTGTTCTCAGCAGTCTTTTTACTCTTGCCAGAGATATCCTTGCACAGATTTACAATTGCACCAATCGGGCTAATATCCCAGAAGAAGGTAGCGACAGACTTTATTGCTTTTTTGCCAAAGCCATCTTCTTTGTTAGACCAGATTTCTTTTTGATGCTTTACACTCTTTATGCCGCCATAAATACCAAGTCCGGCAGCGGCAGCGATCGGAATTGCGTAAGGTCCAGCCGCAGCCAAGGCGCTTCCAGCTGTACCAATAAGTTTTCCAGCACCAGCAAGCAACTTACCTCCGCCACTAAGTAATGTAGTTCCAACCTTACCAATCCCACCAAGAATCGTGGAACCAATTTTACTCTTACTAACAGCATTGCCGATAGCCTTAAATCCATTCACAAACGTGGAAATGATACCGCCGCCAGAACCAGAACCTCTAAATAGGCTCTGAGCGCCAACTTTAATTTTATCCCAGATGCCACCAAATGTTTCAATAAGTCCGTTTCCAGAGGTTTTAATCTGGTTGATCATTGCATTGATAACATCTGTTGCTCCAGTAGTTGCAGTATCTGTAAGCTGTTTTTTACCAGCATTGAATGCCTTTTTAGCGGCATTGAAGGTGTCTTTAAAGGATTTATTTACATTCTCTGATTTTTCCTTATTGAAGAATCCTTTTATCGTATCCCACAGACCTTTTGTGCCGAGATCTTTGTACTCACCAGTCTTAAACATGGAATACAGGTTATTTACCTTCGTAAGCGTATTGATTAGCGATTCAAGGTTTGTAATCAAATTCTGGATGCCGGTAATCGCGCTGCCAGTATTCAGGCTTGCAATGATCTTATTGTGATAATCATCCAGAGTGCCCTCCATCTGCGTGAGAGTCATCTTCTGGATCTGCGCAGTGTACTCAAGTTCCTTCTGGTAATCCTTCCAGCTCTTGCCGATATCATCCATGACCTCAGACAACTTGTCCTTGAACTCATTGTACTTCTTGATTTGGTCATCAATAGCTTTTTCGGCGTCCTTCTTATTCCACTCGCGCTGCTTGTCAGCAAGGTCTTCGCGTGCAGTACGCACATCTTCGGCGTTTGCCTGCCACTCATAGCCATTCTCAGTGTACACACGGGTCGTGCGCTGTTGCTGGGCGCGGGCGAGAGCATCTTGTGCCTTGGAAAGTTCAATAGCGCGTTCGGTAGCTTCGTTGTTTTCTTCCAAAGCTTCCTTCTGCTTATTCAGAGCTTTAATCCGCTTGTCGATGACTTTGCCCATAGCATCGCCCCAAATTTTGAGGTCGTTGTTGGACTTGTCATTTAAAGTGGAGAGAAGGGAAAGGAAAGAGGACAGAACAGCTTTTGCATCGGATAGAGCGGACTTGAATTCCTCAATTACCTTTTCGACGCCATCCCAGTGCTTTTTCAGTTTTGTTGTAACCTGTGCGTCGGTCTCTTGAACTTCGAGAAGAGCCTTTTCCATAGCCTCGTCAAGCTCTTTTTGAACTTCGGCCTTTTGTTGAAGTGCTTCGTCTTCCGATAGATCCTTGTTAGAATCAATGGCAGACATTTTCTTTGTGTATTGCGCTAGAGCTTTTTGATACTTTACAGTTTTCTCCGCAAGCGCTTTATATTCTTCTGGAGTCGGCTCACGCACATCATCAATCATGGCTTGAACCTGAATACCAATCGGATTACCTTCAAACTCTTTTGCAAACGCACTCAGTTTATCAACGTAACTTTGGCGAAGTGCCTTTACGTCGATTTTAGCGTTTCCGTCCTCATCATAAGTAAGTAGGTTAGAGAATTCTTCAGGAAGTTCCTGCAGCTTCTGCATGGTATCCTGTGTCAGTTGGCCGGTAGTATTCCACTCGTCCATCGCATCTTTTAGCGTGTTCCAATTGGCTTGATATTTATCCAGCTCGGTATTTACCCGCTCAAGGTCAGTTCCAAGACCAACAAGATAATCACTAACAGAAATTTTGCCGCTTTCAATATTTGCCTTATCAGAGCTCAACGAGTTCGCAAGCGCAGTAGCCGCCGCACCGCCGGTTTTGTTTGCGGCTTTTATGCGCTTATCCAATTCATCAAGAGTCGCTTTCTTAAATGCCTCGGTGTTAAGATTGATGTTTCCGTTTTTGTCAACGAGATTATCCATCAAATCCTTGTTATTACCAAAGAACTTGCTCAGTTGCAAGATAGACTCTATCTTACTTTCTGTTGCGTCAAGGTCGCCAACGCCGAATTGACTATTCTTTATTTTCTGCTGAACATTATATAACCCAGAAAATGCGGATTTTATAGCGTCCGTCTTCTGTTTTGCCTTATCCATTGCGGTGCCGTAACCCTCAATGGCATCAGTAAGTTGCTCAAAGGAGATGGTATCTCCCTTTACATTTTCATCAACATACTGAAGAATACGCTTTAGTTCCGCAGCACTCTTTCCAGACTCGTCAGTAGCATTAGCCTGGGCAATCTGAGCAAACATCAAATTCTTAAACTCAGTCGTGTTGATAGACATCTTCCCATTCTGCTCTGTAAGCAGGGAAGTATAGTCGTCTTCAAGACCCAGCAAGTCATTCAATGTACTAATGCAAAGATTACCATACTGATTATATTCTTCCATGGCAGCGGACAAAGTTTTCCATGCACTGACCGCATCGGTCATCTTATCCTCGTTATCCTTGCTACCAGAAGATTTATTGCTATTTTTATCTTTCGGATTCCTAAACTGGTTCTCAGCACTCTGAGCATGAGTCTTGTCCAACAAGTCCATCATGGCACTATAAGTGTTGATGATTCGTTGCTGTGCCTGAACCTGAGTTGCAAGAGCATCGCCACTCAAACCACCCTCGTCAATAAGACGCTGACCCTCCGTATAAAGCAGAGATTTCATATCTTTGACTTCTTGTTGTGCTTGAGATAAGAACTTACTTGCATTTGCATAGGTGTTCGTGTTTGCATTCAGAGATTCAATAGCTTGAGCATACAACGCAGCTTTTGCCATCTCATAATAGGCGTCAGCCATCGTATTGATGTTCTCTGTATTGATTGCAAGCTGACCACTTTCATTAACTAGACAGTCATAATACTCAGGGCCAAGGTTGATGAGATCAGTAAGAGTGCTAACGGTCAAATAACCATTTTCATTGTACTCATCAACAACATCACTTAACGTACTATAAGCAGATTGAATCTTATCAAGGCCATCAGTTGCTTCTTTGAGTTGATCTGCGGCGGCAGATGTAGATTCCGACAATCCATCTACTTTAGAAGCGGAGGACGAAGAAACAATTCCGAGCTGAACAAGTACATCGACAAAAGCCTGTGCGTCAGAAGTATTATCCTCAAATCCGAGATTCAGCATTACTTCTTTCAACTGATTTAACGCATCTGCGTATGTACCCCCTAATTTCTTATCACCATTCAGGAAACTAACAAGGTTGCCAGATGTAACACCACCATAAGCACCCTTTAGTCCTTCGAGAGCATCTGTAACGGCTTTGATATCTTCCTCGGAACGCTTAGAAGACGTAGAAGACAGCTTTTGCGCCGCAATAACTTCCTTTAACGTATCGGAAGAACTACGATATGCGTTTGCTTGATCTTCAATAGCATTTTTCTCAGACTTTAACTGGTTATACAGACTTGATGCCTCAAGAGTTGCAGAATCATAGTTGCTACCCAGATAATCCAGAGCATTACTCAGCTTATCATAGTAGGCAAGAATAGAGTCTGCGTCATTAGGGTCAAACCCACCAAAATTAAACACACCAGTATTACCATCAAGAGAGCCACCAAACTTGCCGCTGATAGTATTCGCCATATCGGTATCAAAAGAATCACCGATAACATACTGACCGCTAGACTTTCCTTTTGCGGTTTGCTCAAGTAATTTACCTTGATCGGCCTTATTCTGCGTTAGCGTAGAAATTGAGAGTTCGTTCAGAAGGTCAATCTGTTCCTGATACTTACCATTCTCAAGGTCAAGCTTACGAAGCTTATTATCCATTTCAGCAGACTGATTCTTTAACAGGTCAAGAATTTCTGCATTTAAATCCTTTGCCTGTGCAAAATCGTCCGTATCCCAGCCGGACTTATCTCCAAGTTCTTTATACTGAGAAATCAAGTCGGTCATAGAAGAGGAAAGATCTTTGGACTTCTGGGCATTAGTCTCAATAGCAGTGCGCCATTCGTTAAACTTTGTGATAACAAAATTAAGTGCCATTCCAGCTATCGTACTTACTGCAACATTAAGAGCAACCGTAGCGGCTTTCAAAGCAAGAATCTTAACCCTATTTAGGTCTATGACTTCTTTACTTTCATTTAACCATGTGATAAAATTTGTATTAGCAAGACTTGCTTTGTCAAGGTCCCAACAATACTCAATATACTCGTTGCCGAGATTGTTTAACGTTGGACCAAAATTTTTCAGAACATCAAACAGGTCGGAAAACTTTGAAGTTATCTTCGAATTCTTATCATCAACAGAGAAGAAAGTTAATATCTATTTTGAGGAGAGAAATTATGGAAAAAGTAGCCTATTGTCCTCGTTGTGATAAATACCTAAAGAAATACAATATTTTTTGCCCGTTTTGCGGTTCGATGGCACCAAATTTATCTGCATGGGAAAAATGGGATGATGCAAAACGAAAAGAGTTTTTTAGAGATGCACCTCATCACGAACCTCCAAAGCCCATTGAAGACAAAGTAGAGTTGGAAAAAGCAGAAGCCTTTGATAAGCAAATCAAAGAAGAACTCGCTCAAGAGGAAGCTCGTAAAAAATACGTTCCTCATTGTCCTACATGCGGCTGTCCTGATGTAGAACGTGTTGGCTTTGGAGAGAAGGTTGTGGACACAGCGGTCTGGGGCTTTCTGGCGAGAAAACCTAAATGCCAATTTAGATGTAAAAACTGCGGGTACGAATGGTGAGCTTCAACTAACTAGAATGGTATAAATAAAACCCCTGCTAAAAAATCTAGTAGGGGTGTGTTTACTATATTCAATTTACCGCAAACACCATCTAGCAAGATGAGAATTCTTGTTGTCGTACAGAAATTCAAAACGCTTAACGTGACACATCGGAACACACATTACTGTACTTATAGGATGCTTTGATGCTTCGTCCATATCTTTTCCATCTGGCGTAGTTGCAGAAGAATGATGACTTAAAGTGATGTATTCATCATCAACGGTGTCAATACGTCCAAGAACATATGTTCCATCATCCAAATAAAGAAGAACATTAGTTTGCCCTTCTGTATCAATATGCCTTGTCCAAATATTATCGGCAGTATCTACACCAAAATATTTTGACGCTTTCCAGCGAACCCATACCCAATTCTTTAATTTAAAATATACAATCGCTGACAGGATACCAACAACAGAGTAGACCACAACAATAGGAAAGCCATTGAGCCCAACATGTGCTTTCGATAAAAACGTGTCGATATAGTCAACGATATATTTTATTACAAAACCGATTGATACGCTAAGCGCTAAGAAACTTTGGGTTTCGATTTTCTTTAATGCCAATTTAGTGTATAGCGAAACACATAACACGCCAGGCACAAAGACACTAAACAGCATAGTAACATTATTTATTAGTTTTATCAGCTCTGTCATTTGCACCTCCAGTAGTTTTATTGTTATTCCGTGTTGCACTTCTGTCTCTAAAATAAGAAATTAAAACAGATGTGTCTGCTTTCGGCTGATTCGGAGAATAGGTGAAATTACCGTCTTTTTGATAAGTCGAAATTTCGTAATCCGGCAAATGCTTCTTATTATTTTCCATGATTCAACACTCCTTTTGTAAGAGTGTATCATAAGCTGTCGTAAAAAGCAACATAAATTAAAACACCCGGCCTCCCAGTAGTAGTAGGGAAGTCGGGCTTGTTCATTATGATGACACCATGCGGTGCAACAATTATTTTAGAAGTTCAGCGATTTCTTCAGCAGTCATACCGTTAGCCAGTGCATTGGCAACAATATCTTCTGCCTTTTTGCGGTTCAGCTCCGCCGCAATCTTTTCGTCAGCATCAGCCTTTTTCTTTTCGAGTTTCGCAATCTCTTTATTGAGTTTTTTCAGTTCCGCTTCTTTTGCTTTTCTATCAGCATTCAGTGCGGCAATATTCGAGCCGAGAGATGCGATTTCTTCAGCGATAGATTCCGCTGCGGCATTCTTCTCAGCAATCTGTGCCGCATAATCGATACCGTCAAGAACTTTTACTTTGTTCTTGCTTCCTTTAGTACGTGCCATAATAAAATACCTCCGTATATTTTGGATACGCGATTGTACTTATATTATAGCCAGAATATCGTATGTAGTCAACGAATATTTTGTTTTCTCCTTTTTGTATCGCGCTAGAGAGTAGCGCGTCTCCTCATTTCCACCTACTTCTTTAAGTCGTCTGATTACGTCTGAGGTGGACATCTGAACTTTCGTCCAGAACTGACTATCCTTCCAGTGGTTGCTCACTGACCCTTTTTAGTCGATGAACCTTCCACCATCCTACATTATATAATATGGGAGTGGATCGGCTGCTGACCGCCCATTGTAAACGCTACTTAGCACTCGATTATTACCATATTTTGACAATACGATAAAACCGAGCTTTTATCTCAGCATATAGCATCCATATCCTTGTTTCTATCTTTCGATTCCTACATTATATAAATATAACAATAGGCGATATGGCTCTTAGGGTTTCCCAGCACTCTAGGGGCTATTTTATTTTTACATGGTGCCGCATCCTATATTTTTATACGCAACAAACATAAGAGGGCATATTAACTTTACCCGCACCATTTTTGAGCTTTCCGCTCATCTGCATTACGGACAACACGCCAGAGATGGCAGCCGTCAAAGTGGGTAATGCACCTGCAAATTTTACAGCACTATCTGCACCGTCAACAAAAACTGTGGCAAGGCTTACAAAGAACTTCGGAATATCTGACTTCATCAAGTCCGTACTAAACTTCTGGAATGCAGAATCAAGCTGATTAAGCTTCGCCTGCAAGGAATCCATGTACGTCTGGTTCTCACGCATTGCGCTGCCACTAGAATTAAGCGCCTGCTTCATAGCATCTTCAGCAACGCTAAAATTATTCAGCAGGGCAGATGTACTCTGGCCTCCTCTCTTTCCAGAGATCAACTCAGTAATATTTGCCTGTGTTGTGTCGGACAGATCTTTCCAAACCTCAGAAAGTTCCTTCATAATCTGATAGGTTGATTTGAAGGTATTATCATCCTTCATAATATCAACACCAGCAAGTTGCTTCAACTCAGATCGAAGTTCGGATACAGAATCTGCCATCCCATCTGTTGCGATACCGGCATTTTCCGCATCTGTTTTTGAAGCACGAAGGTACATACTCAAAGTTTTTAGGTAAGTGCCACTCGTATCGGCGTCCTGAAGCACACCATTTACAGCAGCCGCCAAACTAAGCGTCTCCTGATATGTATTTCCGGCGGCAGACATCGCAGCAGAACTTTTCTGCATTATAATTCCAAGGTCGTTCATGCTGACCGGTTCGGTATTAGCGATTTGATTCATGCAGTCCAGAAGACGTTCTGCATCATCAGCAACCAACCCAAAACCTTGCATTGCAGAAATCAGGTAAGAGGAAGCAGTCGTTGCGTTATCGATCTGGTCTCCAACATTCGCCATAAGTGCAGACACACGAGCAAGCTCTTCAGAGTCTTTATCAGTATATCCAAGTCGTTTCCAATCAGCAGTGCTATTTACAAGATCAGAAATATTAGCACCAAGCTCACGAGCGTTTATTGCAGTTCTATCGAGATATTCATTCATCTCGTCGCCAGTCATTTTACTGACCTTTTTAAGCTCTGTTACAGCCGTGTCCAGTTCCAGAACATTATTATAAACCTCTCGCAGACCTTGCTTAACCATAGCAACGCCAGCCATAGCAATAGCAGTCTGGAAGTGCTCTTTGAACAGACGAGACAGTTTTTGACCAAGAGTTTCTGTAGTCGCTCCACATCTGCTGGCCTCAACCTCAAGGTTTGATAGTCTTGCACTAAGATCAGTGACATCGCCTTCACAGCCAGCAGCAGAAGCTTTTATTCCGTTTAAACTATCAATTAGCCAAGAATATTTACTTTTATTTGCAATAGAGTTTTCTAACTTCGTTGCACGTTCATAAACACTCTTAAACTTCGTCATGTCAACATTGGCTTGATTTATATCTCTAAAATCAAATCCAAGTTCTTTTAAATGTTGACTTGTAGAATCAATAGTTGTATCAAGAGTCTTGCATTTTTTATCAAAGTCTTGAATTGCTTTCCCTGGTGTAGTGTTCTCAATAGAAGCAAGCTGATCTCGCAACTCTTTTAACTTTCCAGAATTTTTTCCAGTTCCATCTTCTCCATATAAATATTTTTTGATATTATCATTTTTATAGTTGGAGTTATTCTTAGAATAGTTTTCAAGAGACTGAATCTTTTTTTGATATTTTTCATACTCGGATTCTTGAGATGTGAGAGTCTTTTTTAAATCATCTGCAATTTCTTGATTTTGTTTTTTTAGTTCTTTTGCAGCCGAATCAGCACCTTTTGCAGTATTCCTGTCAGCATTGAATTTTCCGGTTTTTTCGATATCTTCAAGCTTTAACTTCTGAGATTCCGTAATTACATCTTTTGTTTTTGTCTTGAGTTTATCCATCTCATCGTTGATTGCGCTCAATCTAGTCTGTACCGCTTTCAACTCAGATAATTTGTTTCCATTAGCAATTAACGATGCTTCATCCGCTTTTAACTTTGCTTGACGATTTGCAAGGCTGAAAAGGCGAGAAATATCACTTTTTGAAGTATCTTGTGTTTTTGTAGAACCAGACTTTCCGGTATCAACTTTAACAGTCTGCTTTGCCGCAGATTGCATAGCTTTTTTAAGCTGTGCGGTTACTTTACTCTGGTCGATCTTAACATCAAGTGTAACCTTTGGAGTTCTTAATTTTCCACTCTTGACCACCTTGTCAAGTGCATCATTTATATTGCGGATTGTATCGTTTTGATTCACTCCAAAAGCAATTTTTACTGGTTTTTCTTTATAATACTCCTTAACAGAATTAAATTGCTTATCTAACTCTGCTTTATTTGTGTCAATAACAACCTTGACCTTAATGGCTGTTACGGCAGAAGACTCTGTGCCAGTATTTTCTTTTTCATCCATACTGTTGGTCACCTCTCTTTTCCATTTTCAACAATTCCTTTCAAAATAAAAAAGAGAAGCGGCCAGCTTCTTCAAGCCAGCCTCCTCTCATTCAAATTTTATTCCAAATAAATTCTCATAAAAGATGGCTTTTACAATCCATGCAAAGCCGTCTTAACAATCATTGCCGCCTCAACTTGCGCAGGAGTAATAAACGGACGTGCAGGGCGATATTCTTTCTGCCCACCAGACCGAAGATAATAACTCAGATCCATCCAAAGACCATTCTCAATCCAGTTCGCAAACATAGTTCCACCAACAGCCGCATTCTCACGTTCATCAAATAAAACATTCGCTCCACCATTCTCATTCCAAACAAGTGGAGAATTACCATGATGATATTCCCTATATAACAAAGTATCTGATGCTCTTTGAGAATCAAAATTCTTTCTGCCAAGAAAATAAGACGGTTGCGGTTTTGCGATGTCTTTCACAATCATCGTAACAGTGTTTCCATCACGAGTTACACTACTTACAATATTATTTGCATCTTCGATTCCAGCAGAACGGGCTGATTGTGACTGAATATTTTTCTTCGCACTTGCTTGAAGAACTGTTTCGATTTGCGGAGCTACGTCCTGCATAATTTGCTCCACACCATCCGCCACATCACTCAATAGGTCATCGAAGGTTGTGTATGACTGTTTCATTCACTCCACCTCAAATCTCGAACCGATCCTTCGCAGACTGAATCTTTGTCGTATCCTTCTTAATGTAATACTTGTTGGTCACATCCGTGCCAGCATGATTAAGCAGGGAAGATACATCCTCCAGACTCATACCAGCATTCTTCAGCAGGGTAGCACCACTATGCCGGAAATCATGCGGGTGCAGCGTAGGCTCATCAATCATCTCGCCAATCTTCTTACACCAGTCGCCAGCAGTGCTTGAAGTAATCGGCATCCATGCGCCATTGATTTTTGTACCAACGAACACATATCCACCATCCTCAATGTCATGCTCAGTGCGGTATTCCTTCAGCTCTTTCAAAAGTTCAGAAACTTCCTTGCTGAACATCAAGTCAACGATTTTACCTTCCTTTTCCAGAACGTCATGCACCATACGATTCTCATAGTCGATAGACTTCCAGAGCGTATTCCGCACGGCGTTGACACGAGCCATCGTAGATAACGAGAACAGGGCGTACAGACGCAGCGTCATCGCATTATCTTTCATGTGAACTGTGGTTGCAGATTCAACCAACACATTCAGCTTCTCTCGCATCAACTTGACTTCATCCGGCGTAAGATATGTCTGCTTCACAACAGCCACATCCTTAGTCGGACGGTCAATAAACTCCATCGGATTTTCCTTGATGATTTTCTTTTTGCGAAGATACCGGTATAGTGCAGAAATCGTACTCATGCGCCGCTTCATACGAGCAGAGTTATTTCCGTGCTTCTTACAATAGAAAAGAAATTCCTCGATATCCTCTTCTTCAAGTTCCGTCACAGGAGCGTTACCCTGATTGTCCAGAACATAAATCATCCACTGCTTGAAATCCGATTCATAATTGTAAACAGTAGACGGGCTGAGGTCACGGATACCCATATCAGTCTCGTATCTATCCCAGTATTTCAAAGACACTGGGTTTACATTCTTAAACTTCTCAGCATCCCATAACTTCAGCGGTTTACTTCTTGTAGCCATATTAAAATTCCCTCCAACCCACCTCTAAAAGTGTTTATTCCTTTTTATCTTTTGCCAGCACAGCAGAGATCTCCTGCTTATTATCCAGCAGGGCAGAAGTCACTTCAGAAAACTTCTCGACGTCAAAGTCATTCAAGTTACCCCTCACATCATTCAAATAGTTCTCCATAAAGTCAACGAAATCAGAAATAGGGTCAGGCTTCTCAATAATATCGTTGAGCTTGCCACAGAGACCAAGAACAAGCCATTCCTTATGAGAACGGTCAATCTGCTCGTGGACAGCCTTCTCCAGAGAATCGTACTGGTCCCAGAATGCAGAAGTATCACAACCAGCCTTGTTAATCTTGAAGTTAAAAGACTCGTAAGCAATACGCGGCCACTCACTCTGCGGCTCACTACGATAATCATAATCCGCAAAATACTTTAGAACGGTCAGCCGAAACACCACATCAAGCAGTGCGGGCTGATAATCACCGTCAATAGTACATGCCTTGACTACTTCATCAAGAAACTCATTTCGCTCCTGAAAATTTAAAACCTTCATTTTATCTCCCTTTCGTCTGTGCTTGCTTTAATTTCTTTCGCTCTTTCCGAGCTTTTTTTAGGTCGTCGTAATCGACCCAGCCTCCATCAATTTTGGAGTATGTAATCCAGCGGTAATCTACATCAGGATACTTGAACCAGAACATCTTGCGTTTCATCAGCGCAACACTATCAGCGAATCCCTTCGTATCAATCACTTGTTTGCTGCCATCTCGATATGTAATTTCATAGTCCGCCACATAATCAATCTTCCGCACCGCTACGTCCTTTCCGTCCTTATCGACCCGGCGGAACGCTTCCTGCAGAAGAAAGGGGACTTGCTTACGACACTCTACAATTTCGCCGCTTGCCAGCCTTGGCAATACAATATCTCGATAAAACAACATTTCTGCCTTACTATCATAAACTACGCCATCATATGTTCTATCTGCTGGATTCTTACTGACATTAAACTTTGTTCTGTTCTTTTTCTCCATAAAATCACCACGAAAAACGAAGGGGCGGTTATGCCCGCCCCTTACGATTTGATGTTTTCTTAACTACCGGCTTCACGGGCGTCTCATCCTTTACATCACTAGATGATTCATTTTCAGCCTTTGCAGGCTCATCCATAATCTCATGGAAAACATCACGAACAGCAGGGATAAAAGTTTCTACCTCGGCTTCCGTAACATTCTTATACTTGCGCATCAAAAGAGTAGTCAAGTCTGCCTTTGCAGTCTCTTTTGAAATAATTCCCTGACGATACTGATTTACAGCAGTCCACACAAGAAAGTGCGGCTCAGTGTCGCAAATCATTCGCCAAGGATTAAGACGCGCATCCTGCTCGCAATGCGGGCAAACCGGATATTCTTTTCCGCAAGTACGGCACCAATTCAGATTTGCCATTAGGCAGCTACAGTCTCGATGCGGAACAGACGCTTATCGTCAGAGCAGTACTCCTGAGTTGCGCTGATCTTAACAGGGTGAGTCAGCTCGTTATTCAGGGTCAGATCGATAGAGTTGTCCATCTTAGCATTCGGGAAGATGATACGCATCAGTTTCTTGTTTGCCTTATCGCAGGGATTGTAGCAGAATGCCTCAATCACGAACTCGCCCTCAGTAGAGAACTTGTCGGCACTATCATTGATGGCAACGCCCTCCTCGCTCTCATACTGGTACTTTACAACAAAGCGGTCGCCAGCCTTCAGGTTTGCACCAGTAGGCAGAGTAACCTCAGTGCCAGTGACAGAGAACTGAGACTCTGCAGTCTCACCCAGCTCGAAGGTCTTCAGTGCATTACCCTGACCATCGACCAGATCGATGTACTTAAAGGGGGCATTTGCAACAGCAGCCTTGGGGGTATGAGTCAGAGTCAGCTTCTGGCCGTCAGCAGAAGTCAGGTATTCAACAGTGGTAAAGACCTGCTTTGCTGTAGAAGAAGCAACCTCCTTCTTGGAGCCCATCTGCTCTGCCAGAGCACCCAGATGCATCAGAGCATTAGACCAATCTGCCTCTGCAGTCTTGCTCTTGTCGAATGCCATGATGTTAACGCCCTGTGCGTCCTGAGCATAAACGGTCTCGCCACCCAGAGTCAGCTTGAAATCCTTAATCTGATTCATGGTCCACAGACGCTTGCCGTTCAGATCATACTCGTGAATGCGATGAACGCGGTCAATAATGACCTCATTAAAATTAAAATCGCTCATAATATTCTTCCTTTCAATTTATTTGGATAAAATAAAAGAGCAAGGTCAATCAATCAACCTTGCTCGTCCAATCCAGTTGTGCTTTTGGAATCTTTCCAAATTCCACGGTGCCAGCGTAAACGCCATGCATCGTATTGTCGTATTTTTTTATTTGCTGAATCTTTCTTACATGATTCATAAATACACTCATAGGGTAGTCCATGGCCTTGAAGTAATCCGCTTTAAAGCCAGATGAACACGCCATCGAGAGAACAAGCTCCGCAAGGTGTGGTTCATAATGCTTTGTTTTCTGATACTCCAAGTTATCTTTGGCTTCCTCTATCATTGCAATTCTTGTCGGTTCGTCAGCAGCAAATTCAGAATGCTTTTCAATTCCATTTGCGGCACATAGATACTGAGAAATTGTTTCATACACCACATGGTCAATACGAGTATCCGTAAGTCTGTTGTGCAAGACAATCTCACCACTTATGTTATCTTTTGCCATCATAAACCCAGAAGTATCCATATTGCCAAGCAAAATAGACATGTCCTGATTTTTATTGCCTATAAAAAGTTGCCGGAACATTTCAAAATCCGAAACCTTCTGCCAATCAACCCCAACAGAGTCAAGCTGTGCTTTATAATCGCTTGATGTAGAACAGAATAAGTAAACCAACTGAAAATACTTTTGCTCACCATAATCGATAATATCACCGACAGACGGCATGTGAATCGTAATTTTGTCATTGATTTTAAAGTCTCTTCCACGCATCAAACTTGGCTCATACAGTTCTCGAAGTTCCATCAACCACACCCCACAAGGTCATCCAGATCCTGCGTCTTGAACGTCATGATTCTCACACGATGGTGTAAATCCATGTTGTCCTCGATATTGGATGTAATTTTAAGCTGCTTGATTCCAAAAATCGTACTGCCGTGTAGTTCTTTTTCCACAAGACCACTCAGATAGTCAACTCGTGTTGCACCGCCATGACCCTTCATCTTCATCAACGCTTGATTCACAATGACCCACACAGTAAGCGTGAAGTTCTCATACCAATCGTTGACATTGCTGCGGTCTGTCATATTTACCTTAAAACAAATATAGCTGTGTGCTGCCTCAATCGTGTCTGGAATATGGAAGTAAGGGAAGATGTATGTATAAATCGCCTCGTCAGGCTCTTCAATATCGTCATTACCCATTGCTTCAACAAGTCCGTCTGTATTGACCAGCTTTAAAGCCAATTTATTTTTGTAGTCAGTAATCAATTCACTCGTTGTCACAGCAAACTCACCACCTTACATTCGATGGATGCATTTGCCGTACCATCTGCATTTGTCAGAGAAATCCTAACAGTTGCGCCGTCCATGATACTATTATTCAAAATACGAATTTTGAAAACATTATCTGTAGCAACCTGTGTTTCAACAAAGCTCTTGAACTCATCAAGGCAAATAAAACTCCACTTTGCAACTTCCGCAACCTCTTCACCCGTAATACTTGTGAACACAGGAGTGAATTTCTTCCAAGAGCCACCAACACGAACTTCCGGCTTGCCTGCGTACTTAATAGTAGCTGTTACCTGAGAATCCGCATCCGGCTCATCACTCTTATTCGGCTCAAAATAATCACAAATCATCTTCTCGGCATTATCCGTCTTACTGTTGTACTGATCCTGCCGGATATTCAACACAAGGAACCCCTGTGTCTTGCCATGCAGTTCATAACGCTCTGTACTCTGGTCAACAGAAGTCGTAACATACGTTTTCGGCTCGCCATTGATGATTTCCAGCATAAAGCGCTTATCAAGGTCGATCAGTGCTGTTTCGTCATCAAAAGGCATCTGCACTTTATACTCACGTTGACTCAATGAAGTCATAACAATCTCCTTATTATTTGCGTAATAAGGCTTGCTCAGCGTTGCCCAACGAGAGACTATCTCACCAGTAATCGGATTTTGCCATTGGATCTGACGGTTACAAAGCTCCATTTTTCCACGAAGAAAAATTTCATCATTTGGTTCAATCTCAGTCACTAGCCATTTACAGTTGTAGCAATCAACAATATCGCCAAGGTTCAAAGAATCACCGGGATAAGCCCATATCTTCTTCTCCTTGGCTACGCTATTACTACGGCTGACAACCAGCTTCTGAGGCAAACCATTTACTAGAGTATTATCCTCGTAGTCAACACTATCCTTGAAGTGTGCAGCAAAGTCACGCTTTGCAAAAGCAATTTTGACATCCTTTTTGTTAGACATCTTTGCAGCACCGCCAACGGCTCGTGCCCTCGTATAAAAGTCCATCGATGTACCTCCTTACTCAGAGTAGGAAGCGTATGTATCATAATCGATGGTCTTACGCTTACGGGTCGAGCGGTCTTTTGCCATATAGTTATCCAACATTGTCATATTCTCCTCATGGATGTCTTTCACAAGGGCACGAATACTCGCACGCTCATTAGCAGGGGAGAATACCTGTAAACTTGTAGGAAGGTCTTGTGCGCTAAATGCCTTTAGCTTTCCAAATTCTCGTTTGAAATGTTGCTCCAACATCAGGTGCGCAAGCATATCAATTTCGTCGTATGTAAGGTCTGAATTGAATTCCTCTAACTCAGAATCATAATCATCAAAGCTAAAATTCTCTTCAGGTTCAATATTTCTGAAAATAACAGAAAGTGACTCCATTAAATAACTCTTTGCACGGTCATGCACAAGGTTTCTTACTTCATTCTCGCTCAGGTCAAAATACTGAAAGAAATTACTATCAGTTTCAACCAGCTCATAGAACTTGTCGTATATTTCCGAAAATGCGGTCACACTATCCCTCCAATCTTACTCGGCGGGAACGACCTCCGCCTTTTCTCCATTAGCCTTCTTGCGGCTACGCTTAATAGTCTTCTCAACAGGAGTGTCCTGTGCCACAGGCTGTGCACCAGCCATCATAGCCTGCATCTGTGCCAGTGCTGCCTGCATCTGCTTCTGCATTTCAGCAAGCTGGTTCTTTGCGGCCTCAAGCTCTGCCTGAACATCAGCAGGGGCAGACTTGGCTGCAGGCACAACAGACAGCTCACTGTTACGCTTGCCAGCACGAAGCTCCTTATAACGCTCGTCAATCAGGCGCTTGACCTTAGTGGACAGGTCTTCACCGGAATTTGTCATGCGATAAAAACGACCACGAATACGCTCAAACTGAGCACCATCCTTAATATCAATCATACGCTGAAGATTCTCGACAGTGGGATTCAGAATCGCATTGTCGATATCTTCAATGAATAGAACATCGTCGCCCTTAATGCCAATAGCCTTAAAGATTTCATTCTGCTCTTCAGGGCGAAAACGCAGAACACCACTCTTGAACGCAGAACAAGTGCTGTTCATATACATAATCTCCTCCGGCGGAATAGGAATCACACAAGGATCTTCCACACTACCGGGCTCGAAAGTATAACCCTTACCGTTCAGTGACGAAATGGTAACCACGTTATCGTCGCAGTTCAGAACGTCAATAAACTTCTTTTCCATCACGGAACTCATAATTTATCTCCTTTTCTATAAAAGCGGAGACTGAAAAGTCTCCGCCCAGATTTTCCTTTGGTAAAAAATTACTGCAGAACAATCTTAGCAACACGCTCGATATGATCAATGCTGTAACCGAAGGTGAAGTCCTTGACCATCAGATGGATCTTTTCGTTGTTGTTATCGTGATCCTCGTAAGTATGAGTCTCACCCTTCATGTCAAGGCGACCAATCTTGCCTGCGATGCCATAAATACGTTTCCAAAATTTTTAAGAAAAATGTTTATCTAAAATTGATTCCATATTATCAAAATCCGTGTAGGGAATCCTGATAAGTTTTATTCCGTTATTTTTGCAATAACTTGTTTTCAAAGAATCTTTCTTTTGCTGATTTTTATATGTAGTAATAGAATCAGACTCGGTTATACTTTTACAAAACCTAACTGGCATAAAATGTTGCTGTCCATCATATTCAATGCAAGTATTTTGCGACGGAATATAAAAATCGAAAGGAAGCCGTCTCTCGTTTTTGCAATCTTTAAAGCGATATTCACGAATATATGCAATTCCCCTTTTGTCAAGATATTCACATATTTTTTCTTCACCATGAGAGGACCAACACTTAGGACACCCGTGCCCACCAAGTATTGAGTTGACTACGGTGTGCCATTCGTAACCACATTTCCTACAACGAAAGTTGGCGTGAGATAAAATATTTTTATATCCGTTCAAATACTCTACATTTGGAGAAGATTCCTTTATTCGTTCAATTATTTCAGACTCCATAATATGTGCTTTCCCCGCACATTTTGGACAGCCGGAATTTTTGTTATTAAGTAATGTGTCTGGAATCGCAGTCCAATGGTAACCGCAAATACTACACGCAAAATCCACTTTCACAGCAACACGGACATATTTTGAAAGAACATGAATAGTAGGAAATCGTTCACGCATTTCTTTTAAGAATTCATCTTCCGTTCGTCTGTTTGCAATCCGTCGATAACATTCTGGACACCCATGTCCATCAAGCAATGTATGAGGTATGCCATTCCACTCATGCCCATCAAGTTTACAACGACAATGCACTCTCGCATTGTTTGTTGTGTATTCAGATAACAACTCAATATTAGGATTTACTTCAAACAGCTCCGTGGAAAATTGTATTGGCGACTTTCTTTTTTCTGCTCCACGCTTAGAGGCAACACATGCTTGACACCCACGATTATCAAGCAACATTCTTGCCTGTACTTCACGTACATCACCGCATACTTTACATTTCCTGGTAATCTTTTTTCGAAGACCATTATATTCGGATAAAATTTCAAAATTTGGGTTTACATCAAACACTTCTTTTTTGAAGTCTTCTGTCGTTCTCATTGGTGTCATCCATGCTACCTCCTTTCTTGCAAAATAAAAGCCAGACATTCTACACAACATCTGGTCAAATTAAATATTAGATAAACATTATACCGGACGCTACTCCGTTCTTGTTGCATCTAGCAACCTCGTACTCTCATACGAGTGAAGACTATATCTTCACCCAGTAAAAACACTGGGGCACACCACTTCGGATGCCAGACACTTGCATCCTAACCGCTCCCACGCGGATAGTCGTTGAACCTTCTCCTTTTCGGAGCTTGGCTGCTGATTGCCCATTATTTTTAATGTTTAGGTTTTAACCATGCATCATCTACAATTTTCTTTCTACTTTCGCAACCATCCATCTAGGTATATTTCATCCTTCTGTTTTGGTAATTGTAGTTTTAGGGTTTTCCAGCAATTCAATGTGTATTTGTTATCGTGACTTACATCACGACTGGACTATATTACGTAAATTTACATAAATTTAATCCGGGATCAGCAGGGAACCATCACCCAGCTTCTTAGCAGAGCTAATACCAGTGATAGCAACACCATCGTAAGTCTTGACCAGACCATAACGGTTGAACTCATCCTTGGCTGCATCAGACAGATACTCAGCGTAACCGGTCATACGACGCATCTTAGCACAATACTTCATCAGGCTGACAGTGAAGGGATTACCACCATCGGCGTACTCATTCAGATACAGAGCCAGAGCGTCCATGTCCTGCATAGTGGGCTCCTTACCCTGTGCATCGATCTTCTGCTCGCCACCAGTGATAGCGTCATCAACCATGCTAAAGATGTCATAGAACATCTGGTTCTTCAGAGCCTCAGTCATAAAGGTGGTCAGAGTTGCCACACTCTTCCAAGCATTACGTCTTACTTCCACAAAGCTAAGATCAGCCTCGATCTGCTTATTACGCCAGACGGGCTTAATGGTCTCGTAGTGCAGGTAAGACTTCGGCACATTGCCACCCTTAGCTGCATCATAAGCCTTCAGGGTGTTCTTAACAGTACGACCTGCCTCGTAATCATCAAACTCACCAACATTACCACGCTCAAACATGGAGTCCAGCAGCTCATCAGGTGCACCATACAGCTCATCAGTCACGGTGCGGTTAACAAACTGAGCAATCTCCTTGTTGGGGTCACCCTTGTCAATCAGCTCCTCAACATGAGCGCCAACAACCTCAGCAATTTCCTTATCCTCGGCATCCATAGCGCGATTGTACTGAGTCTTCTCAGCAACTTCATAAACACGACCAGGCTGCTTCATCAGCTCGGCCACTTCAATATTCAGTGCCATAATTCATTTCCTTTCTCTTCGCGCAAAATAAAAGAGCTACCGCCAAAAGACGATAGCCTTAAATTTCACGTATCGTATTCAAGTTTTTTCTCTCAATCAAGCAACAGTCTTTGCCTCGGGCAGCACACTGATCATAATCAGCTTGTGGCCGTTGTCGTCCATCACACCAGCAAACTCAAAACGAGAAGTACCAGTAGTAGCAACCTGCCATTTACCGTCAGTGTTGACCTCCAGCAGCTTGCCGACATTAGCATCCTGTGCATCATCTGCCTTATACTGGTCTGTGCCGTACAGCTCACCAGCATACAGAGGAACGCGCTTCACCAGCACACCTGCCTCAATCTCGGTGACAATCTTATCATAGTCATCAAAATTAGTCTGGCTTGCATAGATGCCCTCCGGGATAAACTCATGGGCAACCATCTCGATGCCCTCAGCGGTAGCTGCATCAGGGAACTTAACCTGACCAGCCTTGTGGTCAACCTGAACACCCATACCGGTGACCATAGCGACCTTTGCGGCATAGTTAGCGGGAATATTCTTCGCGCCGTTCACCATCAGTTCACGAATCATAATATTTTTCCTTTCTCTCAAATGTTATTACTTGCCCAAATATTCCCGCCATGCGTCACGCTTGTTAGCGTTAGTGGTGTTATACTTGGTTTCATTCAAATTCAGCTTGATACTCTCAGACTTATGTACCTCAGAAGTCTCAATCTTCTTTTCAGCAGGAGCCTTCTTCGCGGCTTCAACACAGCGAGAAGCAATCACACCATTGATACCAGCCTCATCCAGATTCTCAATCATACTTGCAAACTCACCCTCACCGGTCAGTTCAGCCTCAGTAATCATCTTGCTGGAAATAGCATACTGGCGCAGATTCTCCTTTTTCTGTGCAAGCTCGGCCTCCGCCTTTTCTGCAGCTGCCTTCTCCGCCTGCTCCTTGTACGGAGTCAGCTCCGCAATCTCATCCTTAGCAGACTGCAGCTCTGTATTCAGGCTTGCTACAGTCTTGTTCAGCTCATCAATCTTGGTGTTGACCTGAGAAATAGAAACGGTCAGAGTAATATTCTGCGGCTCGCCCAAAGAGACCTCATCACCCTCAACAGTGTAAGAGAACATGATGTAATCTAGGCTATTGATAGGACCATATTTCTTACACCAAATAGTGTGATCCTCCGGGAACATCTCAACCAGATACATATCAGAGTTAATCTTACGAACTTCCATCCGCAACTTACTCATAATGTCATCAACGGTTAGTGCAGAAGTCTCAGGAGTAGACTTCATCTCTGGCTCACCGGTAGGTTCAGTGCCAGTTTCAGGCTCAGTCGGGGGAGGAGTTTCACCGCCTTCCTCGGAAGTCTGAATATCAGGCTCTGCCGGAGTGGTGGGCTCAGTGGTAGACTCAGTAGCGGTCTGCTCAATCTCGATGGGATTCTCAACCTGTGCGGTCTGAGTCTCCTTATCCTTATTCAGTTCCAAATTTTTTGCCTCCTTTTCATTAGATTCTATATTTGAAATCTCTTTTGTGTCCTCGATATAGGCATTTGCCAATTCAAGACCAAAATCGGTTTCAGCGATTTCAAGCAGTTTAGAGCACTTATATGCCGGTTCAACATTTGCACCAAGCAGACAATGTGCAGTAAACACGCCATCGTCAATAATTTTTGCCATGCGACCACCCACGATTCCCTTATGAGCTTTCAGCACATCAATTTCCCAACTGGTATTTAATGTGCCACTCTCAATACGGCGCAAAATCGTCGCACAAGCCTTTGGATATCGCTTCCAGATTTTACAAGAGGCAACAATAAAGTCGGTATCGTCAATTTTCTCGATACCGACCGACTGGAAACTACCGAATGCATCAGTGTCAAATTCGGCAGTCTTGTATTCATTGCCATCATCGTCTTTTCTGGTGACGACTTTCATATTGTGACCGGAAAAATCCAGTTCACCCTTTGGAGCTACGACCAACTTACCAACAAGCGGGTTGCCAACCAGTGTGCTCATCCAACTTTCAATGGTGTCACGGTTCAAAGCAACCTGATTCCCATTTACTGAGAAATCACAGATGACAAACTTGGCAAGATAGTGGTCTGGATGCTCCGTAATCTCAGAGCAGCAGATATTTCTACTATAGAAATATTCCTTACTCATTGTTCATCACCTCACTTACTATCTTCATTTCTTTGCTGGTCATAAATCTGCTTTTCAGTTTCCTCACCCTTTGGACGACCCGTCTTTTTATCGCTGTCGCCGCCGCCACTGGAGTTACCTGTTGATGTATAAGAGGTCTGTCGAGCCACAAACACATCATCATAACCTTCCTCAGTTTCGGCCTGACGTTTACGGAGTTCGTCTTCAGCATGAAGCCCCATGTACTCGTAAGCAGTCTTGTAAGAACAATTCAAAGTGGTAAACAGGAACTGAGCAATCGCCTTCTTCATCTCCATACCCATCATTTCAGTAGTAGAGACCTTTACATCAGGGCAGTACATAGTGTCCACACCTGCATCTTCAAGGCGAATGCGATACCATCGCTTTAATACATCCTCAATCTGTTCCGCAATCTTACCGATATTTTTCATCAGCTGGTCAAGAGACACCTTTGCAGTTGAAACAGTCTGTTGACCATCAGTGTTTAAGAAACTGATACCCAAAGCTGCCATTTCTCGGTTACGATACTGTTTGACAGTCTCGATATTCGTCATCTCAACCTTCGGCTCAACATATTTGATATCCTTGACATATGGAGCAGTCGTCACAAGCACGGTATTTTGCTTCCATGCACGCAGTAGGTTATCGTGCGCCGTCACTTGTTCAGAGAAGCCCTTTTTATCTTTGTTTGGTCCCATCAACTCAGGGTCAAGCTGTTGCCAGATGATTTTCTTTGCCTTTGCCTTAGCATTTACACGGTCTGAAGTATCAAAAGTTTCAAGCATCAATGCCGGACGCAAGGCGCGGAATAGGGGAGAGACACCATATTTCTGCCCCATATTGCCAATGCGAATCACACCACAGTGGTCAACATCCAATTTTGCGTATGTATCACCATTCTTAAATGCCTGATACACCTCATCTGGATAGTTGTTCTGAATCTCAGTCTCCTGATTTTCAAAGAACAGTGCTTTATTCTTCTTATCCTTCAGCATAGATTTGCTCAAAGCGGATTTCAGCTTAGACATGTTGATAAGCACAACAGGTTGTCCATTTGATAGGTAATCACTTATCTCAGCGATACCAAGAGGGTAGTAATCTACAATGTAGTTCTCATCTTTCTGACGCAGATATGTAATATAAGTGCCCTCTGCGTAAGTCATCGGAATGGCAGCACGTAACAGACTTCGCACATTGATTTGTGCGTTGAAATCATCAATCACTTCACGGGCGTAATTTACCTGTTTTGTCTTATTACGCTGTTCAGGGAACTGCGCAAAACTGCATTTAAACTCCGTATTAACATTCGCCTCAATCGCATCATAGGTAATACCAATTAGGTCATCTTTATTGATGTAATTACGGATGATTCCATTGACCGTCTGCACATTCGTCAGACTCGACTGTAACCCTCGTGCAAGTTCATCAATTCGGTCAACCGTCAGCGTTTCAGAGGAGGCTGAAATTTTCAGGTATGTACTATATTGCTTGTTTTCAGGATCATAGGACGCGATAGCATGGCGGATAACATTGTCCATTCTTTCTTCCGAAAGCTCGTTTACAGATGTAAGCACAACAGTACCATCATCTGTTTGTGAAGCAGTCACAACATCAAAATCTTCCTTTTTCTTTCTTGCCACATTTTCACCTCCTCTGCTTAGAAGTCAATGTTAGAAATACAAATCGGCGGAGTAGTCATTGTCTCCACCGCAGACTGGCGCACTTTATCCTTACGACGTAACTCGTATAGACGATGAGCAAGCAAAATCGCAACATAGAACCTATCATCGTGAATTTTGTTGGCAACATCGGGCGCTAAAGCATACGTTACGGTCGTATTTTCAGAGTTTGTCGTTTTCTGAATACTCGTAATCTCGTTCTTCATCAAGTCGATATTAACCCACGCAGTCTGTTCCTCTAAGGAGAGTTCATGCGTCTTCAAAATTTCTTGACCGGTTGATTTATCCACACCGTCTACTACCTGAACGTAATCTCCGCCGTTATATTCAAGAGGGAAGTGAATGACACCAAGGTTCATCAGCTCAATAAATTCCTCAACCATTGCAGTACGGAATTTACGAGGACTAATTAGACGTAGCTTATCAACAGCATCTGGGTAACGGGCATCATATCCTTCATATAACTCATGATTTGCGTCGATAAAACCACGATGTTCCGCACCTGTTTTATCGGTCCAATTATTAAGCAAACCGTCCGCATATGTGGAAGTACCACCGCCGCCAGCGCCTTGGTCAATCATCAATCTATCAATGTACTCGTAATCAGGATTTTGACCATTGTAATGTAGAATCAACTCATGTAACTGCTCAAGCTGACGATTAGAATCGAGCTTGAATTTTTTCTCATTTGCAATATCAACCATGTTCACGCAATTTATAATGTCGCCACACATGCCATTTTCTGGATCGTTATAAATACGCATAACGCCAACAATAGAATTATCCATTGTGCGGGCAGGATCAAACGCAAGAATATACTGATAGTTCTTATCCCAATAAAGCTGTGGTATATACTTTCGCTCATTGCGACGAACTGTACCCCATTTGATGATCTGATTTACGCCACCATCACGGCTTGGGCGATTATAATATTCACGCAACGCCTTCATTTTATTTGACTTTAGAGCTGCTTCAACTTTATCTCTCGTCAGCAGAGCCTTGTATGGCTTTCCGTTCATATAAACCTGAATTGCAACATCACAAATCATGTCACAAACAAAATAATCACGGTCACCGGCAATCATACGCTTTGCAAAGTTTTTGTAATAACGATAGAATAGTTTATCCATCGTATCCTGACTCGAAGCATACACAAGTTGTGTAGGAACCTTGCGAGGCTGAGTTTCAGGGTTATAAGAATCATCCGTATCAGTCACAAAGTCAGTATTCTGAGTGGCAAAAGCTTCACAGACAACAATCAGTTCGTCAGAGCAAAACGCAGCCTCGTCAAAAAACACAAGTGTAGCACGTCTCATATGTTATCGTTTGGGCTTTTTATCCCAAACTTCTTACGATTATTATTTTCGTAAGGTCGGCATATCTTTTCACCTTCAGTTTTACCTGTTAAGGGGCGAGGACTCGTGGAGAGATTATATTCTGATACAGGTTCACTCTCTATGCTCTGCGTGTGACTATGTTTTTAAGCATAGCCTTCCACTCTGATTAGCTTCTCAGCCTTCCAGATTTCTTCCTCACTTTTTAAATTAACCGGCCATTTCTGACCGGCGAAGCAAACGTTGTGCTAAATCATATTCTTCGTATAGGCGTTTTTTCTTTTCTACTTTTCTGTCAAGATAAATAGTTGCGTCGCTAAACATATAGTTCCACATTTTATCTGCATTCTGCATACCACGAATGTATAGCCTGTATGTATTTCTACCTTTTTCGTCCGTGATATATGAAGAAATTCCTTCTTTATATAGAATTGTTCTCATTTGCTCAAGCATTTTTAGGCTTGCCGAACAAAAATTGATTGCGACGGTTTTCCGAATAGCACTATCCGTACAAATACAACCATCTCCATCAAAAAAGCCCCTGATAAAATGATGCATTAAATTAGCATCAATATCAGGGACTTCGATAATGAATGTTTTATTTTGTACACATCCATGCGACTCTAAATCATGAACCATTTCTTTTGAGTAGCATCGGATATTACACGATTCTTGTGGCTTTCCATTAAAAGAACAGGTTCTGGTTTCAAACGTTACTTGAAGATTTCCGTTAATGGATTTATTGAACTTCTTTAAATGCTTGTAATCTCCTTTATAAAGTTTTATTCCAGCTTCATAATTCCTTGAATGAGAATTTGAACTATCTAAAACGAAACCATCTGCATAGAAAAATCCAAGCCAATAAGCTTTTTCTTCGGTGTCAATATTTTCAAAAAATCTAAAATCAAACACATTTTTTCTTTCCGTGATTCCAAGCTTACTTGCCTTGAGCTGTATCGCATTTCGATTTCGTCCAGGAAGAATCTCCATAAGTTCTTTAAAAGAATGTGTTGAATAGTTTTCTTTTAATTTTTGAATTTCTTCTTCTGACCATCTCTCGTCTTTACTTATGCCCATTTCGTGAGCTTTAAATATAACACTTTTTCTTGTGCGTTCAAGATGATTTGCTATTTCTTGCGGAGACAAAATATAATAGTTGTCTCTTAAATATAGCTCTTCTTCTTTTGTCCATCTTTTCATAAAATACCTCTTTGATTATTGTCCCGTTCATCAATGATTTATTTAGAACAATAATACGTAATTAAAAAATTTACTTCTATTGGAATCCGGGTTAGAGTTTAGCGTGTTAATGGAACTACCGTTGTAAAACTCAACAACATACCCGGCGGGATTATGACTAAAGCCACTCTTATTGGTTGCAGACTTTTTTGTTTCTTTTTCTGCAATATCTTGCAGACTACGGATAGACGCAGCTGTTTTACCAACACGAGTGACAATTTCTTCGATTTTATTAAAAGTTTCCTTGCTCTGATCACCAACGCTACTTACAATATAAATAGCTTGATTCTCATATAGGATAGCCTTTAGTAGAATGAAAACAGAACCTACAAAAGACTTACCAAAGTTTCGACTACACGCCCAAAGAACATGACTTGCATTCCAACTTTGCTCCAGCATGTATGCCTGTGCATCGAATAGTTGGATGCCCAACAAATCTCTGGCAGCAATAACAGGATTCCGACGATAGAATGCAATCGTTGCCGCATCACACTCGTAAATCTTACGTTTTACGGCTGTAATAATAGGCGCTCTTTGTTTCATTCTCATACGGCATCACCATCCGTATCTTTTACGCTTGCGTCAATACCGGCATCTTCCAACAGCTCCTTGAGCCGCTGATTCTCGATAAGAGATAGCCTGTATTTTTCCTTGGCGTCATCACTTTCTTTCTGGAACTTATCAATCAGTTCTCTCTGTGTATCGAAAATTTCCTGCATGTCATTTTCGTCAAAGAAAGCATTTTCCTTGATTGCCTTAACACTCATATCTGCCGCCCATTGAGTTCCCGGAGACCGTAGCTGGTCGTAGAAGTTTGCTTCTGCACCAGCAATATCCTTTTCACGCATATCCTTCATCAAGAATGTAAGCGTATTACGTCCTGCATCCTTGTTGGAACGGTTCTTGACAGAAATCTCGTTTTCCTTGGCAATCTTGTCGTTATTAGAAACTAGCTTGACCTTAATATCATTCAGACTCTTGATTGCCTCAGCCGAGTTCATCGGGTTTAAGCGGGCAATCTGCAAGTCGATTTGTCGAATCTGGTTGTTATTGTTCACGACCTGAACAATCTGGGATAGTTTGAACGGGTCGTCCTCAATACCATCCTCAAAATACTTGATGAGTTCACTAAACAAATAGCGACGGTCACCCTCGTTGTAACCATCAAATGGGTCGTAACCGATAACAGAGATACAGTCATCCTTCGCTTGAATCTCAATCTTTGACCACTTTTGTTCTTTCTCTTCCTGAATATCAACAGCCGTTTTATTCAGCTCTCCACTGGTAATCGTAGTGCAGAAGTTTTGAAACTGAAACTGTTTGTTATTTAATTGGCGAAGGTATAAACCTACGGAGAAATTATTATTGTGAGACACAACCGAATCAAAAAGAGAATTGTAAAACGGAGCATCAAGAAGATGACACATTAAGATACAAGCAGTACGTTCACTTCCATATCTTGTCTTAAATTCATCAAAAAGACTGTTCACGCACTTCTTACAAAGAGGCGCATAACAGTCATTTGCTTTGTAAAGTAAGCTATGTGGTAGTCTATAAAAAGTTCCTACCGGATCCTCTTTTTCATCACCGCAACGACAACAATGGTAAGTTGGCTTGTTTGTCAGAACGATATCTTCTTCAACAACCTTTTTCTTTCTAGGCAAACAAACACCTCCATTCAAAATCAAAATAAAAGCCGTAAAATGTGCGCACATCCTACGGCAGCAAATACACCCTCTAATGTGCTTGTAAAACAGAGGCCGAGAGTGTTTCCTTCTATAAAAGACCTATCATGATACGCATCGTTGAGAGGCTTAATAGGTTCTGTTCTTAAAAAGTGTCTCTCACATAATACGCACTGCAAGTAAGCGAGTGAGAGACTAATCATCTATTTGAGCTTGCTATGTTCGCGACATTTATGTCGGTAACATACCTCGCCCTGCCAGCGAACCAGCATAATAATCAAAATAAACCTACCGCCAGAGGGAGTAGAAAACTGACGGCAGGTTTGCAAAAGGGGAGATGCTGGGTGCAGCGGTTGGATTTGAACCAACGAATACACGGCTTATGAGGCCAGTGCCGTAGACCTGACTGGGCAACGCTGCGTTGTATGGAGCCTAAGTGTCTCAAGAAGTAGAAAGTCATGTGTACATCATGATTCTAAGACCCAGACTTCGGACTTGCCTCCAACCGCGAATTGAAGACCATTTTTGGCACGTCCATCCCGAATTGAACAGGAAACATACGGTTTTGGAGACCGCCGCTCTACCTAATTGAGCTATGGGCGCATAAAACCTACCTTTTAGCCGGTGGTAGGGAACCGGTATAATATAGGCCCTCGGGAGAAGGCTGGCGGAGCCAGAAGGATTCGAACCTTCGCGTCGGTGTTACCGACCTCTCTGTTTTCAAGGCAGATCTCTTCAACCAGACTTGAGTATGACTCCAAATAACCCTACTTTCCTGCACAGCTACCTTTATATAAAGGTGTAGGGAATAGCCGTACAATCTTTGGTGGAGCTACATGGACTTGAACCATGAACCGTTTGGGTTGATCAGTTTCCCACGCTCTAGCCATTGAGCTATAGCCCCATATAAAAACAAGCATTCATCAAACCATCCGAGCTAGTTGAATTGTTCTCGTGCTGATAAAACGCTTGTTTTAAACTTTAATGGTCCGCACTTACGGTGGCGGAACACCAATGCCAAAGGTCGGGTACGATCCGACAGTCTGCTGATTACAGGTCAGCTGCATTATCCATTTATGCTACCCTGGCAAATAACCCGTAGACACTAGCCTACGGGCATAGAAAAGGAGACAACAAATGATGTCCCAAGCAGACCTTGCGGTCGTACTTCTTTTTAATTCAAACGCACAATATGCGTTTTACTCTCAATCAACTTTCCATCCTTGTCCTGATAGACAACAATGAAACCCTCTCGTTGCGGAGTTGTCAGTTTACCGTCTGCATACTCCATTTTTGAAGTATCACAACAACAGCCCTGCTCGTATAGATTATACTTTCCAACAGAATAAGAGCCGACACGATGTACATGACTCATAACCAGCGAATCAAAATCAAGTCCAATATCCTGAAAATAGCGTAGCGCTTTTTCGCTTGTTTTCAAAATTCCAGATGAGAACGCCATAGGATGACACAAAACCGTGCTTCCTATCTGGCTGTACCAACTGTCGTTGTAAATGATTTCGATGCTTTCTGCACTAAACACCTCAATCAAAGGGTCATAATGAACCTTTGTATGAAGTTCCTTGTTATAATGGTTGAATCCATCAACAAGAATCAATTCAAGTGCTGTCTTTGGCATTAAGGCAAGTAAATCCTCATCAATGTTCTTGGCAAGATAATTCTGAAAACGAATATCATGATTACCGTAATTAACAACAACCTTCTTTGGTTGAAGCATTTCAATCAAGTCAATCAGATACTGTCTTGCCAACAGAATTTCATCCATTGGACTTTGCCGATACACACGCGAAAAACGCGACAGGGCAGCCGCGTCTACAAGATCTCCGTTTACCTGAAGGATATCAATCTTGCCAGCGTACTCACTAAAAGTCTCAATGGGCTTCTGGAATGGAATATGTAAGTCGGAAATAGACAGAATGCAGGTTCCAACATCTCTATTAGATAAGGACTCCTGATACTGCATACCCGCACGGAATGCCTTAAAACGCTTGCGATATGCGCACTCACCAAAATTCTTACCCAATTCATCATTGAGCACTTTGGATGCGCCATCCCAAGTCAACTCTCTAGCCAGAACAGCATTCCCGATTCTTACAAAGAAGTCATCGCTCGTTTCTTCTGGCCGTTTATTATAGCAACCCATTGGCATCAAGCCGGGTCGCCCAGCAGCTCATCAGAAGTGGAAATATTGATAGTGACACCCTCAATACCATCCCACTTTGCCAGAGCTTCCTTTAGATTGAAGACATTCTCACCGTCCTTGGTAATCTCGGTGATAGTGCCCTCAGCAGTATCAATAATAGCGTTCTTAAAAACAACACTCTTCTTAGCAACCATAATTTTATTCTCCCTTATATTTTATTTCAAAATTGAAGTATTTTAGCATTCAAGAGCATCAGCCCAAGTGCTAATCCAACCACGATGATTTGTATTCAACTCACAAATTGCGGTACGGTCATGCCCCCTGAAATGCTCCATGTACGGAATCAGTGCTGACCGTTCCGGGTGCTTATACAAGTCACATTGACCAGAATGTCCGATCGCAATGAGGAGGCACGAGTCTTTTACTCGCGTAATGACTTTCTTCGCATCGGCTAGAGTGAAATTTTGTATTTCGTCGAGGATAATAACCTTGTTTTCAAAGTTGACACCTCGCATATAAGTATGTGCTGCACACTGGATGTACGCACCATACTTCTGACTTTCAGGATTTTCATCAGCAATTACCGCCGTATTTGGATTAACGCCAATGGTTTCAAGAGCCTCGAAAAGTGGCTCCATGTACGGAGCACTCTTTTGTTCCTGAGTTCCTGGAAGGTAACCCTGTTTCTCTTCCTGAGTAGGAGATACAATATACACAATGCCATTGTAACGACCATACTTAACAAGCAGGTCAGCAACACCAACAGCAATGGTAGTCTTACCGGTTCCGGCACGGGCATTCGCAAAGACGACATCAATATTAGGGTCCCAGATAGCGTCCCTAAAAATTTTCTGTTCTGGATCAAGCGTCATACCATAAAAGGTAGAATACTCATCCAGACTCTGAGGGATATCCTTCTTCTTACGCATTTCAGTCTTATCAGAAGCCATATATTTACTCTCCCTTAATTGAACTCATCCACATCATCGCAAATCTTATCTACGATACCAAAGTTGACCTGTTCAGTAGCATCCAGATACCAATCCTTAGCTTTATTCTTTGTCATAGTCTTCTTGTCGATAGTAGAGTGAGCCATAATATACTCACGCATCTTCACAACCTGCTTCTCGTAGTAGTCCATAGCCATCTTAGACTGCTCGAAAGTACCCTGAGTACCGCCAGAACCACTGTGAATCAGCGCGGTAGAGTGAGACAAAGCAAAGCGCTTCTGACCAGACAACAGCATCACAAGAGCAGCGCTCATTGCAATACCTGCGTTAATCGTCCAAACAGGAGTCTTGCTCAGTGCAACAACATCAATGAAACTAAACATAGCGTCCAGCTCACCACCATAGCTGTAAATAAACAGCTTAATGGGCTTGCGCTGCTCAACAGGGGTATTCTTATCGATACGATTGTATTGCAGAATCTTACGCTCAATTTCAATCAGGGACTGGTCAATCTCAAAGTCAATAAAGAAGATGCGATCCTTCTCGTCGACATAGAAGTTCATCATCTCAGGAGAGGGAAGACCGCCACCATTCATCAGGTTAGTGATCTCTTCTGGCAGTTGAATTTCAAAGTCCAATAGTCTATACCTCGTTCTTTCAAAGATTAGTAACGTGCGTTACGCTGCATCTGCTTCAGCATCTCGACAGCGGCAATATTAAAAGGAAGCAGCTCAAGATATCGAGCAGACTCTTCCAGATACCGCTTGTGACGGGTCTTTGCAATGCAAGCATGAGGGAAGACCTTTCGTACAGCCTTCGCTTCGGACTTAGTGATTTCAATCATTAGGTAAAACACCCTTTCAAAATAAAATAGGTAGGAAGAAAACAAGCGTCCTCGCTCTCTCCCTACCATAACTTTCCGCACTGTGTTTTACTCTATATATGTAAAATTATAACGTATCTACGTTAAAATGCTGTGTTTTTTCACGTTTCATAAATCAAACATTTTTCTATTTTGCACAGTTTTCTCAATGTTTACGTTTTTAGCGCACTTACGACAGTATTTTTGTCTGCGTCCGGTGCGAGCAACCATCTTTCCGCAACAATCACACTTGATGTACTCTTTCCCACAATACTGGCTCCACAGAATACCAGCATTCTCAAAATCGTCCACGAAAATCTCATGAGGAGAATCCGACTCCGCAATCAAAACATGAATATTCAAGTTGTCAATCTTTTTCAAGCTGGCAAACCCAATAAAGCCAAGATTATGTAACTCACAAATCATCTCGTTCTGTTTTTTTTCATTCGCGGATACGTTTGCCATCCTGAAAATATCAGCCGTATCTTCCGTAATCCAGTAGTTGCATTTTTCATTAACTGCAATATGATATTTTGCCAGACACAGCATCGTAAACATCAGGCGTTGCATCTGCTTGCCTTCAAGTGCTTGAATCTTCTCTACCTCTGCTTTTGTAATGCACACACCATCAAGTTCCACCATAGGACGACCTTTAGCAGAAGCAATTGCTTTATCAATCAGTTCTCTATTCAGAACCTTGTTGTACCCTTCAAAATGACGCAACATATACTCGTTGAGCTTTTCTCTTACGTCATCCTTTGAGTATCCCTTATAGAAATAGTACTTCGCTACATAATGCAAAACATGCCCCGCTTTCTTCCAAGGCACATCCTTCTCTAGCCACTCTTCAGCGTAAAGAACTTCATTCAATACAATCATCCGCATCCTCCTTGCTATTCATGTCAACCAACACATCCTTGAAACGCTTGCCGTCATATTCAATATCGCCATTCTCATCCTGCACAAGAGAATGCACCATACCATTATGGCGTTCCAATAAGCGTTTAATCAAAGTATCATGAAACAACTCCCAGACGATTGCAATACTGGATGCATTCTTTTTACAAAGATCAAGCAGAATGTCGCAAAGCACATCGTCATTAGAACACTTATCGTGAAGATTGCGGAACATACTTTCCTGATACAGCGCAATTCGCTCCTTGTGGTCTGCGCCGGTTTCCTTATTATTATTTCCGTTGCCAGAATGGATTGCGTTACCACGAGCAAACCTCAAGTAGTCCTTAAAGATAGAGCGGATACCATAGTATTGAGAATTAGTGTACTCAATGCCAGACTTGAGCGAGTCGTAATCAAACTTGCGCTTTATCTTGAGTTCTTCTTCAAAATCTTCCAGCTCGTCCTCAACAGTCCAGCATAGGCGGTTCATGGTACAAGAATTGATTCCGACCGGCATCCGATAGAGGTAATACTGGATAACCATTTCATCCACATCGTCCTTGACGGTCTTTTGCATAATCTCATCCAGACCGGCAAATCCATCCCACTTGATACGCTTGCGAGCTGCGGCCACATACTGCTTGTAATCACGCATTTGAGCAGGGTAGATGTAGCTCATAAAGTATGGCTTACGCCATGCGCAAATACTACTCCAGAACTTCTTATCCTCGATAGTATCAGGATTATCATCGTCTTTAACGGCGCAAGCTTTATTGTCATACCAGTATTGCGGCATATCTGTCGTAGCTACGCCTTTTATTTTGTCGATCGCGTTTTGTTGATAAAGCTGTCCGCAGATAATGCGATACGTAAGTTCATCGTACTCTTTACTACCTTGCTCAAATTTACTTCGCACATCAAACATCGTTGTAATTCGGTTTGTTGTACGTCCAATATTATCTCCAAATCCGCTGATATTAGATTCAATAAAATCCTTTTCGGTCGGAACTTTTTTCTCGCATTTGCGCTGGACACAAAGAACGACCGGCTCATTTACCCATTTATCAATGAGAATTCTATTGTCGGTAGAAAATGTAAGGTCGGCATCAAAATCTTCACCGTTAAGCGCTGCACACATATTATCCCACGCATTGGTGATAAACACGGACTTCATATAGCGATACCAGTATTGGCAATCATCAGATGCATTCAAATTCATGCACCGAATATTTGCCATCTGACTCATAGGAGCTCTAAAACAAGCAACCCTCTTGACGTCTCTATCATTCCAAAAACGACTGTAAACCTCACCAGCCTTCAATAGTCCGGTTACCTCCATCCGAAACATAGACTGGCAAAGTGCATATGGATCACCACTCGCAACTTGAAAATTTCCTCGTACCTTCACAACACCCGTTTTTGCCTGAGAGATTCGCTTTTTAATAAAATACCGAATTCGATTCTGCACATAAGGGTCGTTAATCATTTCTGGCTCAATCATAAGAGCCTTAATATAGTCGTTTTCCAGACTGTTTATGTAATTCTGGTCATCACGCATTCCGCTACCACGCAGGTACAACAGTGCATCACGCCAATCACCGCCCATAACGCCCTTAATCTCATCCAAGGTTGGTTTCACAAGTTCATGAATCTCATCGTTCGTAAGCTGATAACTCTGAATAAACTGATAATTCAGATTGCGCTCCTCATCAAGCTCCAACTCACAAGTCTTGGTTACAGAGAAGTGATAGTGGTTCTCTCTACAGTTTTCAAGATAGTCCTCACAACTATGGTAACTATCCCATAGCTTCAACATAGAGGTACTAAGAACTACTTGAATCCTATTTATATCACGATAATCTCCCCATGCGTCTTTTAGCATATTCTGTTTTGCTATCTTCTTAGCGAACTCACGGAAAGGGAAGGGAAATAACATGCCTTTACAGAACGCATTCCGCACGCAGAAGCCAGACGCGGTGGATGGGAGCTTCAGATCCTCACTCCACTGCTGTGCAAGGTCGTAACTGATGAGTCCAAAACCGTCATTCGCACACAGCTCACAATCATGTTCCTTATCTTCAACTATCGTAGGTTCTCCAGACACTCCATCGTCCAGAACAACAACATGGTCTTTAAAGCGCGTATAGCAATCATCTATAACAAGTACACCATCAGGGTCAGTGACCGGAATAGAAGCAGAGCAAGCAAGGGCTCTATAAGCCTCTAACTTTGCAGGCACAAATTCCATACCCTTGTTACGACCATTATCGATTCGCTTGCGGATCTCGTTAACAAGACGGTCGCTCACAAATACAATCGTACTATTTTTAACGCCACCAGTGGTTCCAACCAAACGGCGATACGTGGTTCCATTGATTTTGAACCCCTTGGAAGAGCATGCCCGGCGGTAGTCGTTCTTCTTGTCAACCACCAGACACATATAATCCGGCTTGAACTGAACTGCATCAAGCTCAGTATACAACCTCCGAATCTCCCGGCGGTTCTCTAAGCAAGATGATTCATTCCGCAGCATCTTGATTCTACGCTTGATACTCCGTGCCTTAGCCTCTGCATCTGTAACACCATTCAACTCATCAATCCATCGTAGAACAGTACTATCAGCCAGCGAGATGATTTCGTGGTTTCGTCTGGCTTCATCCAATGGTAGGGTCAAATCCCATTTTGCTTCAACCAGACGCTTCGTATGGATCTTAAAAACAAACTTCTGGCAAGTTTGCTGCTTTGCCATTCGGCAGTCACCTCCGTATTCCTCTAAAACGTATCCTGTATTGTATAGCTATAAGGAAAAAATATAAAATTAGGCTTTTACAGATAGCAGCTCTCGCCATCTTCCATAGCCTTGAGCCAAAGTCGTTCACGCTCCTGATAGAGTTCATCCAGATAATCTTCAGCAGATTCATACTCGCTGCGTGTCAGACTGTTGCTATTCATGTTACGCACAAGCTGCTTGATCTCTGCATCAACATCCTCGTAAGTTCGCATCATTCATTCCTCAACTTCCATTGTGACCATACTGATCTTACGATATGGACACAAGACTTGCATACACCGGTCAATATCATCAAATACGACATCTTTTCTTCGACCACGTTCTGTCATTTCGTGTTCAAAATATTGACGGACATCATATAGACGAATTTCAATCGCTTCTACCACACCATTGAACTTGTGGTGGTTTATGATTACGGAATCAACATAATCAGAAAAAGTAATCCTGTCTATTTCCAATGAATCGAAATTTTTACAGATGTCTTTAATAATATATTCCAAAGCTATTACACCAGATCTATCTGGTGCTACAATATCACAGTCGTGTTCAATTGCGTGTTTGCAAGCATCATATGAACGTCCATACCCACGAGGTAAAAGAACTTTCTCCATTATTTGACCTCCTCAACTACCAAACGGATCGTCCTATCGATATGTTCAAGCTCTGCCAGCAAAACATCCACGGTATCAGCATCACTCTCAGAAATATTCAAATCCTTAATCTTATGTAAAGCCCATTCAAGGTTCGGGTAATAGCCGACCGTAACCTCCTTTACGCCGCTGCCAATCTCACCAGTCTTTGGATTCTTGCCAGCTGGCCGCTGCTCAACAATAACGAGATTCCGCTCATCGCAGTTTTTAATAATGTATTTACCAATCTGCACTCGCATATCTTAGCCCTCCTTTACTTTGCGGCTTGCTTCAGAACGAGGAGTGAAACCAATTTTTTTCAAACGGTCGTAAATGTATGCTTTACCAAACTCCGTCCAATACAAATAAGAAGATCTCTCTGTTTTTCCAGTAAAGCGGTCATAATATTTGGTTTCTTTATATTCCACATACCCTTTACCATCTTCCACAGAATATAAATGCCAATTCTTTCCGACCTTCATGATAACGTGAAGTTCGTGAAGAATTTTATTAAGCTTTGATGCACTCCAACCATATTCTTTCGCAATGTCAGTAGATGTATAAAGTGTATTGGTTGACTGAAGGACATTATCACAATAATCAGCGCGAGGAGCCATATATTCATTTTGTTCTTCAAGCTCTTTATTCTTTGCGGTTAGTTCTGCATTCTTTTTTTGTTCATCAGAATACTTCATAAGCATTTTCGCAACCGCCTCTGGGTTGCAAAGAGCTTCTACGACAAGATTGCTTTCCGATACTTTCTTTTCAAGGTCGATAAGCTTCTGCCGAATAGCCATACCCTGTGCGGTACGTTGAATCATCGCAATGTGCTTAGCCATATCGAGTGTCATAATATGGTCGGTCTGAATCTGCGGCATTTTCCGGCCATCCTCACGGATGACATTTTTGGCATCCGTAAAATAATCCATTCCTTCGGAAAACCCATACTCACACATTCTAGCAAACCAATGAGTATACACAGTCTTTATACCAAGCTTTTCATGCAACTCCCGGCCAAGTACAACTTTTTCACCAGTATCCGTTGTGTACACGGGAATCACATCGGTGCTAAACACCTGCAGATTTTCATTCGTCATTAAACAGTCTCCCTTTTAATATGTATTTATATTTCAAAATAATAGCCACACAGACTCTTATTTAATTCTCATTCACACGGCTGGCCTCAAATGCGGCCACGTCGTTCATGAAATCATTGATATGTAAATACTTGTCAACCTTCCGCACAGTCTTAGGCTTAAACTCTTGACATTTGCATCGCACCTCATCACAAGTAGTGAAACACGGGATCTCATATTGACATTTTGTGCAGACATGCTTCTTGTGGAATTCTGGTAAGTGACCAGCAGCTTGGTAATACTCATACGTTACCTTTAAATCAATCCAGTAGGGGTTATCAAAATTCATTACATTTAACCTTCTTCCTTATCTTTTATAAGAGCCATACCATTTAAATCCAGCACGAGGAATTCCAGAATTCGCAGGAACACGAATCATTCCATCTATAAAGAGCTGAAGAACCTCATCACTTAACTGTCTATGCACAAAGCGAAACGGTGGTTGAGAAGCATCATTATAATATTCTGGATTTTCTTCCAACACCGCTCTACCTCTTCTGACGGTAGAAAGTGTTGGAATATTCTCACACATGGCATCATTCATCTCGTGAAAACTTTGCTGTTGCAATTTATATTCCGTCCGTGCCGCAGATCGCTTCAACGAGTTCGGCTCAATCGTAATATGATACATTGGCCGTGCTAGGTCATATGTAAAAATTTCATTGAATCTATTATCTAGCTCTTCATAAAACTCATGAAGTCGTCCGGTCAAAAATACGTCTTGCTCACTCTGACACATTCGCCCAGATGACGTGTAAAATTCATGAAGCACATTCGTATACATCTTCATATAAATTGCCTTTTGGTCTTCAGAAGGAATGTGGTACTCTTCTGGGTTGTGATTTATAAACACGGCAGGGCAGTCCTCAAAAAATATTTCTTTGTTTTTTGCCATGGATTTAAGTGCAGACTCAATATACCAAACCATTGTAGATTTCGTACAATGCTGAAACGTCTCAGCGTCTGCTGCTAAATTCTCTCTAAACTCATCCATTTGCTCACGAGCAATATTTTCTAATGGTGTACCAACTATCTCAGCCCAAAAGGTATCCTCACCATGTAGGTCTTCTGGATATTGATAAAAATTCTTATTGGTCATTCCACACGCTCGTAGTATTGCAGCTGGCGTCCAAAAGAATTCCATCCAACCACTTCCATCACATTCTTTAAGTAGGTGATAAGCAATCTGGTTCTGCAGACGCAATGAGAACTTTCCTTTATTTCTTGTCGGTAGAGGAGGAAGTACCTCATTGTCTGGACGAATCTTTACAATGATAAAGCGCTTTCCTTCCTTTTTAAACTCAACGAATCGATTTAACTCTTCAAGGAAGTGTTTTTTGCTAGTTCCATCTAGTGGCTTTCCATTTTTGCCAAACACATTAAGATAAGTAGATAGTTCTAAAAAATTAGAAAAAATCTGACCATCATTCAATTTGCCTGCTATCTCCGATGTAACCTCGTATTTTTTCTTGTCCATGTAACCTCCTACTCAATTTAGTTGGATTGACGAGTCTGTATTATATATATGTATGAAGATACATAGTCGTCAGTCCAAGTACAACTATCACAAAATATCTCTTAATGGTTTACTCGACTTGAAGCTATGGCGCGTAAGCGACATAGATTCAATTTGAGTAAACCTACGAGCGTCCGCAGACGCGAGATCCCTCTCCACGCCCTGTCTGGAAGACTACTATAAATATCCATCGCAAACATCCACCACAGTCATTCCATTACTAACTTCTTTGCGGTATCCTGTATTGTATAGCTATCTATACTCATTATACCATGAGATCGCCAAAAATTCAATAGCTACATAACACAGGATACGAATATTTCTAGCGCCTATTGTAATAAGGTATGTTTCTGGGAGTATTGTTCTCTATGAAGGACATCCAGATACTCTGTGTGCTCTTTGTAAGCTGCCAGAGGTTACAATCATGCTCTTTGTAGGTCTTTAGAGTCTCTGAGAGTGCTGCTCAGATGCCATATCAGTTCATTTATTGTGATAGGGAGTACAGATGGGTGCAAATAGGTACTTTATGCTCCGAAGAATGGTCATTTTCTGTACATTTCGGGTACACATCGGGAAACCCGCATGAAACCTAGGTTTTTCAGCCTTTATTGGGTCAAAAAGGAACAAAAACAGGGATAAAAAGGTACAAATAAAAAGAAAAACTAGCCAAAATATAACGAAAATACGTTAAATTCTAGCTAGTTACCGAACGAGTTACCGATTGAAAAATAGCGATTTTAAGCCATTTTTAGGGTATTTTGATGGGAAAAGTGAGTGATTTGTTGGTGCATGTAGGAGAGGGTATAGGGGTGTGTTTTGGGATATTTTTTGTCATGGAAAATGTACCCGGGGTGGAAATTGAAAAGGAGTGTCGGGATTGAAAAATAAGAGTGATATAGAGAGGTTGAGAAGGTTGTGGTTATTGGGAATTTATTGTGGGAATTATTGTGCAATATGTATATGGAAATAGAGAAAATAGGATTGATAATTGGCGATTATGAATAAGAAAGATGTACTAGGGCTTCTTTCTGCTGCCGGGAACGTCCAAAAAATGGAAAGTATGCCCCATATGTGCGAGTGCTGGAAATGCTCATTTTCCGGCACTCAACAGGGAAGGGAACGGCGGGAAGTTTTGGCGCGTTTGTGCTATCTGATACAGGCCAAAACAAAAGCTAAAAAGTTTTAACTATTTCAGCCGGAAATTGAATTTGCAAATCAGTTGCGTTTTTATGTTCGATTGAATAATTTTTGTAGCTCTTTTGTAACTATTTCATTTTTGTTACTTTCTTGTAACTATTCTGCCAAATTCTACCATTTGCCTTTATAATGTACCCGTGTGCGCGTGCGCACACACACGCCCAGGCGCACACCCAGGGACTCTAATAGGTTCGCGCGCGCGAGATCAAGCTATTTTGGTATTTTCTGGAAAAATGGTTACAAAAAGGTTACAAGTGGACTAGACGGGTTGACGGCATGGACTAGACGTGGTAGAGTATAGGCACGGGAACGGACTAGACGAAAGTTCCCGAACAACGCGCGGTCGGATGGCGCGGGAAAGTTCCCCGACAAATCGTCAAATAGTAAGCGGTCGTTCCTCGAACGAAAGGAAGTGCAAAAAGCAAATAGTACAGAACGGCGCTCATGCAAAACACCACGCTTAACAGGCGGGTACAAGGGTATGACGGTTTGAACGTGTACACACAAAATCAACCCTTTAATCAGTCGAACGGTTGAACAAATGGCACGGCGGGCAAGGCGGTATGGAACCCGTACTTGTTCAAGTAGTTCACTTTGCAAAACAGGTCGGAACTGATTCCAGATTGACAGAATGCGCTGGAAGGATAAAAACAATATAACCGTTTTGAAAGAATCCTAAAACCTATGTTTTAGGCAACGTTTCAAATGTAAATCATCAGCTTGTTACTTTTGAGCGGTACAATGCAACCTTGCATGGTTGAGAAAACAGAATATTTTTGCAAAGATACGCAATAGACGGCGCTGGACTTCAAAAGTTTGGCGCTTTTTGTTTGGACTTCAAAAGTTTGGACGTGTCGCAGACAATAGCAGAAATAGACAGTTTTCCATGACAATTAAATAATAGCAAGCATGGTTGAAGGGCTGTTTTGGCAGACAGAGGGTAAACCATGCTTTACAGTATACATATTTGCCCATCGTGGGCGAACCATAGGCTACAGGCAGAACCTGGAATTTTGTCTGTAGCACTTGGCTTGCTCATAATAGCAAGAAGTCCGTACACACATTATAACACATAAAGGAGAAAAATACTATGTCTACTACTACCATTCTGTCCGCTATCAACTTCAACGCTACAGCAGCCGCAGAGAAGAACCGCACCACCGGTGCCGCCGTTGCCCTGTTCAAGAAGGGTGGCAAGGAAGTCAACACCTCTGAGAAGGCTCTGGGCAGAGACTGTCTGAAGGGCATCACCGCAGAACAGTATGAAACCTATTGCAAGGCTGTCCGTGCTGTCTATCTGGACGCTGATTTGCTGGCACGCTATGCCGCAGACGCAGACTCTGTTCAGAAGATTAAGACCTTCTACTTCAACGATCTGGCAAGCCTTACCACTGCTATCATGGGCGACAGCTTCAAAGTCAATGACGTCTTTGCAACCTTCACTGTTGAGCAGTTCATTGAGCAGAGCGTGGGCAAGGTGCGTGCATTCACCGCTACCACCGCAGGCCACGGCTACGACACGGAAGCAGAATCTCAGACCAAATTTGTAAAGTGGGTCGAAGCATGGTTTAGTGCTAACGCAAGCGGTGTTGCTATGCTTTCTATGGCAGAGCGTGACCGCCGTGCAAGCGTCCGCAAGCTGTCCGCTAAGGTTGTGCGCCTTACTAAGAGTGTTGAGAATGCAGAAGAAGTGCTGTCTAGTGCTAAGAAGGAGCTGGACTCCCTCAAGAACAAGAAGGATACCAACGCAAAAACTCTGGAAAAGAAGATGAAGGCTGTTCAGGGCATGGAAAAGGATCTGGTAGACGTCAAGAAGAGTCTGGAATCTGCTCAGACTAAACTGGCAAACCTTCAGAGCAAGGACTTCACCAACGACTTCAGCGCAGAAGAGACCCTGTAAGTGAACTATATAACCATTGTGAACACGCAAGTCAGATACATAAATGCTAGGCGATTAGTGGTACTAGGGAAGACGTAACCACTACCAACACGGCAGTAATGCCGTCACTATCAATTATAAAGAGGTGCATACTATGCAAAAGTTTCTGTGTAAGAACTATGCAGACCGTCAGATTAAGTTTGATGGTCATTCTGTGCCGTCTGGTGCATACTATGGTCAGACCGCAGAGGGGTTGCGTTTCATCGCAGTCGTCAGAGTGAACCAGATCGGTATGGTTTGGCGTTCTGGTAAAGGTTTGGTTCCGTGGGAGAAGTCTTATAATCAGACTGTCGTTGACTTCATCAGAAGTGAACCTATCGGCGTAAATCCTGAGACTGTGCATTTTGATATGGCAGTGAAATCAGAACGCAAGAAAGCTGGACGCTATGCAGCACGTTTTGCGGGCACTGGGTCTGCTAGTGCAAATCGCAAGAGCAAAAAGGCAGCGAAACACACTAAGGCTTTCCGTACTCGCAATGATTCCTTTACGGAAGAGTATAACAATGCCTCTAGTTTGATCTATGGGGAAACTATCGAGATGAACAGACGCCCTCAGAAAGTCTATGGCAAGATTGCAGAGTACATGGACGGCAGCGGCGCTGGAAAAATCCGTGGTGATATGCGTCCTCTTGAGCCTGTTTTCCCTGTACCTTCTGGTAGAAAGGCAAGGTGAATCATGTCAGCAACTGTTTTGAATGGTCAGAACTTGCGGAAGAGTGAAAAGTTTGCTATAATTGCATCAAAAGGTGGTGCAACTATGGCAGATCGTAACTATGCAACCGAATATCAAAAGCGCATGGAAACGAATAGTCAGCTTGCAATCAAAATTCCCAAAAAGCTTTTTGAGGATTTTTCCGCAAAAATTGAGCAAGAGGGAACAACGAAAAGAGCTGTACTTGTGCAACTGATTGAAGGTTATACCTACAATTCCTAAGAACTTCATACTCCGGCAACAACGTCTTGTGAATTTATCGCAAGGCGTTTTCTTTATGCCTTATTTTGCATAAATATACAAATAATATGCAGAATGTGCAAAATGAAAACACGTCAGAAAAGGAGAACACAGTGAAAGAATACGCAATCTTTGTTTCCTGTGAAGAGGATAAGGACCCCAATTTTGATGGCCGTTATATCCTCTACACGGAAGAGGAAGTGAATACCCTGGGTGGTCTGGACGCTGTTCTTGCCAAATTGAAGGCAGAAGGCGAGATCATCACCGGTATTTAGACTGGTGAACAATGAAAACAAACACGTCAGAAACACACGATAAAAGAGGAGTTTTTTTATTATGAAAAATTGGAGCAATATTATGTGGAAGCTGGACGGTAGCGACAATGATATCATTCGGGAGTTTCTGAGCGATCCCGAAAATATTCACAACTGTGCGGTTTGTCCGTACAAGAAGACTCACGCAAGCGGTCTGCCTTGTGGTCAGCAGAATTGCTGGGTAGCAGTCACTTGTTTTGATGAGTGATTGTTATCGAACGCCGTGAAGTTAGTGGGCACGGGGCAGAAAGATCCCACTACCAGCCCAACAGGGTGTACGCAATAGCGTTGTGAATCAATCGTAAGAAAGGATGATTCCATGGCAATTTTAGCAATCGAAAGCGCATTGGATGTTGCAATCATGTTTAATGATACGGATATGATTGCAATTTACAAGCAAGCCCTAGCAGAAGCTGGTGTTGAATACGTCAGCACCGCAAAATGCTGGATCGAATAAGAAAGGATGTTAACAATGAAAAGTCTCTTGATGTTCTTTGGTTACTCGGCATATCAGGCAGGTTGTATTGCACCTATGATGTGTTTTTTCGTTCTGGGTGCTATCGCTATGGGTGTGGCAGAATGGAAAGGATGGTTGAACTGATGAAACTTAATCCTGTTTACCCCGATATTGTCAATCGCTTTCAGTATGTGAAAACGACTAACGCAGACGCTTGGCAGAAATATGTTAAGAGCGTCATTGCAGAGCATGAGTACAATGACCTGTTGACCCGGATTGCGTGGGATTTACTCAGGTATGTGTACACTTCTGGTACTATTTCTGGGTGGTACGATAAATATAACGTACATGATTCGCATATCACAACGGCAGTCAAGAAGGCTTATATTGAAGTCTTTGGAATGCCGTCAGAATAAAAGATATGTTTTAAGGAGGGTTTGATATGACCGCAAGAGAATACTGTCAGAGCCATCCTGTAACCGCTTATGATAGCAGTTATGGCCGGTGCGGTGGATTTCAGATTCATGGTGACATTCAGTATGGCATTGATGATTACCTTTATGGTAAATCGGGTGTTCTGTGCGATGATGAGAAATATTTTCACTACCATCACCTGAAAATCATCTATGCACCGTCTGGCAGAGCATACGTCAAGTGTTTTGGCAAACGAATCTATCTTGACGAGTGCATGAGAGTGTAAAGGAGAACGCAATATGAAAAAAGGTCAATGGTTTATGAACGATGAGACCGGTGTTATCACCAACATTCACCGGGAAGCTGTCGAGTGGTATCGGCAGGGTGCAAACATTTCCATCTGGATCAACGGCGTGGTTGTGTGCCGTTGGGGTCATTGATAAGAAAGGAGAATGCAAGAATGCGTGCTACTGTTGAGGTTTACGAGAATAATGCAGGCGGTATCTTTGTTGCCGTCTTTGGTCAGAATGGCTTGAAAAAGCTGTTTGCTGTTAGAATCCCCTATAATGGCAATGATAGGGTGGAATTTACCAAAACATTCTACCAAGAGGCACAGTATGGGTGTCCTAGTATGGATGAGGATGACTACAACGCAGCAGATTTCTCTGGGCTATCCATGGACGATGCTTATGCAGACATCTGCAACAACAATCTGATTGCAGAGTTTTACGACAATCGTGTTGTAAACCTGTATCCGGCAGATATGGGTATTGCCGGAATGAAGCTGTTTGGTATGGCTTGAAAAGAAAGGAGAACATAAAATGAAACTTACTCAGAATAAGCTGTCCGTTATCCTTGCTACTGTTGCGGCTGGTGTTTCCATTCTGGCAAACTGTATGACCGCTAACGCAGCAGAGCCTATGAAAACTCGTTTACAGAACCGTTATATCCTCGCTGGTCGTGTGGATGAAATCGAGACATTCCGCAACGGAATCAAGACAATCCATGCTGTTGATGAGAACGGCGAGGAATGGGTGTATTCTTACAGTTCCATGGAAGAAACCCCGGCAGATGGTCAGAAGGTCACGTTGATTATGAACAGCAACGGAACAGAAACCATCTATGATGACATCATAGAGGATGTTCTGTGGGCACGGCCTGATGAAGTGAATGATTGATGTTCACAGAACAGTCATGAATAAACAACGTATCAACGCGCTAAAATATGACGTTAATAAAATCTACATTTTAGTGCTTGACAAAATTATCAGTATCCTGTATTATGTAGCTAAGAAAGGCAGTCCGTTAGAGGACTTTTATTTTTACCGTTCAGCTATATAACACAGGATACGAAAGAAAGGCTATAAAATGGAACGGAATTGGAAACTTGGTGACGATATGGTTGTGAGCGACAATCTTCTGGATGGTATTACGTTTGATGATTTGATCCTGACAGTGCATTGCAACTGTCCCAAAATTACAGAACAGGCTGTAAAAAAAGAGCTGAAAGAAATTCTTGCGATTCATATGCAGGATATGGAATTTTTACTCGAAAACAATATCGACAAGATAATTGAGATGGCAAGTAAAAACAGAGAATAAGGAGAACTGGTTATGAAACGCAATGACTATAATTACGAGAGCTTTTACTACACAAGCGACAGCTGCCTAATTCTTATGAATGAGGTTCGTTATAAGAAAAATGATTTCGGGGAGATGATTCTTGTACCGGATGAAACAAAGGAAGAAGTGATTTCACCTATGTTTTACACAAACTATATCACAGCAATTCCGTTCTTTAATGATGATTTCTTTGGCCCTCATGCTTCTTGTGAAGCTAAATGGGATAGAACACCGGCAGGAGCTGTGCCTACTGTGGTAACAACGATCAATGGTGCAGGTGATGAAAAGATTGTCGCCACATTTACATTCATCAGCAAAAGTAAGCTTTTGGATACTGCTGGATGGCGTGAAAAGGAAGTCATCAAAAATGCAAAATACTTCCATATTGAAAGAATTGACGGTGCAGATATGATTTACTTCTACACTGAAAGTGATGGCGATACGGCAGAAGGCATTTTTGATACTAAGAGATCTATTTGGAGGGGTTAAAATAATGACTGATATTCAGAAAAAGATGTGGGATGCTCTTTGCAAAATGTCTGGTGAAGATGTCGCAAGGCTGTTTGTGAATTGGTGTGGAGAGCAAATTCTGGACAATGACTTCTACAAAAATATGGTTGATGAGGGAGAGATTGAAGATGAAGAATAATTTTTACTGGAACAAGAACTATATGACTATTGCAAAGAATATTACAGAAAGGCATCGCACAAAAATTATAATACATGAAAGCTGGCAGTGGTATCTTGCTGAGTTTGATTCGCTTGAACAGCTACATTTCTTTGAAAACGTAGTTGGGTTCAAAACTCATTTTATTGAAATGGAAAATGGAATTGCAAGATTTTCATTAAGCCATGAGTTTAAAGAAGAAAAGTATTTTTGGAAATTGTCTGAGCTTCCGGCTGGTGTAAAGCCCATCAAAGCATTATGTAATGGTAGTATTGTTACCTGCTATTTTTTGAATGATGGAAAAATCATTCATTGGTATCGTCCAAATCCTAATGCACGAAATGTTTATAAACCAATGACAATACAACAGCATATTAAGCACCGTGAGGTATTTGGCTCATATTGAAACGAAATAGGAGGACGAAGAGTGATAATTGATCTGATTCTTGACCGTAAAAACGGCAGGCGATACAGCGCACATGACTTCTATCTTGAGGTCAGAAAATATGAGCGTCTAGGTGTTGGTACGCACGGAGAAGATATTTCTATCGCCATGGATTATGGCGATAACAGAGATGTGCAGCGTGTCTTGTGTCAGTACGTCAAGAGAAATGGCTACCCGGCAGATATTGAGGACTACATAAGAAGTCAGATCTGGGTAGTGTGAGCAGCAGATGCTAGGTGACTAGCGGTACTAGGGTAGACATAACCGCTACCAATGCGAAAGTATAAAAATATAAAAAGGAGAGATTGATATGGAAACAATGTACGACCGCATCAAGCGAATGGATAAGCATGAATTTGCTGAGTTTATCTATATTGTTTATCAAGCTGGCGTTAGAGATGGTGAACAGAATCTTTGTGATTCTCCTATGGGATTTTTTGGTTGCGGTTACTTCCTTAATGATAATGCAAAAATATGGATGCCGAATGATAAGCTCAAAGACCTTTATGATGCTTTTTATATCTAAAATCATGCTTTTATGAGGTAAGAAAAATGTATTCGGAAAAGGAATTTATTGAAGCATATTGCTGGATGTACGGTCGGACGAAAAAGCAAGCAAAGTTTGCTTATAAAATCTATAGCGACAAGACTATTAAAGATGTTGTGGATACCTACAAGCGTAATTGTAAGAAGGCATTTTACGAAGACTAAATTGAGGTGATAAAAATGACTGAGAAAGACAAGCGTGTTTTGAAATATGCGATTGATAACCTGATTGCAAGAGAAAACAACTTGTGTGAAGGATTTTGTAAAAATAATCCTACGCATAGAGCAGAACGTGAGCGTGACCGGGATTTGATTATCTTTGGTATTCGTGATGTTTTGTGTGAAGTTGAGCGTCTTGAAGAACAAGAGAAAGAGATGCTGGAGAAAGTCAAACATGAAGTGGTTCAGTTTTGATTGGGGTGATAAAAATGAGTAGTTACAAACCGGAAGAAGTCTGGACTGCATTTGATGTTTTATCAAGCAGAATTGCCGATTCTGATGAAATCGGGCAGAAGCGTTTAAGACAAATCAAGATCACTCTTACAGAATACTTTGAAATGATTAGGCATCTAAAGAAAACTCCTTTATGGGATATTTTTGAGTATGAAAAGAAGCTAGAACAGCCGCTTGACCTTTTGGTTTATGAAAATAATCATCTCAAAGAAGAAATCAATAAACTTCATAAAAAGCTGGGTATTAAAGAAAAATATAAAACAAATCCATACGATTATATGTTCCAAGATGAAGCTGGATTTAGAGACAAGGAGTGATTGTATGACCAACACGGAAAAGAATATTGTTCTCGCAGCTCTTTCTTTCTATCGGCGTAAGCTGATGGATCAAAGCATTAGTTTTCTCAAGGCTGGCAACCATGAGGATGCTAAAGTAAGTACGATGGAAGCAGCCAACGTGAATGCGCTGGTGATTAAGTTTACAAGAGAAAAGGAGTTTGCAATATGAATAGCGAAAATAAGATTGTTGTGACCAGCTGGAATGGGAAGTCTTGGGAGATGACACCTGAACAGATTGAGGCGGCTTACCGTTATAGAGAATTTCAGTATCGTATCAGCGATGCAAAAAATCAGATTGAACTTAATATTGACTTGATTGAAGAAAAATATGGTTATTCCTACGATGAAGCGATTGAGTATGCAGAAGAATTAGCCGAGTGCTTTAATGAAAATTTTGATTGTAATGTACCTGAAAACGATGCGTGGAGTAACTGTATCGAAGAAGTATTTAGCTCTCTTGGTAGAGTAGAAAAAATTAAACAAAAGTTGGAACGTAATGGATATTGGGTTGATGAACTTGAAAGCTCTGATGGTGATATTCGTATTTGTTGTAATTGGAGTAGCCTTCCGATGTATTTTAATTCGTGGAAGGAAGTTAAAGAATGGATTGATGAGGTGGAAGGAATTGACTGATCCTTGCCGTTACTGTGTGGCACCAGAGCGTTATCCTGGTTGCCACGACCATTGTGAAAAACTGAAAGCTCATCGTGAAAGTGACGAGTATAAGAAGCTGTGCGAATACAAAGAAAAGTATTTCAGAAATAATATACCGAAGAATACAGTAGCTATCTATCATGATATGCGCCGCAAGAAGCACAAAGGTTTACATATGATGGGCTATAAAGGAATGGGTGTTTGATATGGACGAGAATATTTTCAATAACATAATGGATTTTTTCGATGAATGGGAAGATACGTTAAATCATCGTATCGACACTACCATTGAAATGACAAGTGGGAAACCCGAATTAAACAACCATAAAGAAAGAGTTATTAATAAAATTACGGCGCAGAAAAAATTTCTCTGGGAACTAGAAGAATCTTTCTATGATAGATTTCAAAAAAGCAAATGAGGTGATAAAATGTGGGATTTAATTAAAGATGAATATTCCCCAAAATATGGAATCGGGTGTGCGACCTTTTTCCGTGACAAACAATTAAAAACAGCGATGGTTATGTATAAATATGACGGTCGTAGTGTTATGTTTTGCTATTCCGAGTACGATAATAAGATTCTATTTGACGGTGATAAAGACGAAATTGAGATGACTATCAAAAAGAAACTCAACTTTTGGAAGGATTAACTATGTGGGATTTAATGGGTAACAATTATTCAGAAGTATACGGTATTGGATATGCTTTACTGAATGGAATTTCAGCTGGGTTTTATGTAAGTGTCATGTACAAGAATCTTGGAAATGAAATTTACTTCTATTATCTTGATGATGCTCCTTACGGAGAGCTCGATGATAATACCAAAAATAAAATTGAGGATATTATCTATGATGACCTTAATAAGCGTCATATTTTTGGGGAGGACTGATTATGTGGGATTTAAGAGAAGTTCATGCACTGCACGATGGTGATGGTTGGGTTTGGAATGAATCTTTTCATCACAAGAATGTGTTCGTATGTGAGAATGAAGATCCGAAAGAAATCTTTTGGCAAGAATGTCAGATGTTCTTCCTTCAGGATTATCTGAATAAATGTGAAGTCGTGGATGATGGCGATATCCTAGAACTTCAGCTGAAAGATTCCGGTGAACCAGTTCTCGCTATGATTGTGGCAGGGTAAATGAGAATAGAGATGTTGCTTTTTAATGACGTTCTGGATGACTGCGTAGTAATTATCAAAGATGATAATGGCAATAATAGAGTTGTTTCTGGTAGCGCTGATTCGATACTTTATGACTGGTGGCACGAATGCAATTATGTGGCAAGTAATGATTCTTTGGTTGTTTACGCAGCTTGTTTTGGAGTAGAAGTGAAATGCAAAACGTTCGGAGAATATATGGAAATGATTGATAAGATTGCCGGAAACTGCGATGGAATTGAAAGGAAAGAATGAGTTATGCAACGATATGAAATTGTATTTTACCGCAATGATATTCTTGACGAGTTAATTCCATTTAAGAAAATGAATAAGGAATTTAATTCATATCAGGAAGCAAGAGTGTGGGCACAGAATGAGTTGTACGACTTGCCTACGGCAGTCGCAATGAATGTGTTTATGGACATTTGAGGTGAGAATATGGACGCCTTACATACGATTATGAATGAGCTTAAAAGTGGAAAGATGTTTGGTAAGACCGAGCATGGTACAGTGAGTGATTACTTTCGGTGGAATGTAATCAAGAGCGGTACATTTATCAGGTATCGCAACTTTGGACAAAGTTCAGTTGGTTGTAATCTTAAAGATCTTGCATGGGTTATTGAAGTGATTTTTAGGACTACGCCAGAGAAGTTTCTTGAAAAGTATGAATGTATTGATTCTTGGGAGGTGTAAATATGTTTAACATTGATGGTCGTAATTTCAAAGTTAAAATCTGGTCTGATTGGTACGCTTTTGAAGAAAAGGAAAGCGCATAAGAAGTGAATAGATATGAGCGACACTGAAAAGATTATCAATGCGTTAAAAGATGAATATTCTTATTGGCAGAATATCGCTTATGAAGCACAAAAAGAAGGCGATGAAGAGGGAATGACATGGTATTATGGCAAAGCAACAGGAATAAAAAAATCTATCGAAACAATCAAAAAAATGAAGGATTACGGAATCATTTTATAAAAGGGATATTGATATGAATTTACTTACATTTCTTTCTTTGGTCACTGATGGCACAAGCATAGCTCTTTGGGATGACTACAAGGAGCAAAAAATCAAAGATTATTGTAAACGTGACCAGATTTCAATTTCTGAAGCCAGTCGGTACGAAGTGTCGTTCTTTACGGCAGAATGCGAAGGTATGATTACAATTTTTGTGCATTAAAAAGATTGATAAAAGGGAGATTTTAGATATGAAAAACCTGTATTGCTATGATAATGAAATCATAAAATGGACTTTACGCGACAATCTATATTGTTTGCATATTCAGCACGATGATATTGCGGACAATAATCCTCGTTGGTGGGACGAACATGATTCTGTAATGGCCTGTTTTCATTCTCGGTATCGTCTTGGTGATAAGATTGATGCGAGTACGGCAGAAGAGTTTTGGAACAATCTTGTTTACGAGTATTGCTCTGATGAAGAAATTCTGGATGCACTTTTTAACATGAAGTTGGAAGATACCTGTGTCGTTGTTGATGAGAATTACAGTGACGAAAAACGATATACTATTTGTGGTATCGGAACTCTTTTTGATAAAAAGGTCTCTAATAATCCAATGTATGTTGGATTAAAGTATAACGAAATTGCTACATATGTTGCTGGTGAATTTTCTATTCGAGATTGTCAGATTCTTCTTGATAAGCATATTGCATGGCTTCCTCTTTGGCTGCACGATCACTCTGGTTTATCTATGGATTGTGATACACGGTTCAGAGGTTCGTTGGATGACAGTAATGTTGGTTGGATTGTGATCGCTATTACGGATGGTTCGGATAATACCAAAAACGAAGCAGAACGAATCATGCGTAACGAGGTAAAGACTTACAGCGATTATCTTTCTGGTGAAAACTATGGCTATACGCTTTATAAAGAAGAGCATGGAGAGTGGAAAGAAATTGACAGAGCATTCGGATTTATCGGTTCCGATGTATTTGAAAACGGTATCACATACAGCGTTGGCTGTGGCCTTGAAACAGCATTAAAGGAAGATCGGTGCCGTATCGGTGATGCAGAGAAGGTTGTGACCGTCACTTATAACTTTGATAAATGTTGAGTCCTAAAAGGGGTTGAATAGATATGGCATATAAATACACCGAAGAAGAAGTTTGGGATGCGATTCATACACTTTCTGATATGAGAGCTGGATTTAACTGCTTTGACGAAAATGATGTACAGAAGTATGAAGCGTGTTCAATGGGGATTGTTGCATTAAGAACGCTTGTGGACGCCGATAAAAGTTGAATTTTAGGAGGAAAATAAAGATGGATAACAACATGATGGAACGTCAGATTGCTAATTATATGGTAGAGTATGGTACTAAGAATACAAATTATGGCACATGGGTGTTTGAGGTTGATGAACTGGCGAAAAAGTTCAATATTACAGAGAAATGGATTCAGGAACATGAAGACGGTATTATGTCTGAGCTGTATCTCAGAGAAGAAGTGGCTGACGTTGAACGTGAATTAAGCGGCAATGATATGACTATCACACTTTTTGATGTGAATTTCTACACCGACTATTGCCCTAACTACATTGAAGACAAACAGGAAAAGGATGATGACGTAAATCAGTATTGGTTTGCAGAAACACGTTGGTGTACCGATGATATTATTGGTATTGCAAAAGACAATGGAATTAAAATGACTCCGCAGCAAGCAGAACAGTGGTGGAAGAAGAATGAAAATTGGTTCAAGAATATCATTGTAGAATATGGTAATGAAGTGCTGGAAGATGCAGATTTTAGTGAGGTGTAAGTTATGTGGTGTGTTGTAGAGTGCAATTGTGACGGCGGAACTATTTTTAGCCCGGATTTTTTTGATACAAAGGAAGACGCAATTAAATTTATCGAAAATAATGCGAATGAATGCTACGAAAGTGAGTGTGATTTACCGGAAGCAAACATCTATATTGGAAATGATGGACTTTCTGCCACAGTAAGCACTGATGAGTACAGTTGGGTATGGCAAGCATTTGATATTTCAAACAAGATTTAAAAGGAGAGTTTTATTATGAAGTATCAGGTAACTGTAGCTCGTACTGGCTATGTTGAAATTGAAGCCGATAATGAACAAGAAGCGATGGATATTGTTGCAAACGATATGAACTCAAAAGATATTGAATGGACGTGTGATTTTACAGTAACGGATTGTGAAGAGAGTGAGGAATAAATTATGGCTATCGTAAATGGATTTGATACTCAGAAACTGCGGTATATCCTCTTTGGTGATAAAGGCTATGAGATATACAAGGAAAACGATTTTTACTACCTAAGTAATGGATATGGTTATAAGTATGATGAGAAAGATGGTTGGTCTGATTCTGATATTACAATGCTCCACAAATATTTTGAATATGTAAATCCTAGTTGTTGTTCATATTGGGAAAAATTTCATGATATAAAAGAGTTTAGACGAATCTACTATCAAGAAAACCGAGATGGTTGTTTGTACACTTATCCGTGTATTGTTTGCGAGATGGACAATAGAAATAAGGCTTTACTAAATGAGAAGTATACAAACATTCTAGCAAAAGCGAAAAAGTGGGGTTGGTTTGCAGAGTGTAAGGATAGTTTAAGCTGCGTTCACTTTATGAATAAACAGAACACTCTTGAAGCATGGATTTGTCCGATTCGTTACAAAGAAGGTGCTATCTAATGTTCTATCATCTTGAATACTCTGTCAGACACTTTATGTACGGCGATACATATAGAGGGCATGAAGTCTATCCCACAAAAGAGCTGCGCGATGCAGAACTTGACTGGATGAAAACGTGTTACAGCAAGCCGACAGAGCTTGTCTATACAACATATGAAACCGAAACACTTAATGAAGATAAGATAATAATATAAAGGAGAAAGATATATGTACAATGTTGATGAACATGATTTCAAAGTCAAAATTCATGATGGCTGGCTGATTGCTACGGAATCGGCAGATAAAGAAAGCTTTCCGGGGATGGGAATTTTTTACTCTAAAGACGGGGAAACATTTTCATGGGACGATTTGATTACAATTGTTGAACAGGACGCAGAAAATGATAAGATTCAAACCGACCTGTATAAGAAAGGCTGCGAAGATTGTTGTTATGTTTTTAATTACGAAGATGGAGAATTGAGGAAGTGAGTGTTGTGATGAAAAGCTGCTTCAATAGAAATTTCTTTAAATTTAAAACAAAGTCTGGGTACATTATTATTTTGACTTCAACGGATAAAAATGGGCACATGACTGCATTTGTATTTAGCTCAGTCGATGGAAAAACTTTTCATCCGTGGGATTTGATTAAGGTTTTTGATAACGAGGACGAGCGTATGGCAGATTTCAATTATGACGACATGAGGTGAGAGTTATGACTAGTCGTGAGATTGCAGAAGATTTCATCAATACAATGAACCCGTCAAGGTGGGCTGGTGTTGGTCAAAAGCCTGAAAATTTTGACACTAGAATTGTTACATACACTATTGATGGTTTTCCTGAATATGAGCTTGATATTTCTTATGACGAAGACGATGAACTTGGTTATATAGCAATGCTTGAACTGAGATGGTCAGATGATGAGGAGTTGATCTACGTCTTTGATGTCCATGAAATCAATTCTGAGGATGAAATTGAATCTTCAATCAATTATCTTATTGATGATCTTTAATAGAATAATATAAAGGAGAATGAATATGACAAAATTTGAGAAACAGACGGTTATTAACGCATTGCATTTTTATAGCGAATATTGTTGCAACCACAGTGAAAAATCTGCGAATATGATAGCACAGAAATGTACGGCTGAAGGTTTGCTTTATACATTTCAATCTATTCTGGATGAAAATGCAGGAAGTGTAAAAATCTAAATAGAATCGAGGTTTTAAAAATGATTACAGTTGTTTATGACGATACGATGTGTAATGGTCCTTACCGTGTAGAGCACAAAACAATGGAAGATGCGGTAGAGTCTGTTAATAATGATTTTGAGAGCTTGATGAAAGAATTGCGAGATGAAGGTTATGAACCTGAATGGATTCGTGACGGTCATCATATGCTTGAGGTTTATGTTCCGAATACGTCTATTAACGCATGGTGGGATTTTGAGTAAGGAGAATTGAAATGGACATTAACGAAATCAAAATGTTTGAACAGAAGATGGTTGATAGCGCGTTTATTGACGCTGTTGATTATGATCCGAAGGTGGCTGCACGAGCTGTGGGAGCACGTAAGATGAAAATGAAGGGTGTGTGCTCCTTTAACGAATACATTGGTTATTTGCAGACGATTACCGGCAACGCAAAGTTGTTCTGGAAGTATCAGTTTTGAGGTGATGATATGGTTTTGAAGCTTGAATTTACCGATGGTCACGAGCCATGGATATCATTTCCAATGAATAGAGAAGAGGCTTTAAACCTGTGGAATAAGCTGAGTAAGATGCCAACGGTACGACCGGAGTTCAGGTTTGGCAAATTGAAGTGTCGCTGTGATTGTCTTGGCAACTGGTATGTTGCTCAGTGGTTTGATGGAATGCACAAGAGTAAGGAGTTCAGATATCTTGCCAACGCTTTGAAATACATGGAAAAAGAAACGGTTTAACGAATAGATTGTGAGGGTAAAAATGTTTGTACTTATCAATACTTATATTGCAAAAGGTGAGAATTCATTTCTCCCAGAAGTTGTTTATAAAAAGGGTTTTAATACGATTCTTGAGGCGGAAAATGAAATGAACAAACAAGTGGACGATATTCTTGTAAATCATTATTGTAAATATTATAAAGATGAAAGCGGTGAACAGAATTTTAGTGTTTTGCGATTAAAAGGTGATATTCGTATTGATGCTTGTGACGTATACGATTGGTGGAAAATCGTAGAGATTTGATAAAACAGTTCTTCTAGGAGGGAATAATATGATTGATAATAAGACTATGCTTTGCGCAATTGCAGGCAAACATAATATGGAAGTTCTTGAAGGGGCACTTGATACAGTCAATGAATTTTTGGATTCTGGTGCTGTTATTTATGTGAAAGTAAAAGGAAAAGATGGTTTTGTAAAACTCGAAAAAATTGAAACCAGAGTGATGATTATGCCGTTTATTTAAAAACATAAAGGAGTAAAACAAAATGACTACTAACAATTCTATGACCGTAATAACCTCTAAGCCCTTCGGCGCACTGAATGTGGATGTGTACCAGAATGATAAACATCAGTATTATATGACCCGTGAACAGATTGGGCGAGCACTGGAATGTAAAGAACCTCGGAAGTACATTGCGAAGATTCATGAGCGTAATGCAGACCGTCTTGACCCGTTGAGCTCGGTCGTCAATTTGACGACTGAGGTCGGAAATTATACGCAAGAACGTCAAATATATATGTACAGTTTGCGTGGCGTAATGGAAATCTGCCGCCTTTCTCGTCAGCCGAAAGCAGATGCGTTTATGGATTTCTGCTGGGACATTATGGAATCTTTGATGCGTGGTGATTCCGTTCTTGCTACTCCTCAGATGGATGCTGCACTGAGTAAGGAGTTCATTGATGTAAGACTTCACGCTCTGTTTGATAGTGTGAAGAATCTTCAGAGTGAGCTTGATTCTACCCGGAAAAATCTTAGTGACCAGATCGAGGAGGCTCGTGCCACCAGTAATGAGGCACTGAATGTGATTAGCAGCGTATCTCAGTGTGTCCATCAGATTAAGGACAAGCAGATGGATGATGCGATTCGTTCTACCAGAAACTTCACTCCTCGTAAGGATGTGATGAGCGACTGGCGTAAGAAGATGTATGAACGTATCAATGTGATTGCCGCAATCAATGAAATGAAGGTTCAGGATGTATTTCGTGATATTTACGAATATATGAATCGTGTCTATACCTTCGTTATTGAGGAAGAACGCAGAAAGTATTGTGCAAGAACCGGTCGCACTGGTCACATTCCTACGATTGATATTGTTGAAGCAAGTACGATGTATAAGTCCATCTTTGGTGCTTTGGTTGAAGATTCGTATACTGAAGCAATCAATAAGAAGAAGGAAGAGACCGCTGAGCAGAAAGCTCTGCTTGAAGCTAAGGCTGTTGATGCAGCTCCTGAAGTAGATGTCTGTGTTGCTCCTGTGATTGAGGTAGAAGCTAAGGAAGTTGAGCCTGAACCGATTGTGGAGGAAAAGCCCAAGAAGCAGAGCGAAACGGCAAAAATTCTTTTCCCGATTCTGTTACCTTTGGCAGAAAAGCTTAATGATAAGCCTCAGTACAAGCACACTTATACTCTGATTTACGAGCGTATTGGCTATAAGAAAATGAATAATTTTTTTGTGGCTTACGAAAAGGCACATGGTAAGGCACCTCATCCGAAGACTAAGGTGTTTATCGAAAATGAAAAGAATCTCGCGCTGTTTAAGAAGACTGTGAAGCAGTTGATGAAAGAACAGGAGGATAAGTAAATGTATGTAATATCGAATGGTCACAACTATTGGAAGATTAATGAATTCGAGGTGTGAGTTATGCTCAAATATGGAAATATAACGTGTAAACGTTGTGGTATTACATGGTATGGACCAAAATGCGGAAAGCTTTACTGTGAAGAGTGTCGTAAGGTTGTAAACAACGAGAAGAGTCTCAAATGGTACAGAAGTAATAGAGAGCTTGTTGCAAGGAATCGTGCAGAGAGAAAGGCAATGAGGTGAATGTGATGAGTGCAGTTGTTGAAAGAAAAGAAGAACAGATATCTAAATTGATCTATTTTAATCCGAAGCCTTCTGTTCCGGCTAAAAAACGTGGTGTTACAAAAAGTAAGCAGAAGCGCAAGCGTAATATTTCTCCAATTAGAAGCTTGGATGATGTTCAAATGATTTCGGAATACTTCTGGGATAAAAAGCAATATCGCAATTGGTGTCTATTTAATGTAGGTATTGCAACTGGTTTGCGTGCTAGTGATTTGCTCAAATTGAAGGTTTCCGATATGTCTTATTGCCTTTATAATGGAAAGATTGAAGTGGTTGAAGACGCTGGAGTTTGCATCGTTGAAGAAAAAACATCTAAATATCGTGAAATCATTCTTACTCCAGAAGCGAGAGATATCGTTGAAACATACATTAAGATTGCGAATCTTGGATATGACGATTGGATGTTTCCGTCTCGGCAGGGGAGTTGGAAAAAGTCATTGAGGACAAATGGTGGAGATGGGAAAACTGGTATTCCTCATATTGCAGAACCCAAAAAGGCCGGTGATCCTATTGATGTTGATTCTTTTGCTCGTATCCTTCGTAATGCTGGCAGAGATTTGGGTCTTAATTACAAGATTGCATCTCATTCTTGCCGTAAGACATTTGGTTATCGTGAGATGTGTCTTAATAAGGATGACAACCAGGCATTGTCTTGGATTCAGGGTCAGTTGAATCATAGTAGTCAGGACATTACATTACGGTACGTTGGTTTTGATGAGGATAAGGCAAAAGAATATTATAAGAAGACTTTTTATGGTGTGAATACACACAGCTTGGAAGACTGAGGTGTATGATGGCTGATACTTATATTAAAATCTGGGATACTTACGAGAGCTACTTCGAACCCCTTAGTGCTGCTGAGGTGGGGCGTCTGGTACTGGCGATGATGAAATACAAATCGTCTGGAACGGAGCCTGAACTTAACGGAAATGAGCGGTATGTTTGGCCTGCTGTGAAGAGAGATTTGGATAAAGATGCCGAATACATCGAAGGTAAGAGGATTTCTGGTAAAGCTGGTGGTTCATCAAGCAAGCGTAAGCAAAACGAAGCAAACGCAAGCAAAACAAAGCTAGAAAAAGAAAAAGAGAAAGAAAAAGATAAGATATCGTCTTCGTCTTGTGATGAGATGACAACGACAAAACCTATCGAGGATGTTTTCCGAGAGAATATCGGGAAGCTTGGTGCTACTGGTCAAAAGGCTTTAGCAGAATATGTTAAGCGCATGGGTGACGAACTTGTGCTTGCTGTGATTGGTAAGTGTTCTGATCTCGGCGGTAGCACATGGGCTTATGTGCGAAAAGCTCTTGATGAAGCAGAATCTCTTGGTTGCAAGACTGCTGATGATTATCGCCGGGCTTGTCCGATAGGGAGTGGTCGTAACACGAGAGTGGATAGACAATCTCCCAGTGGGAATGATTGGCTAAAAAATGCAACGAAACGTCGTTCACTAGTTAAAAGAGAACTGGAAACAGCATGAGTGGAGGTTTAAATTATGGGACTGTTACTCGGTTTGGGTTTGCTTGGTGCAGCGTTTGGTATTGATGCAGTGAAGCAAGCACCGTTTGATAGGGCATATCGCCGTCTGGAAAATGAATGGGGAACTTGTACATCGGAAGAGAGTAAACGATGTGATGCTCTGAAATATGCCGTACAGAACGGTTTGTGCTTCGAGAATGAAAAGAAGCCTGTGATTGAGTGGCAGAAGCTGAGGGATCTTCAGTGGAAATATCAGCTGGCTGGCATCTCTTGGCCGAGAGAATCTGCGATTCGAGATGTGTGCCGTCTGGCGGCTCGTGACCGTGGATTTGAGTACAAAGGCTATCTGCGAAACACGTTGACGTTTGGTTATATCACTGATCCGAAAAATATTTGCAAGCTTGGCATCGTAGATTGAAAGGAGATTTGAAAATGAATAACACTCGTAGAAAAGCTATTAAGCAGACCATTGACCATTTTTGTTCCATCCGTAAGAAGCTGGAGGAACTTGTATCTGAGGTCGAAAGTGTAAAATCCGATGTTGAGGATATCCAGTGGGAAGAAGAAGAGTATCGTGATAATATGCCGGAGAACCTACAGGGAAGTGAACGGTATGACAAAGCAGATGAAGCTTGCACAAACCTGTCCGATGCTGTGGATGCTCTGGATGATATGATTGGTGCGTTGGATTTTGATTTTGGAGATGTGACTACATCTCTTGAGGAAGCAATGGAATGATTAACAAAACAAATCCATTGAGGAGAAATGCGTGGGCTGTGTTCTTGTACAGAGGTAGGCAAGTTTGTTCATACCTATTGCGTAATAGCAGTCTTGGTGATAAGGAACGCATGGTAGAACTGCTGGCACGAAGGTACATGACAGAGCCTGAGAATATTGTTGTAGATATTGAATTTAGAGATTGAGGTGATAGAGAATGACCGCATTTGTAATGTTTGCTTTTAATGTGGCACTGATAATAGCAGTGAATAATAGTCCGTTTGCGTTTTAAGTAGAGGCATGAATATGAAAGAACTGGAAGAAATTTACAATCGATTATATGATGAATACATTGACGCTAGACGAGAGCATTTTGAGGCTGCTCTCGATATGAAAAAGAATGGTGACAGAATATATCTACATGGTAAAGTGCATGGGTTAGAAATTGCTATTAACATCGTCGATGAAGTGCTCGAAAAGGTTAAGGCAGAATATACCAAGGAAGCTTTTGACGTAGACCCATATAAAACCTAAATTCTTTGGAGGATGGATAATGAAGATTGAGCTAACTCTTAATGAAGCACGAGTGATTCAAGATGCACTTGATGTGACAAGTCTATGCAGGTCTGGATGTTATATGGGTTATAAGAGCGGCGACAAGGATTTGTGTTTTAGGCTTGAAAAAGATGGTAATTGGCATTGTAAGCTGATGCGAGAAATTGATTCCATCAATGGCAAGCTTGAGGATGCAATGGACGGAAAGTGATAAAATCCGGGTTCTTGTGGATATTTAACAAAAGGATGTGTGGACCGATGATATAACTATTGATGACGTAGGATTATTAGTAAAATTTTGGTAATTTTGATAATTGTGTTGAATAATCTCTTTGTGCGGTGTATGCTTGAGACAACCTCAATACAAGATGGTCAAGCCAAAAGAATGTGAGGTTAATATAATGTGGATTATGATAATTTTACTTATGGTATTGAATGCTGTGTGCGCATTTGGTCTGTTAGGAGCGCTTTCCGACGCAGATGATCAGAGTGAGCGGCTGGAAATGAAACAGGGAAGGAATGGTCGAAATGGATAATTTGAAACCGTGTCCATTCTGCGGTGGAGAAGTTACCATAGCAGAGGGCGGTTATCGCCAAACACGATGGATGTATGTTACGAGAGGAAACAAAGAAAATAGGTGCAACTGCTATGTTATCATGGAAAGCAAAACTTACGACTTTGATTCCTCTGAAATGGAAAAAGCAAAAATCAAAACCGACCTTATCGAAGCGTGGAATAAACGGATTTATAAAAACTAAGATTTAGAAGGAGATAATAATGGGCGTATTAGTAGACCGGGAAACGGCAAAGAAAGTTGAAAGAATCTTTGAACATCCAAACGAAATCTACTCTGTATATCTCAAATCGTCTGACGAAGCAGTCTGGCTCCAAGGAAAAGTTGAACTATACAAATATTTAAGAAGCTTGTAAAACTAAGTTCTACGGAGGAGATACATTATGAAAAAGTTCGTTGCTCTTTTTGAAGGTTGGAATGATAAACACGATCATGAATGTATGTGCTATGTTATTGATGTGGATGATGACTTTGAAAGCATTTTGAGTGTTGAAGAACAGGCAGAGAGGATGGCTCGAAATGAATATCCTCATCTGAAAAGTTTTGAGACGCTTTACATCAAAGAACTGCTTAACAGATAAAACTAATCTTTTATAGGAGATGACTTCGGTGATACTAACATTAGGTATCGACAATTTTGATAAAGACAAATTTGAAATTCCTCATAATTCAGAAAAATCACAGTTCTTGAATAAGCCGGCAGGAGGTTTGTGGGGTTCAACTTTTACTCCAAATTATAATTATGTAAGTGATTGGGCGATGTTTGTTTTTGAAAACGATTTTGCCACTTCTATATACCGCAATGGAATCGCATACGAGCTAAATTCTAACGCCAGAGTTTTAGACGTTGATACTCGTTATGATTTCGTCAAACTGTTGAAGAACTTTGGGTGCCTTTGGCTTCCTGGATGTGCTTTAATTTGCATTCAAAACAAACGATTTATAGATTGGGACAAGATTGTTAAGCTTTATGACGCAGTTCATTTTAGTCGAGAAGCGATTATATCTTGTCGTTTTATAATGAATGAGGAACGATTGGATAATGGCAAAGTGTTTACTGTGTCCAATTTGTACTCGTATGATTGCGAGAGTTGGGTAGTGTGTAACCCCGATGTGATTGATATGAAATCGATTCGCAAGATCGAAATAGATAGTGAAGGACGATTGGTGAAAAGCTAAGTAAAAGGAGATGGCTACAATGAAGCGAAGAGTAAATGGAGATAAGTTCAAACGTGCAAAACAGTACATTGACAATAATCTGGGGCCAACTGAATTTTTGGCTTTGTGTTATGACTTGTATGATTTTGAGCATGGAGTAAATAATAAGCCGAGTGGTCCATTTAATAAGACTCTGGATGTTCTTGGAATGTGGGATGAAACAGACTCTGTGGCCGCAGCAATCATGGACTCTGCACACAAGATGTTTGGAAAAATGGTGTTTATGCTGCTGGAAGACAATGTGACGGAATATCTGGACTATGATGTGGATTGTTTGCACAGTGATTGATAAAACCAATATTTTTGAAAGGAAGGGATTCTTATTAACTCTAATTTGTTAATGAATCGTGAGCAAAGTATTGCTATTGTGTGTATAATGTGCTTGCTGGCAGGGAATTTGATATCGAAGATTAGCCCGGTGAATCAGAACAATTCGTACCTTTATAATAGTAGTCCTCCGGCAATTAGTATTGTGCAACAAGAGGAAAAGGAACCAGAAGTCATTGTAGAGACTGTTACTGAAACGAAGGTGGTGAACTTTAGTCAGGGTAAACATGAGCTCACTGACGATGAGCGTGCTCTTGCGGAGCAGATTGTTGCTTGTGAAGCAGGTGCTGATAGTTTGGAAGGCCAAATGGCTGTGGCCCAATGTCTTTATGATTCCGCTGTGCTTGATGGTTTAACCATTCAGCAGGTCTTTAAGAAGTATGGTTATAGCTCCTTATATAATAGGAAGGTGACGGCAGAGAACGAACTGGCTGTGTCTATGGTATTTGATTACGGCGCTAAGATTTCAGACAAACCCATTCAATGGTTTGTGACCCCGGCGTCAGCTCCCGGCAGTTGGCACGAGCGTGGAGCAACCTTTGCTGGACAATTTGGCGCACACAGGTTTTATTATGACGCGAAGCTGGTTGTGGATGATGCTGAGTAAATGGCATCATCTAAAATTTCGATAAATAATACAACAAAAAGATGTGTAATATATTGACGAAAACAAAAAGATGTGTATAATATATCTTGAAAGTTGTTTATGTGAGCGGAAGGCGGTATTTCAATGAGTGAGAAAAAGGTTTTGGAAATTATACAGGTTGAGAACTTTTTGAAGTACATAAGAAAAAAGCGAGTGTGGGTTTGTTTTATTTGCAATGGTGTGGATGTTCACATGATCTGCAAAAAGATGGATGACATTGGTGTAGAGACACATGGGATTGTCAAAGGCATTGAATTTTTTGGAAACGAAAGTCATGTTGAGTTGCGGCAAGAATGCTACGAAGTAAGGAGAGTTGAGTTTAGGCCGGGCGATAAAGAGAAAGCGTATGAGATGATCTTCAATAACACCAGCGTGTTTGTGTCAGAGAATCCCGAGTTGTACGGGCACTAAAAATATTTTCAAAAACCTCTTGACTTATATGGTTGTATCCTGTATAATATAGCTATGGAACGGAGCTACACTATTATAGAGGAGAAAGATTATGGACAACAATATTGACCCAAAGGTCGGAGAGGTTTGGTTGGTCGATTTGTCAAATGCGACAGGTCATCAGCAGCGCGGTATTCGACCGTTCGTTGTGACGAGCAACAATAAGCGCAACTTCTTTAGCCCCACAATCAAAGGGAATCCATTGTCTTCCAGAATATACAAGCGCTCTCCGGTTCATGTTCTACTTTCAAAGGAAGATTGTGATTTCTTAGAAGTTGACAGTATCGTTCTTTGTGAAGAGACTGACACGCTTAACAAAGGACAGTTCATCAAAAAACTTGGTGTCTTGTCGGAACGTCAGATGAATATGATTGCAATGGCAAGATGTAAGGATGAACCGTTTTTGCTCGCAGCATTCCTGAGCGGCGTACAACATACTATGGAATTTCAGAATTTTGCCGCATTTGCTTGATTTTTTATAATGTTTAATGGTACACTACATATAATAAGAAGGAGTGTGCCACTATGCTTACTGAAGAAAAAATCAACGCTTTTGCCGAAAGGTATTCTGATAAAAGCGGTAAGTTTGTTGTATCGACACTTAACAATGTTATGATCTATGAGGCCGAGTGTGGGTATGAGTTGTTTGATTTTACAAAAAATGATTTTGTAAAGATGTTTGCAAAATACAATTGGGTGAACTCAAGTCGTTCATTTAGAAATGTGAAATCAATAATCACTGGCTACATCAAAAGTGAAGATCGTACAAGTTTGTATGACTTGGCTGAATTTTCGGAAAATGACGTAAGTTCAGACGATATGTATGCAGACAAGTATTTTGCATCGGTTGATGAATTTGTTGACTTATTAAATAAATACGAAGAGCCATATCAGATTCGTATGAACGTGATTGCTGTATTATACTGGATCGGACTTACCGCTGGTGAAATTGTTAATCTAACAATCAATGATGTTGATTTTGAATCTCGTACTGTTCTCAATAGGACTGGTATTGATGCGAGGTTGATGGATATCATCAAGCAGTGTTATGAAATGAAACAATATGATGCTCCCAACATGGGAGGATACAGAACGTTTTATGTCATAAACGGTGATTACATCCTTCGCAAAACAGAGGACAGGACTGGAGCAGACAGTGACCCAAAGATATCTACAAATACAATTCATACCTATTTTATGAGATTGAATGATATTCTCGAAAAAAGAGGTTGTTCTAAGATTTTGGACCAAAGACATTTAACAAGAAACAACGAGTATATCAAGGTTTATGACTATTGCAAAACTCATCCAGAATTTAATCTTGTAGAACTTAGCTTCGGAAATGGTAAAGATCCTCTTGCAGACATTATCGGAAGAAAGTGTAGCAAGGTAGCCTATATTAGCTTCCGGCAAGGATACAAGGGCTGGATTGAGTATTTCCATAAAAATTAAAAATAGGGGCTTCGGCCCCTTAATTTTAACACGTTAGCTATATAATACAGGATACTTATTAGAAAGGGAAATGTAGATGAGAACGCTTTTGCTGTTCCGTGGAGCACCAGGTTGTGGGAAGTCCACCTATATTAAAGAGCATAATCTTGAGCAGTATGTATTGAATGCTGATACACTTCGACTTATGTGCCAGAGCGCACAGGAAACACCTGCCGGGCGGATGGAGATCTCTCCGCAGAATGATGATGTTGTATGGGAGATGCTTTTCAAACTGCTTGAGGTGCGTATGAGTCATGGCGAGTTTACCGTGATTGATGCAACGAATTCCAAGACGGTCGAAATGAATCGTTATAAGAATCTTGCAAAACAGTATCGTTATCGGATGTATGTTATTGACATGACGGACCTTCCGATTGAGGAATGCAAACGAAGAAACGCTCAGAGAGAATGGCTGAATCGAGTTCCTGAAGCGGCCATTGATAAGATGTACGCTCGGTTTGCTACTCAAAAAGTTCCTTCTGGTGTGACAGTTCTTCCTTCTACTACGGATGTGATGTCCGATTTGAACTACTGTCCGAATGACTTCAACCAGTGGAAGAAGATCCATATCATCGGTGATGTTCATGGCTGTTATACTTGTTTAAGTGAATACCTTGGTGAGATGAAGGACGACGAACTGTATATCTTCGTTGGTGATTATCTCGATCGTGGCATCGAAAACGTTGAGGTATTCAAGTTCTTGTGTGATGTTGTAAATAACAACCGCAAGAATGTGATCCTTTTGGAGGGCAATCATGAGTGTTGGCTAAACAAGTGGGGGCATGATGAACCGGTTCAGAGTGAAGAGTTTGCAAACTACACTCGTCCGCAGCTCTTTAAAGCCGGTATTGACAAGAACACTGCTCGTAAGATCTATTCCAGAGTAGGCCAATGTGCCTACTTTGAGTATGATGGGAAGCGGTATTTCGTGAGCCACGGTGGTTTGAGTTATCTGCCTTATTTTCTTCCTTTCGTATCTGCTGATCAGATGATTAAAGGTGTAGGTCGCTATCCTGATATGCTAACCGTGGCTGAGTCTTGGGAAAAATCGATGCCGGATAGCTACATTCAGATCTTCGGCCATCGAAATGTGCAGGATGTTCCTATTGATATGGGGCATCGGTGCTACAATCTCGAAGGAAAAATCGAGTTTGGTGGATATCTCCGTTGCGTTGAACTTGAACACGGTCAGTCAATCAAATGTGTAGAAACCAAGAACGATGTGTTCCGAAAAGAGGAGCCAAAGACTGAAACTGCCGTTGAAATGAAAACTGAGTTCGATAACGCAGAACTTGTTAGTAAGATGCGTCAAAGCAAATATGTGTTTGAGAAGCGATTCGGAGATATTTCTTCTTTCAACTTCTCTCGTGAAGCATTTTATAAGAAGCACTGGGATGAGGTTTCTACCAAAGCAAGGGGATTGTTCATTAACACAAAGACGAATAAGATTGTAGCTCGAAGCTATGATAAGTTCTTTGCGGTTGATGAGCGGAATGAAACGAGAATTGGAAACCTACAGAACACTTTGAAGTTCCCAGTGACTGCATATCTAAAAGAGAACGGATTTCTTGGTATCATTTCGTATGATGCAGAACAGGATGGTCTGTTCATTGCAAGTAAATCCACTCCTGAAGGGCCTTTTGCAGATATGTTCCGAAAGATTATTATGGATACTACTTCCGATGAAGATCGTAAGAATCTGAAGGAGGTTGCCAAGGAGCATGGCTCCATCATCTTTGAGGTTATTGATCCTGTGAATGATGCTCATATCATAGAATACAAGAAACCGCACATTGTTTTGCTGGATGTTGTTGCAAACGATATGAATTTCAGTGTGATAGATTATGATGACTTGAAACGTGTCGCAGAAAAGTGTCATCTGCAGATTAAGGAGAAGGTTAAAACCTTTGAGAACTGGAGTGAATTCTATCCTTGGTATGAGGAAGTCATGAATGAGAACTATCTGTACCATGACATCGAGCATGTTGAAGGCTTTGTTCTGAGAGATAGTAACAACTTTATGTTCAAGTTAAAGCTTCCTTATTATAAGCATTGGAAGTTCCTGCGTGGTGTTATGAAGAGCGTCCAGAAACGTGGCTATTACGAAAACACCGCCAAGCTGTTTACGGCTGAAGATAATTTGTTCTATGGTTGGATGCGTGAGCAACGAGAGAAAGATCAAGAGGCGTTCAGCAAGAAGGGAATCATTCAGCTGCGAAATGAGTTCTATGCAAGTCAGCAGAAGAGTTGAGTTAAAATAGACATTTTATCGTGATTTTCGTTAAAATAATTAACGAAGTATCGTGATATTTATTCCTCCGAAAATGCCATGCGTGGGGCTGACAGCCGGGAAAGACCGGCGATATATGCCAAGGTGCTGCAAATGGGAGACAGGGCGAGCCCAAACCTCGCTGTGGAAACACATGCGGTTTCGAATACCGTCCTTGGCACCAGATAATTTTATGAAGAAAGGATGATTGCATGGTTAATAGGGCAGAAGATCATATTGGTGATGTCTTTGATTTGTTTGAGGTGATTGATGTTATTCGAGATGAAAATAATATTCCATCTTACAAATGTCGATGTAAAGAATGTGGATGGACAGGGCTAAAAAATATAGCTCAGGCGAGAGCGGTTAAAGTGTGTCGGCATAAACAATCGAGTGGCGATTATAGAAATTTTTCTACACGGTGGAAAAACAAAAGAATCGGACGAATCTTTCATGGAATGAAAGCAAGATGCTATGATGTTGATGATAAAAACTATATAACGTATGGCATGAAAGGAATTTGTGTTTATCAAGAATGGTTGGATAATCCAAAGTCATTTGAAGAGTGGTCGTTGAAAAATGGATACAAAGATAGTTTGACAATCGATAGAATTGATTCGACAAAAGATTACTGTCCTGATAATTGCAGATGGATATCATTGGAAGATAATTCAAAATATAAATCCACAACTCGAATGTTAGAAGTAGATGGTGAAATACATACGGGACGTGATTGGGCGGCAGAATTAGGGCTTGGAACAAACACGATAAATAAATATGTAAGAAGATACGGAGAAGATAATACAAAACAATTTATAAGAAGAGTATTAAAGGACCCGGATAAAGTGAATTCTCGACAAGGGAAACAAACTATCTATAATCTTTACATGAACTAAATTGAAATGGCCCAGTGTAAAAACTGAGTACATTGGGCCAAATATTTATATGAGCACCCGTGGTGAAATTGGCAACCACGATGGACTTAAAATCCATTCCCGGTAACGGGTTGCGAGTCCGAGTCTCGCCGGGTGCATATTTCTGGGCGTAGCGAAGTTGGCATCGCACCTGTTTTGGGAACAGGGGACCGCAAGTTCAAATCTTGTCGCTCAGACCACTACGAGGATTCGCCAAGTTGGTAAGGCAGCGGAATTTGACTCCGCCAGCGCTGAACAAGCGGTCACAGGTTCGAGTCCTGTATCCTCGGCTTATATGCGGGTATGGTGTAACTGGCAGCCACGTCAGATTTAGGATCTGATGCCGAAAGGCGTGAGGGATCGTGCCCCTCTACCCGTACCACGGTCATAGAATGGTTGCGTACCGTTTGTTGATCTCCTTTACTATTATTCCCGGCTCGCCAGTGATGGTGCAGTAGTGCTTTGTAAGCTGGGTTTTCATGCAGCGGTCGTACAACGGCTAGTACATCAGCCTTCCAAGCTGAGGATGAGGTTTCGACTACCTTTCGCTGCTCCAATCTTGTATGGGTAGGATCTTTAGCGGTCAGATCCAGCCGCGCCTGTGCAAGATACCACCCCGAAAGGGGCGAGATATAGGAAATGTGCATCGCTGTTATTCCTTCCTCGTCTATATGATATAGATGCAATAGTGTTTTATAAGGAAGGTCCCCAGTTGAATAGTTGCAGCTGTTTGACTGGTAATATGGGATAGTAGCTCAGTTGGTCAGAGCTGGCGGCTCATAACCGCTTGGTCGCGAGTTCAAATCTTGCCTGTCCCACTAACCCGATAGGGTGAATACATAGAATTTGCTAGAAATTTTGTTTTATGGGCGAATAAATAATATGACGTTGATACGTCTATTATTTTTCGCTAATTTTTAAAGTTTTAGCTATGTAACACAGGATACGAAAAGGAGGTGGTTTGGTGAAACATTATGGAAGTATTTGCGAGATTGATGGTTCTAAGATTGAGCCTGTCTCGTGTATCACTGGTGGTTCACCTTGTTAGCCAAGACCTTTCTATTGCCGGCAAGCGGGCAGGTTTGGCTGGAGAACGGTCTGGTCTATTTATGGAAATGATTCGTGTGATAAAGGAGATGAGGGAGGCCACCAATGGAGAGTATCCAAAATTTGCAATCTGGGAAAACGTCCCAGGAGCCTTCTCTTCCAACAAAGGAGAAGACTTTAGATGTGTCTTGGAAGAATTTGCACGCATTGTCGAACCAAGTGTTTCAGTTCCTCGACCTTCGGGAAGAGAATGTAAGTGGGCAAAAGCTGGAGCAATCGCCGGAAACGGATGGTCCTTGGCGTGGAGATTATTCGACGCTAGTGGTTGGGGTGTTCCCCAGCGTAGAAAACGTCTCGCGCTTGTCATGGACCTTAGAGGACAATGTGCCGGAAAAGTATTATTTGAGCAAACGGGCGTGTCAGGGGATCTTGATAAGAGCGTCAAGACGTGGAAAACCATTGCCCGACCTTCTGAAGGATGCACTGCAGGAGATGATTCATTGGTGGGAGATGAAAGATCCTACACTTTGAAGATTCGTTCTGGCTGCGCAGGGGGGGTAAAGGAGCACTCGTGCAGAATGAATTGAGTGCGACTCTCTCCACTTTGCAAGATCAGACTTTGTTCTGTGTAAAGCATTAAGGAGGGAACGGATTGGAAAAAGAAACCAGTTTACATAATTTAAAACAAAATATTTCCACAGCGGTATTTGAAAGCCATAGTCAGGATGCTCGATACACTCAGCAAGGTAATACAAGCCCAGCTTGTACAGCTCAATGGGGTACTGGTGGTAATAATATGCCGCTTGTCGCTGAAAAGAAAGCCTTTGCTATGCAGCGTATTGGCGAATATAAGGAAAGCGAACAGGCCAGCACAATGAAATCTCGTGATTATAAAGATGCAACTGATCTTGTAGTTGAAGAGAAAGAGGTGAAATGTGCTGGGTTTCCACTTGGATTTAGAGCAGAAAATACGAAATGCTACGATGAAGTGGCTACTACGCTTTGCAATGGTACGCGGCCTGGATTTACTACTGGATGTGTTCTCAATTGGATTGTTCGCCGCTTGACTCCTGTTGAGTGTGAACGGTTACAGGGTTTTCCTGATGGATGGACCGATATTGGCGAGTGGGTTGACGAAAATGGTAAAAAGCACAAGCCAGCCGATTCTCCTCGGTACAAGGCGCTCGGCAATTCGATTGCTTTGCCTCAGTGGTATTGGATTTGCCAGAAGATGAAACCGTATATTGGTGAAAATCCTACGCTTGGCAGTCTTTTCGATGGAATCGGTGGCTTTCCGCTTGTCTTTGAAAGTACGTATGGTGATGGTACTGCTATCTGGGGATCTGAAATTGAATCGTTTTGTGTTGCGGTGACAAAGAAGCATTTTCCAGAAGACTAAATCTCATAAAAGGCTAATTCAAATAAGAGGTGACACGATGAACAGCAAATTTCCTATCAATGCAACCATCGACCCCGGCTCTTTGAATATTCCGGCAAGTCCTATCTTCCAAAAGGAAAAGAATACATATCTTTGTCCGTTTTGTGTGACGAAGCTGGAGAAGTTCGAGCGTGAATGTTCTGATTGTCATCGCAAGATGGATTGGAGTAGGTTTACTGAAAAGAAGGAGGAGATGTTCACTTGAATATAGATTTCTTCCAACGGCGCAAGACTCAGCTTGAAGATACGCTTCTTTTGAAAAATCAGGCGGTCGATATGCTTGATTATTTAAAGACACATTGTATCAACAGCGACCAGTATTGTGCTATTCGAGACTACATTGAAGAAGCTGCGAAGATTCTGGAGAGTGACCTCGAATACGCAAACAACAAGTTGCAGTCCGCATTCAGACCTAAGTATGGTCGGAATAACAGATTAACTCGTGCTCAATCTAAGATGTTCCGTGATAGAGAATATTAAAAATGGGGTGATGCCATATGAACACATGCAAGAAAATATGTAACTGGTGTGGTCGTGAAATCAAGCCGATAGGTAGCGAGCAGGGAATCAGTTTTGAGCATCAATACTCTTATGGTAGCCAACTTGATGGTTCACTTTTGAGTTTTGATTTGTGTCCTGAGTGTTCAGAACGGTTCCCAGTAGTGCTCGGCGCAATGTTTATACATAATCCATTAAAGGACGATTTCTAACGGCGGGTGCCGTATGAAATATAAGCCATCAATAAACCAGACGGAGGATAATACATAAAATGAATAGTGCATGAATTGATTTAAGACGATAACAGGAAACATAAGTGATTATCAATGGAACAAAATTACATAAAGGAGACTTGATATGGCAGATAGAATTTTTAATCTTCCTCAGACCCGTGGTTCTTTTGAGATGGCTGGTAAGGTCACCGGCACCCAGCGTAGTAACTTCTATAACGAGAAGGAGACTAAGAGTGGTGCTATGCGCCGTGTCCTGAGCTTTGGCGTTCAGACTTCCAACGAAAACACTTTCTACGTTGATCTGGCTGGTATGCCTCGTGATAAGGTTTACTTCTTCCGTCGTGCCGATAAGGATAAGGGCATCGAGAAGGATAAGAAGGAAGTCGCTTGGAAGGATCGTCTGACTTATATTGCACCGGAAGGCTACGACATGATTGGCGTTAAGGTCGGTGTTACTAAGAAGACGAATGAGTCTGGTAAGGTCGTCAATGATAACAAGACTCTAACCGACTTCGATGCAGCTAAGGAGATTTCCGAGAACCTGCATGACGGTGACAACGTGTATGTCCGTGGCAATATCGAGTACAGCACCTATAACGGCAAACACCAGATTCGCTTTGTTCCTACTCAGGTTTCTCTGAGCTCTAAGGAAATCGACTTCGATGCAGAGGGTTTTGAAGAGCTGGCTCTGTTTACTCAGACCATTGTTTATACTGGTTGCCGTAAGAGCGATGAGTGCGATGAGGTAGTTGTCGATGCAAAGATCGTGAACTACAACACCATTGAGGATGCAGAGTTCTTCATTGATTATAAGGCAAACGCTCAGAATAAGGTTCTGGCTGATTCTATTCGTAAGCGTCTGAAGCCTTATACTAGCTTCGAGTGTTTTGGTCCCATCGTTAATCAGCAGAAGGTTGAGGAAGTTGAGACTGAGAATATCTGGGGTGGTCCTAACAAGATGAAGCGTCAGAGCACTCCGGCAATTCGCAAGCTGTATATCGAGGGTGTTAATCCTGATTCCTTTGATCCGAATCCTGGTGATAAGGACGCGGAGCCCACTTACACTGAGGACAATATCTCTGAAGCACGGGCAAAAATTGCTGCCAACGCTCAGGCAAAGAAGGACTTCGACGGCAAAGCTGCTGAGAACGACACTTCTTGGTGGGGTGGTTCTAACAAGTCTACTGCAACTCCTGATGATGAGGAAGATATCAACTGGGGCTAAAATTTTTTAGTTTTAGCTAAGTAATACAGGATACCGATAAAAGAAAAGATTTAGAAAGGAATTTACATATATGGCTATTGTTTGTGATGCATCTGCTATTCGTAAGAAGCTTCGTATGCTTGTGTATGGCGAGCAGGGAACTGGTAAGTCTCGATTTGCTATGCAGTTCTGCTACATGAAGACTCCTGAAGGTCGTCCGTTCCGTGTTCTGTATCTGGATACTGAGTCTGGTTCTATCGACGATTATCGTGAGGAACTGATGGAGAATGGGCTCGACCCGATGAATCTCCGTATCGTTTACACTCAGTCTCTCGCAGAGGTACAGGATTTCATCCATACCGTTGCAGATAATGAGGACTTCGAGGATGAAGATGGTAACGTTTGGCTGGATGCAGATGGCAAGCCTTTCCGTGCCGATGCTATCGTTGTTGACTCTGCAACTATTCTTAATCTAACCACAAAACAGGGCTTGACCAATTTCTCGCAGAAGCGTGCAAAGGTTAAGGCTGCAGCACAGGGTCTGACCGGCGACGAGAAGTCGGTGAAGATTGAGGGTGCTGGTATGGAGTTGAAGGATTATCAGCAGCTGAACTTTAAGGGTCAGTCCCTGATTCTGGATCTGAATGCAACTGGTGTGAGCTACATCGTTATTTGCCGTGAGAAGGATGAGACTGAAACCAAGCTGGTGAATGGTTCTTCTGTGAGCGTTTCTACCGGTCGCAAGATTCCTGATGGCTTTAAGGGTCAGGAGTATAATGTCGGCACCGAGTTCCGTATGTACCATCCCGGCGATGATAAGTCTATCAACTTTGCTTATTTTGATAAGGATCGCACCGGTGTTCATAATGGCGGTGAGGTTGTCGAAGACCTGACTCTGCTTGAGTATCAGGAGTATCTTGACCGCTCTGCAAAGAACCGTGAGGTCATCATCAAGAATGGTCTGAATGATGCAGTTAAGACCGAGATGAAGCTTCGTGCTCGTGAACTTGGTCTTGATGACAATGATATCAGTGATGATGCTCCTGCAGAGAACACCTCCGAATCTAAGGAGCCTTCTCTGGATGACATTAAGGCAAAGCTGAACGATCTGATTGCTTCCGCTTCTCCTGTAAAGAAGAGTGCAGCACAGAAGGCAGTTAAGGCGGCTGGCCTGTCTACCGCATTCCGTTCCATGACTGACATCGAGGAACTGAAGAAGGTTGCCGCAATCATGGAGAAGGAACTGGCTTAATGGAACTTACCCGTAAATGCAAGATTTGCGGGAAGAACATTTTCATCGAGCGAGACCGTAGCACTTTTTTCTATGACAAGATTGGTTTTTACCATAAGGATTGTTTTGTAGAGAAAAAGAAAAATCAAAAACGCCCTTGGACAGATGACCTGCTAAGGGCATTTTTTGACAAAGTGAATGACACTACGGATAAAAAGGTCGATGATCTTCTTTCCAAAAAGAGAGAGCAAGACAAAAATCGTGAGCTTGCTCATATCAAACAGGAAGAGAAAAAGATTCTTTTCGACCATATTCGAGATACATACGCCCCGGCGGTTGTTCCTGGCAGCTTCTACTCGAAACTTACACAGTTGATTTCCGGTAATTATTACAAATATAGAGGTTCTATTCCTCCGCTAGAACTTTACGATATGTGGGTTCTAGCGAAACCCCGACTAGATAAAATAATTGCCGAGAAAGAAGCAAAAGGCTGTGATATGAGTCAGCGATGGAATTACGACTTGGCTGTTTTATTGGCTCAATATCCTAGTTATCTCGAACGAAAAGAAAGACTTGCTTCGATTCGCAGTGAAAGCGAAGACAAAACGAAGGAAAATCTGACTGAAACGGTACTGAAACGAATGAAAACAGCACCGAAACAGAGTAAAAACGAGAATGAAATTGATATAAATGCAATTCTCGATGAGATATAAAAGAGGTTGGTAAATGGATAATACAGTTCATGACGCTCAAAGATTGAAGGAGCTTCAGGCACTCCCTCTTGAGCGAAAGATTCAAATCACTCAAAATCGCATCCAGGAATGGTATATGCACTATGATGGCGGTGTGTACGTAAGCTTCTCCGGTGGTAAGGATTCTACTGTACTTGCTCATTTGACAAAGCAGCTGTTCCCAGATGTCCCGCTTGTGTTTAGTAATACAGGCTTGGAATACTCGTCAATCCAGAAATTTGCACGAAACGCAGATGCTGTTTTTGTTTATCCCAAGATGGGATTTAGTGATGTGGTCTCTACATATGGTTATCCTCTTATCTCTAAAGAAGTGGCTGAAGCGATTTACTACGCTAGACGAATCAGAAATAGCGGCGCAGCCACCATGAGAGAGAGAGAGAGTAAGAACAACTCTCAGGAAAAAACAAGAACTTCTGGGTTTAAGGATGAACTGTCTGGGAGGTGTCTTTAGCAACCCGTGGCTTTACGATGAAACAGGAGTCTTTCAAGGAAACAGACGGACGATTCTACTTGGTAATGAACCGGGAGCTGAAATGCAGGCTGGAACAAAATCCATGTTCAATAAGGAAAAATGGTTGCCAGCAACACAAGAACTTCCGTTTGCAATTTCTCATTACTGCTGTTCAGTTATGAAAAAAGGTCCGATGAAGAAGTACGCAAGGGCAACCAAGCGTAAACCTATTATTGGAACGTTGACTGATGAAAGTCGTGTTCGCAAGCAAGCTTGGATTCGACATGGGTGTAATGCTTTTGATAGCAAGTCTCCAACAAGTCAGCCTATGAGTTTTTGGACTGAGCAGGACGTGCTCACTTTCATCAAACAGTCAGGAATTCAAATTGCAGATGTCTATGGCGATATTGTTCCTACGAGTGATAAGCCGGATGCGCCATTGTGCTGTACTGGGTGTGATCGTACCGGATGCACGTTTTGCGGATTTGGAGCTCACAACAAGAATGACAATAGATTCTCAACTCTTGCAGAACTTGACCCAAAGAAGTACGAGTATAGTATGAATGGTGGTCAATGGGTAGACAATCCAAAATATGATGCAACTGCACCAGAGTATGATGGTGTATGGAAGAATTGGAACCCGAAGAAAATCTGGGTGCCAAGCAAAGAAGGTCTTGGACTGAGAAAAGTTTTCGATATGTTTAATGAACTGTATCCAAACAACAAAATTCAATATTAAAAAATATAAAGGGAGGTGGATGAGTGGAACTCATTTCAAATATCCCGAACGAAATTTTATTTGTTGGTGCAATTTACAAGCATCCTGACTATTTGGTCGAGTATGGGCATTATGTCAAGAGCAAGTACGATTTTGCCGATGAAGCAACAAAATTTTTCTACGATGCAGCGTTAATTATTTATGAAACTCGGACTCAAGAATTTAATAAAACGTCTGTTTTAACGTTTATGGCTGAAGACGAGTCCAGATTGTCCCAATATAAGCGGCTGAAGGGCTGGTCAACCATTGAATACTACATGAGTCTTGCGAATGACGATGATATCAAGGGATATTTCAATATCCTGAAGAAATATTCGCTACTTCGTGAGTATCAGAGAAACGGATTTAACATTGAAGGAATCTTGAAGCATCGACAGTTTGAAATGTTTGGTGCTCAGGACATTTACAAATTGATTCGTGGCAAGGCAGACAAGATCAATACGGTTATCATTACAAACGATGATGCTGAGATTTTGAATAATGGTCTGCTGCCAATGGTCAATGAACGTCTGAGCGTTCCTGATATGGGCTTGCCGTTCCAGTACCCCATCATGAACGATTTATTCCGAGGATTGAAGCTGGGCACTGTGATGTTCAATGGTATGCCATCTAACGCTGGCAAGACTAGATACATGATGGCGATTGTTGCCTACGTCACATTAGTTCAAAAGCAAAAAGCTCTTTTGCTGCTGAATGAGATGGATCTTGAGTCAGTCCGGTATTGCTTACTGGTTACCGCCATCAACAATCCTGAATTTCAAGAGTTGCATGGTCATCGCTTCCACAAGGATGAGCGAGAAATCACTCTTGGAATGTACCGGGATGCAAATGGAAACTTCATCTTCCGAAAGCAAAACGAAGATGGAGAATACATAGAAAGCATTGATGAGTTTACCGCTCGTGTCTACGAAGAAAGCGAAGAGTACCGCAATGTGCTTGATGTTTGCCAGTGGATTGAGAGCGAATCACAAGGCTTGATTATCGCAAAGGATGTTTCAGCTGATTATAGTGATAAGTCTCTGCGATTTGAAATCCAGAAGGCAGCTCTCACTCAGGGAGTTAAGTATGTGTTCTACGATACTCTAAAGAACGATATTGCATCTATTGGTGAATGGGCAGCGTTCAAGGTCACGGCCACCGAGCTTGAAGAGATTGCGAAAAATCTAAAGATCTTTATCTATGGTAGCATCCAGTTGGCTGAAAATGCCCATGAGTATCTTCCTGATGAGCTGAATTCAAACAACATTGCTGAGTCAAAAATGATTAAGCATGTTGCTTGGACGATGGTTTTATTCAAGGAGATTCCAAAAGATAAGTTTGCGAAGTATCAATACATCTCTCATGACCCTGAGTGGGGCGGTGACTGTGCCCATCGGCTAAATCCAGATAAGCGGTATTACGTTGGAAACATCGATAAGAACCGCTTTGGTGAGAAAAAGAAAATCATGTTTGAAGTGAATTTGAATCAGAATATTTGGAGAGAGGTCGGTGTCTGCACCAGAAAGTAAGGAACTACAATGGTAAATATCGCAGATCTGAAAAATTACATTCTTGAAGAACAGCAGATTGAACCGATTCTGGAGGAACTTGGTTGTCATCATATCAGTCACAAGACTGGTTATTACCAGTGTGCAAATCCAGATGGTGACAATAGAACGGCACTCTGTATCTACGAGAATGAGAATCTTACTGCGGTAGATTACACACGAGATATTGCCAATGGAAAGACCAGTTATGATTTGATTTCTGTCGTCCAGTTCTTTCTGGAACTGTCTTTCCCAAAAGCCATTAAGCAAATCTGCGAATGGGTTGGTCTTGACTACTATCACAACTTTGAGGAAGACCTTCCTAAAAGTATGTTGATTCTAAAAGAGCTCATTGCCATGCAAAATGAAGGCGAAGAATACGAGGATGACCGTCCGATAGTCCCCATCTCCGAAGCCATTCTCGGTTATTACAAACCTTATGTGAACCAGATTTTTGCTGATGATGGGATATCTTATGAGACGCAGCAGGAGTTTGAAATTGGCTTTGATGAATTGACAAATAGAATCACGATTCCAATCAGAGACGAAATTGGCACTCTGGTTGGTGTAAAGGGAAGATACTTCGGCAAGCCGCCTGAAGGCGAGATGAAGTACAAGTATATTGAGCCGTGTGCCAGAAACCGTATTCTGTATGGCCTGTATAAGACAGAGCCGTATATCAAGAATGAAGGTCTGGTATATGTTGGTGAAGCTGAAAAGTCTGTCATGCAGATGTGGAACATAGATGTCTGCAACTGTGTGGCGACTGGCGGTAAGAAGGTTTCACAGAATCAAATTGAAATTTTGACACGTCTTTGCGTTGATATTTGCTTTGTCTTTGATAAAGACGTTCAGCTTAGTGAGCTTATGGTTCTCGCCAATCGATTCGTCGATGGCGTAAGTGTGTATGCTGTAGTAGATGATAAAGGGATTCTGGATGAAAAGGAAGCCCCAACTGATAATCCTGAAAAATTTAAGGCATTGATTGAGAATTGTGTTAGGAGAATTAAATGAATGTAAAACTCTGGAAGGGGAGTAGGAACGACCTATCAGACCCGATTGGAACGATTATGGAGAACAGAGGGGTTGAGGATTATAAGACCTACATGAACCTAGATGATTCTTGTCTGAATTCTCCGTGGGAACTGGACAACATGGAAGATGCTGTCATGATGTTGAATAAACACCTTTGGAAAAAGTCTACCATCTCTATCCTTGTAGACTGTGATGTGGACGGTTTTACAAGTGCTTCGATGATGTTTCAGTATTTGAAGGCGATTGGTTATTTTAGAAAAATCAATGTTCTGTATCATAGTGGCAAGGAACATGGACTCTCTAAAGAAATTGAGGTTCCACCTGAAACTACTTTGCTGATTATTCCTGACGCTGGCAGCAATGATGTTGAGCAGTGTAGGGAACTCCATGAAAAGGGCATTGATATTTTGATTCTTGATCATCATATCTGCGATAGAGAAAATCCTTACGCGATAATTGTCAACAACCAGAATGGCACATATCCTAACAAGGAACTGTCCGGTGCGGGTGTTGTGTATAAGTTCCTTCAGGCTGTTGATGAAAGTAATTGGACTGATGTTGCAGACCGATATCTTGATTTGGTGGCGGTCGGAAATATTGGTGATGTAATGGATATGCACTCGCATGAAACAAAACGGCTTTGTACAAAGGGCTTGGCACGAATTGTGAATCCGATGATTTGTGCTCTGGTTGAGGCGAATAGCTTCAACATTAAGGGTGACCCTACTATCAATGATGTTCAGTTCTACATTGTCCCGATGATGAATGCACTGATTCGTGTTGGCTCATCTGAACAAAAGAAGCGGATGTTTCGTGCAATGGTCAGTGAAGAACAGACTTTCCAATACACTCCGACTCGTGGTAAGAATGCTGGTGTCACGATTGATGAAACTCTTGCGCAGCATGTGGCTCGTGAGTGTTCCTCTTGTAAGTATCAACAGAATAAAATCAAGGACAAGGCTGTTGGAGAGCTTCAGAAGTTGATTGAAAAGCACGGTGCAGACCAGAACAAGATTCTTTTCTGCAACTCCACAGGTGTTCTTGATAACACTTTGACTGGTGTTGTGGCAATCAAGCTTGCTGAAATGTATGCGAAACCGTGCGTGTTGCTCCGTACTTTTACTGACGAACCGGATTATTATGGTGGTTCGATGAGAAATCCTGACGGTTCTCCGATTGAAAGCCTAAAGGAATTCTTGATGAGCACCGGAGATTTTGAATCGGTTCTTGGTCATGACAATGCTGCTGGTGTGAAAATCAAGAAAGAAAATGTGTCAAAGGCTATTGCAGACTGTGATGAGCTACTTAAAGATGTCACGATGAGTAAGGCAATCGTGGTTGACTTTGATTTTGATTACAATAAATTGAACGTTGCATTGCCGAAAACGATGTATGAGATGCACAAAATCTGGGCACAGGGTATTTCTGAGCCGTATTTCTACATTAGAAACATTCCGCTTGTTCATAGTGGATGTGCTCCGATGGGCAAAAACGGTAATATGTGGAAGTATTCTGATGAAGAAAAAGGCATTGATTTTGTGTGTTTTAATGACAATGGCCGGATGATTGGCTGGATTAACAATGACTTCTATGGTGGTCAAGAAGAAAAATACATCAATGCTGTATGCCGGTTGTCTTTGAATCAGTATGGAAACAAGGTGACTCCGCAGGCACAGATTGTTGATTTTGAGGTGATTTGATATGGGAAATCGGAAGCGTGCTATTGCCATCGACTTTGATGGCACTCTCTGTGAGAATAATTATCCCGATATTGGTGAGCCAAACTGGAATGTAATTTATGAAGCAATTCAGGAACAGAAGCATGGTGCGGGCTTGATTCTATGGACTTGCCGGGAAGGGAAGCTCTTGTATGACGCAATGGAAGCTTGCTTCGATTGGGGCATTCAGTTTGATGCAATCAATGAGAGCCTTCCTGAGTGGAAAGAGCATTTTGGCACTGCTCCTAGAAAGGTTGGAGCTGATGAATATTGGGATGATAAGGCTAAAGTTGTAAAGAATGGAGAGTTGATTGATAATGCTGATGCCTGAACAGTTTGAAGCAGACGTTAAAGAATTTATCGCAGAATGCCAAAGCCATCCAGTGATAGATTTATCAAAAGATGATCCATGCGAAGGATGTCGCTTTGAGGACTTTTGCGATAGGTTTTATCCGGGCGATGGTAGCACATGGCATTGGCGAGTTTATGAAGGGGGCGAATGAATGGTTTACATTACAGGTGATATTCATGGTGATTTTAATCGTCTCTTAAAGCTAAATAAGTTTTGCCATAAACACAATCTTGGAAGGAATGACTGGATTGTCTGCCTTGGCGATGTCGGTTTGAACTACTACGGCAAGGATGACCCTCGTGAATGGAGTATCAAGACCATCGCCGCAGATATTCCTGCAAATCTGTTTTGTATTCATGGCAACCACGAGCGCCGCCCGTCTCGTAAGGATGGTTACAAACTAAGGAAGATTTGTGGTGATATTTGCGGAAGAGTGTGGTATGACCCGCAGTATCCAAACCAGTATTTTGCTATTGATGGTGAGGTTTACCAGATTTCTGCTGATATGGAAATTTTGAACTGCCTTGTTTGCGGCGGAGCTTATTCCGTAGATAAATATTATCGGTTGGAGCGGGGATATAATTGGTTTCCCGATGAACAGCCGAATGAAAAAATAAAAAAGAAAGTTGCGCAGCAGGTAAACGATAGTAATATCGATGTTGTGTTAAGTCACACCTGTCCGACACGCTACGTTCCTACAGAGTTGTTTCTTAGTTGTGTTGATCAAAGCACTGTTGATAGTTCTACGGAAGAGTTTCTTGATGATATTCTTGATATTCTGGAAGAGACTCATATTGGTAAGCCGTTCTGGTATTTTGGTCACTTCCATGGAAATAAATACACTGACAATTATGTGATGCTTTTTGATGATGTTATTAAATTTGGAGATAAGGTGAATACGGATGACTAAAGATAAAAGTTTACGAGTGCTTGATTATATTGATGGCAAGGAAATCCTCATTCAAATGGGTGAGGAAGGTTCTGAGCTGTCGAAAGCTGCGATAAAGTTTTATCGTGCAATTGACATGAAGAACCCAACACCTGTAAGTATCAATGAAGCTTACGAAAATCTCGTAGAAGAATTCGGTGATGTGTTGAACTGTATCTACGCATACTATGATGATGACGAGGATTGCATCTTAGCGTTTACATCGAAAGCGAATGAGATTGCTAACGAGAAGCGCAAGCGCTGGATTAAGCGTCTGAAGGAACGCGACCAGTTTTAATGGTGAAAGGAGAATAGAATGCCAAGTAGTCTACACACACACTCGAATTACAGTCTACTAGATGGGTACTCTTCTCCTGAAGAAAATCTAAAAAGAGCATCAGAACTTGGTTTGAAAGCCATTGCCATTACGGAACATGGTGAGGTAACAAGCTGGCCGTACTATTCTGAACTAAAAGGCAAGTATCCGAATGTCAAACTTCTTTATGGTATCGAGGCATACGAGTGCGAAGATAGGGAAGTCAAGGACAAGAATAGTAAATATTGGCATTTAATCATTATTGCCAAGAACGAAGCTGGTCGTCAGGCAGTCAATCGCTTATCTACACTCGGTCATCTTCATGGCTTTTACAGCCGTCCTCGTATCACAAAAGAGGATATCGCTAAGGAAGATACGAATAATTTGATTATCCTGTCTGCTTGTTTGGCGAGTAGGCTGTCAAGAACGGATGATTATGACACTTGTGTCAAGCTGGTTCAAGAGTATAAGAGCTTATTCCCTCACTATTATCTTGAGGTTCAGGCTCATGCAAACAGTGAACAAGCAAAATATAATCAGAAAATCATGCGGTTGGCAAACGATACTCATACAAAAGTAGTCGTCACAAACGATGTTCATGCTGCTACCAAAGAGGATCTTTATTATCAAGATTATTTCCTTCGTATCGCTCATGATACGGAAACCGCCACAGAAATCTATGAAGGGTGCTACTTCATGTCTCGTGATGAGCAGCATAGAGCCCTTGATAATCAGATTGGATACGATGCGGCAGAATGGTGTATCAATAATACTGACGAGGTTGCTGATCTGTGTGATGATGTGGATATGCCTTGGCATGAACCGGAACTTCCCAAAATTGAGATTCCGCCACAGTATTCTAATTCGGCAGCTTATCTGAAAGACCTTGTAAAAGAGGGATGTAAGAAACGTAGCATTGATAAGTTTGATGTAGAAAAGCAGAAAATCTATCGAAAACGTGTTGATGATGAGCTGTTTGTCATTGAGAAGAAAGACTTCTGTGACTACTTTTTGATTCTGGTTGATTACATCAACTGGTGTAAGAAAAATGATGTCATTGTTGGCCCTGGTCGTGGTTCTGCTGCTGGTTCTCTTGTATGTTACCTGATTGGCATTACGCAGCTTGATTCCATCAAGTATGAACTTGACTTCGGACGATTCCTTACCATTGAGCGAAAAGACCTTCCTGACGTTGATGTTGATGTCAGTGACCGTGCCAAGGTTGTCGAGTATCTGACACAGAAGTATGGAGAAGATCGAGTAGTTCAGGTTATGAACATCGTGTACACTACTCCGGTTACTTCAATTCAAGATGTTGGTAAGGTGCTCGGTTTCCCGTATGCCGAGATAAGAAAAATCAGTGAGAAGTTCGTTCAAAAGACATGGAAAGATTGCCTTGAAGCCAACACAGAAGTAGCTGAGAATCCAAAATATAAGGAACTACTTGATATTGCAAGTCATATCAATGGTCGCCCACGAGGATATGGTATCCATGCTGGCGGTGTTATTGTTTGCCGACATCCTTATTACGAGTATATCGGTATCCGGCATGGTACTGACGGAGAGCACGTTATTTCCGTTGATAAGGTGATGGACGAGAAGATTGGACTTGTTAAGTTTGATATTCTTGGTGTTGCGTCGCTGGTTGCCATTGATGAAGCGAAGCGTGAGGATAATATTCCAGACTGGGAAATTGATATCAACAATCCTGAATTTGAAAACGACAAGGCAACTTACGATTTGATTTGCTCCGGTAAGACAGACAATCTATTCCAGATTGAATCGTCCGGCATGAAAGATCTGGTTGCGCAGCTTCAACCTAGGTCGATTGAAGAACTATCCGCTTTGATTGCTCTTTATCGCCCTGATGCAATGCCGTCCATTCCTACATACGTTGACTGCAAGTATCATCCCGAACACATTCATTATTTCCATCCTGATATGGAACCAATTTTCCGCAGTACCTATGGCGTGAACATCTATCAGGAACAGAGTATGAAGCTCACAAAGGTCTTTGGTGGCCGAAGCGATGCTGGTGCTGATAGAATGCGTAAGTGCTTGGCAAAGAAAAAACCTGAGAAGGTCAAGGAAGAGGTAGAACTTCTTCACGATGAAATTCTTGCAAATGGATACGATAAAGCAACCGCTGAGTATATTTGTAACGAGTTGTCAACGAAGGGCGGCTATGGTTTCAATAAGTGTATTTCTGGCAACACGAAGTTGTGGAGAATGAGAAGTGGTCGGTTTGAGCCTACTGTTGCAGAAATGTACAAGATTCGCAATGATAGGAAGTTTGCTATCTTGACAAATCACACACATCTTAGGGACAAATATAGACGATACGGTTACGGTAGTGCGTTGTCAATGTGTGATGATGGACGCATTCGGATGAATAAAATTATTGATATCAAGTATTCTGGATATCGAATGCTGTATCGTGTAACAACTGAGACCGGTGCGACCATTGAATGTACAGATAATCATAAATTCCCGACAACTGATGGCATTAAGTTGCTTTCTGATATGAGAATTGGTGATGAGTTATATGAGATTGGTGCTTATGAGGTTTGCAGAAACAAGTATAATCTGACGGATGGAAATTTCGAAAGCAATTTGCCGAAGCCGGGACAAATGGGGTTCCAGACGAAGGAATTTAGTGCGAATCGTCTGTTTGAAGAGACGAAAGAAAAGAATAGACTGAAAAGAAGCCCATGTGAAATTTGCGGTAGAGAATATTCCGAAGATGCTCGTTTTGAAGTACACCACAAAGATTTTGACCATACGCATAATGTACCTGATAACTATACTTGGTGCTGTGCATCGTGTCACAAGAAACTTCATTACGCTCACGGGCGAGTAAAACAGTATGAAAAGGGCATCCCGTCAAAGACCGCTAAGATTATTTCTATTGAGGAAATTGGTTTTGATGATGTCTATGATGTGACAATGGATGCTCCGAATCACAATTTTGTAGTGTCAACTGGTATTGTAACTTGCAACTCTCATTCACAAGCCTATGCTGACATCTGTCTCCAGACTGCATATTTGAAAGCCCACCATCCGCTTGCATTCTTTAAGGCTATGCTGAACCTGAATAAAGCAAAGGTCGGCAAGGTCAACAAGATTATGGTGGATGCACGCAGCTTTGATATTCAGATTCTTCCGCCGAGTATCAATCGTTCCGGCATGGACTTTACTGTGTCAAATGGTAAAATCCTGTTTGGCTTATCTGCTATCGGTGGTATTGGCGATACGCTTGCTGAAACTATCATTGCAGAACGAGATAGAAATGGAAAATTTAAGGGACTTGATGATTTCACGAGTCGTGTTCGTGCAACGAAGGCGCAGATTATTGCATTGGTTAAATCCGGTGCGATTCCTACAAAGAACAAACGAATATTCTTGGAAAAGTACATTACCAGCGGTCTGGAACAATCTGAGTTTAAGCCAGTCAGTACACTTCCTACCAAGGCAGTTTTGCTGAGTAAGTGGGGTATTGATACAGAGCATTATAAGGTTGGTAAAAAGGTTGACAAAGAAACCGTCTTACGGATCTATAATGAAAAGCGCCGTGTCGTACATGAAACCGAGAAGCTGAAAAAGAAAGAAGCGTATATGGACGAGCAGACCACAAAATATCTACAAGATGAAGAACTTTGGGAGTTCCAGACTTTGCAGACCTTTATCAGTGACCCGAATCCTTTCGAGAAGGCATTTACTTATATCAAGGATTTCTCTGAAATCGAAGAAGGTGATTCTTGTGTACTGGTTGGTATTATCGCAAAGATTCAGAAGAAGAAAACGAAGACTGGTATGCAGTTTGCATTTGTAAATCTGTATTCTGGCGATGGTATTATTGAGCTGACCGTATGGCCGAGAGTCTTGTCGGATTATCAGGATTTGATTGTAAAGGGAAGTCAGGTGGCTGTGCTTGGAAAGAAGGAAGATGAATCGCACGTTATTGCAAGCAACTTCAAACCTTACAAGCAGTGGTTGCATGATAGAGAGATAGCGTAAGAGGGTTATAAAGTGGCAGATAAGAAATTTAATGAAAATATGATCCGTTGCTACATTAGGATAAAACGAGTCTTTTATCCGAAAGATGGGAAGGAGGTGGAGCCCGGCGGCTTCGCCACTTTCTCTGCCGAAGTGATAAAAGTCAAGCAGGGGAACCCCATTATGAGCCGATACAGTGACCTCCGACTGAAAGGCAACGTCCCTAGCCTTGATATGAATAAGACTTATTCGTTCTGTGGTGAGTATGTTCACCATGAAAAGTTTGGGGACCAGTATAAAATCGTCTATATGAACGAGTTCCAAGAGATTACTGACCCAGAAGAACAGAAAAGTTTTCTCCATTTTATCTTAACAGAACATCAGTTTGAGATGCTTTACGAAGCATTTGATAATCCGTATGAGATCATCAAGAACGGTGATATCAAGTCTCTTTGCACTGTTAGTGGTATCACAGAAGGTCGAGCACAGAAAATTATCGATGCCTTTGAAAATAACATTGATAACAGCGAAGCATACACGAAGCTGATTGAGTATGGTTTGACTCCAAGTGCAATCGGAAAACTTGTTCATCAATATCACGGTGCAGACACTCTTGTGAAGAAAATTGAAGAGAATCCTTATGTTCTGATTGACGATGTATATGGGATTGGATGGAAGAAAGCTGACGCTCTTGCTTTGAATATGGGATTGAAGCCAAACTCTCAGTTCCGAATTGAAGCTTACGTCATGCATTTTCTTGCTGATCGTGCCGAAGAAGGCAATTCTATCATCCCGGCAAACCAGACAATCAATAGTTGCATTAAGGAACTTGGCTTGGATGAGGGTGACCAAGAGGTTATCAAGAGAGCACTTTTCCATCTGCACGATGTCCGCGAAACGCTTTGGTGGAGTGATGATCGTCAGGAATTTGCTTTAACAAGAGTGTGGAATCTGGAAAATAAGATTTCAAAGGAAATTAAGCGTCTGGCGGATGCACCTGTCGAGCCGATTGGTCGAAACATGGATGCTGCAATCGACGAAGCAGAACATGCTCTTGGCATCGAGTACACTGAGGAGCAGAGAGATGCTATTAAAAAGGTATGCTCTAGCAACATCTGTATCTTAACAGGCTACGGCGGAACTGGTAAAAGTACCGTTGTCGCTGGTGTTCTAAAGGTTCTTCGTGGTAAGTCTTTTGCTCAGACTGCACTTTCTGGTCGTGCCGCAGCTCGTATGCAGGAGATTACTGGTCAGGATGGAAAGACCATTCACCGTCTTCTTGGCTACGACATCGAGAACGGTGGGTTTGTTCACGATAAGGACAATCCTCTGGAAGAAGACATTATCATTCTGGATGAGACCTCTATGGTTGGAGCTCAGTTGTTCTATGACTTGATTCAGGCTATCGAGACCGGAAAGCGATTCATCATGATTGGCGATGACGGCCAGCTTGAGAGTATTGGTATGTGCAACATCTTCAAGGATATGCTTGCCTCCAAGGTTGTTCCGGTTGCTCGCTTGACGAAGATTCACCGTCAGGCTGCTAAGTCAGCGATTATCACAGAGAGCATCAAGGTTCGTAATGCCACGCAGTTGGTTCCTTACGGTTGGGCTGGTAATGAGATTCGTGGTGAGCTGCGTGATTTGGAGCTAGATATCTACAAGGATGCAGGCGAGTCGTTTAACCACATCATCAATCAATACCGTACCTTATATAATAAGGTAGGGAATGACAGCGCAAAGATTCAGATTGTACTTCCGCAGAAGCTCCGTGGTAGCATTTGCACCTACGAGGTGAATAACGCCATTCAGGAAATTGTAAATCCGAGTCGTGGTCAGGCAGAAGCAAAGGTCACAATCTACGGTGATGGCAAGGATAGAGTGTACACTCTGCGTGAGGGCGATCAGGTCATTATCAACAAGAATAACTATGAGCTTCATACATACAATCTCAAGACAAAGAAAAAGGAAGAGAAGTGTCCGGTGTTCAACGGAAACCGTGGCATTATCCGAAAGATTGAGAGTAGTTTTATTCTGGTTGACTTTGACCAGTGGGGAACTATCTTCATTCCTCATTATTTTGGTGGGAACAACATCTGGGCAACACTTGAACTCGCTTATGCTTTGAGTTGTCATAAACTGCAAGGTAGCGAAGCTCCGTATGTAATTGTCGGCATGGACAACTCTGCATACCTGATGTTGACGAGAGAATGGCTCTATACGGCCATCACTCGTGCCAAGAAGTATTGTGTGATTTGCGCCGAAACTCATGCTCTTGATCGGGCTGTAAAGACTTCAAGAGTGCCATATAAGCGGACGTTCTTGAAGGAATTTTTACGGAAAGAATTTTCAGAAAAGCGTTGACAATCATGTTCGTATCCTGTATAATATAGCTATGAAAAGTCTCCATCTCGGAGGCTTAAAATTCTCTCTTTAACTATATAATACAGGATACGGGAAAGGAATGGCTTGCTCGTAATGGCAAGCCTTTCTTTATTCATTACAACTATATAACACAGGATACGCAAGGAGGCTTTATGACAGATAAAGAGCTCATAGGTAAGCTCGATGCGATGGTAAAGGCATTGCAGAGCACGAAGAAAAAGACAGATAAGACCCGCATTTTGCTGGATGAACGAAAGGATTTTGGGGCTGAAGCTGACGAGTTGATGGCCTTCTTCCGATTCTTGCTTGATCCGGCAATCGTAACTGGACTGTCGGATGCAAAAATCAATAAGCAGGTGAGTGCCAAGCCTGAAATTGATATCCAGTATCTCAGTTGTGGATACCTTTATATTATGGGTGCTGGTCACAACACTGGTTCTGACGCATCCATCGCAACAATTCAAAATTATTTACATAAAAATCCTGAAAATGAAGAGTTTCTGAAGCGGCTGTTTACCAAAAATCTTCCGATTGGCGTTGAGGCAGCTGCCATCAATAAGGTATATGGCGAGGAAATTATTCCTGTCTGGGAAGTCCAGCAGGGATATCCAATCGATAAGGTGAAGTTGAAACCCGGCACATGGTTTAGTCTGAGTCAGAAGATGAACGGCAATAGGGGCACAATGTATCGTGGAGATTTAATTTCTCGTCAAGCGCAGAAGTTTGAAGGACTCGATCATATTAAGAATGATCTGCTCGCTCTATATGATGGAGGTGTGGAGAGGCGAGATTCTTTGGTGTTTGATGGCGAACTCATTTATAAGAACCCTGAAGGAATGTCGGACGGAGAGGCGTTTCGTTTCGGCACTGGCCTACTTAATTCTGACAGCAAGAACAAGACTGGAATTAAATTTGTGATTTTTGATGTAATTCCTGTTGTAGAGTTCGACTGTGAAAAGTGTGCTGTCCAGTATCAAACCCGCCGGGAATGGCTAAATTGTCTTCGTGCGGAGATTGCTCGTAAGAATCTTGAAAACATCGAAATTGTTCCAATGGTATACGAAGGTACTGACCAGAGTGTGATTCCGAAGTGGCTTGATTATGCTGTGGCACATGATTGGGAGGGTTTGATGTTGAACACCAATGTTCCTTATCAGCGTAAGCGTCATACCGGCTGTCTCAAAATTAAGCGTTTTTACACTGTTGACCTGCGAATCACCGCGATTGAAGAGGGTCAGAATCGTCTGGCTGGTACGATGGGCGCTCTGGTTGTGGACTACAAGGGCAACGAGCTTCGTGTCGGCTCTGGTTTTGATGATGCTACGAGAGCTGCTGTGTGGGCAAATCCTGATAATTACATCGGCAAGATCGTTGAATGTAAGTACAAAGAGGTCACGATGGATAAAAAGACCGGTCTTGAGTCTCTGCAATTCCCGACCTTTGTAAGATTTAGAGATGACAAGAATGAGGTGTCTTATGGCTGATGTTAGATTGATTGACTCAAATAAGGCTGAAAAGGAATTTGAATCTTGCTTAAATCTTCTTTGTAAAAATCCTATAACAAGTAACACGTATGAAATGAGTTTTAGTAGGCAGATTTGTAACGCAGCTTTACGAACTTTGCAGAACACTCCGACCATCGACCCGGAAACGCTGCGACCGGTGGCACACTGGGAGGAAATTCCAGGCTCCTATGTGAGCTGTGCTGGGAAAAACTCATGGTGTGAACCAGCAACCCGTTGCTCGAACCCAGAATGTAGAGAGGTGAACCCGTGTGGCCTCAAAACGCCATTTTGCCCGATGTGTGGTGCAAAGATGGAGTGAATCATGGCTAAAAACAAGTTAAAAGATTCCTTTTATTGGATGGGTAAGAATGGGCAAGAATGCAATGTTGATTTGTCGTCCGAGCGTGTAAGCCGTTATATCAATGAAGCTAAAAATAATCTAAAGAAGATCCCGAAGGGCAAAGGAGATTTTTGCTATGTTGCTGGCAAAGAGGCACTTGTTATTGGAACGGTAAATAAAGAAGGAGAACGTTCAATCTTTGTTGCAAGAGACTATTTTGAAGCGGATTACGTTCCGGGATGCGGGTGGATAAAAGTGGAGGATGAAGATGAATCTTTCAAAGAAGACGATTAAGCATATCCTTCGGATTCTGGATAATAAATGTATCGAGGTTCCTACGAAGACATCCGCTTATAGCAGCGGTGGACGTAGAATTTTGACTCGTGATTTTGAGCCAAAGGAGTCACACGGAATGAATGGCTGGCAACGAATCGTCTATGTACCGTCCGAAGGATATTTCTACGGAATTTATAACGGAAAATCGGAAGAAGATTGGGACATTCCAGATATCTGGTCTCCTGCCCAGCTTGCTGATTTATGAGGTTTTTAAAATGCTACTTTTAACGCTAGATGGAGAGATTATAAATCTTGACCGCATGGCAATCATTGATACCGCAAGCCTTAATGTTTATGCAAGGCAGGGCATGGGTGAGCGTGGAATTGTTCTTGGCAGCTATAACTCCGAAAGTAGATGCTATGACGTTATTGCAAATATTTTTGACTGCTATCGAAAAAATGAGAAAGCATACATAATGCCAAAATGAATGATTTTAAAAAACTAGCTATCCCAAAGAAAGAACGACTTGAAGTTCAACTTACGGATGGCACAGAAGAGCACAATATATTGTACATAATCACATCTCTAGCCACTATTAAAGGTGCTGAGATTTTTAAAAATTTTCGTTTGTATTCTGTAGGCTCCGCCGGGGAGCTCAACTTATTAGAGAAGCGAGACGGCGATCCCTACTTTGATAAGCTGAAAGGAACAGAATATGAGTAATTCGATGAATCGAGAAGACCGGCGCAGAGAGCAGCGTAAGGCACGAATCCTTGCCCGGCGAATCAAAAAGGCCGGTGGTCCCGACTTTCTGGCTGGAATGCCCGCAGAGGAATGGGAGCCAAAGATTGGTGATGAGGTCACTATTAAGGTAAAGAGGATTCAGGGTAAGAAGGATTTCTTCAAGATGAGTCCTCAGTATCAGGACTTTATCAATAGCCTTGAAGACGGAAAGCCTTACAAGATTACCAGTACCGGCATGAAGGGTCAGGTTTACGGCATTGACGCACATCCTTATTTCCAGATTTGGAAGGGTGATATGGAACCCTACAAGGAGTCCTAATGAGGATGTACTTCAGGACGGACTATTATGCAGATGTTGGCATAGATGAAGTCGTTCGGCTTCAAAGAGGAACTACATGCGAAGTAGTTTCAGAAACTGAATTTTTTTATTTTATCGTAACTGATAATGAATCATTCAGGAAAATGTTAAACATTGTCATGATTCCAAAAGAAGACCTTGAAGATGATGTATATGTCGTGACTGGTAAGAGCGAAAAACTTGAGGAAGGAGGTGGGGTGATATGATTGGTATTGACCATCGTGAGCAGGGTCGTAAGAAACGAGCCCTTGCAGAGTATTATAGGACCTTAGCTCGATATCCTGTCGAGTGTGGAGAGCCGATTACATATCAGTTGTCAGAAGAGCAGCTTAAACAGGTTCTCTGTGGAGAGGTTACTGTTGATGAGTTGATTGAAAAAGGTGAGGTAAATGAGAGACAGAATTAAGATGTGGATCGCTTTCATTAAGATTTTTAAGGATTATCTTATTGCGGTCGGAATCATGATTGCGTTGTGGCTGTTGTCTTGCCTTATCAAATATGGGATTTCAGTATCCAACTTCCCAGATTGGTTTAAGTTTGCACTTCTAAAATAAAGGAGGATTAAATGGTAACCGATATTCTTAATAGAGAGATTCATGTTGGCGACACAGTTCTTAGAGCTAGAACTCGAAATGGTCGCGGAGTTCTTTGGAGCATTCGTAAAGTTGTCTCAATTATGAACGTAATGATTAAAGTTCAAGACGGAAAGTACACAACGAATGTTGCACCCAGGAATTGTATCGTAATTGACGAGAGTGACATTCCTGAAAACTGGCAGGACGAATATTAAGGAGAGTTGAATGACTGTTGATTTGATCGCGTACACACAGCGAGTTGTTCCTACAAGTGATAAGAATCCTTTAGATATTGTGGAGGAAGCTGCGAGTATTTGTTACGATTCTTCAATGACTGACGATTATAAGATTGCCAAGGGATGTAAGGCAAGCGGTCACTATTCTGTGCTTGAGCACATCAATTTTACGTTTTACGTCAAAGATGTAAGCCGAGCACTTCTGGCGCAGATTAGTCGTCATCGACATATTAGCATGAGCTGCCGCAGCCAGCGTTATTGCAGCGAGGATGGATTCAAGTATGTGAACCCGTTTACCGGTGAAGATGCTGATGTTTTCGATAATATGATGTCGGACATTGATACCGATTATCAGATTCTCAAGAAGTATCACAACGCCAAAAACGAAGATGCCCGTGCAGTTCTGCCAAATGCTTGCTGTACAGAGTTTTACATTACGATGAACGCTCGTGCTTTGATTGAGATGAGTCATCTTCGACTTTGTTCTAGGGCTCAAAAAGAAATCCGCGAGATGTTTACAGAAATGAAGAAGGAAGTTACACAGATTTGTCCTGAAGTAGCAAACTGGATGGTTCCTTCCTGCGAGGCTAATCCGAAGTATCCGTTCTGCCCAGAGGGTCGTGGTTGCTGTGGCCGTCATCCTCGGTTGGCAGATGTTTATAAGCCTATTGAAAAAAACAAGGAGGTTATTGATGCAAACACTTGACGAAATTAAGAAGAACGTAGACCATCCAGTCCATTACGGCGGTGCAGACAATCCCTACGAAGCCATTAAAGTGTTGCGAGAGTGGCAGCTGGATAAAGATGCTTACCTTTGGAATGTTGGTAAGTATCTGAGCCGTGCAGGTCACAAAGATGGCAATTCTCAGCTTCAAGATTTGACGAAGGCACGTTGGTATTTGGACTATAAAATCCGGCTTTTAGAGGAACAACAGAAGATTACTGAAAGTGTCGTAGATACGCTAAAGAAGATTCCTGATGAGGCTAATGATAAGCTGACTACGATGCCGGATTGCGGAGACGTTTATATTCCTACTATTGGAAAGACAGTAAAAGAATGCGTTCAGTATGTTCCTCGTCATGCAAAGCCTGACTATACGGATGATTTGGTTTTCCGTCCAGAAATCCATGCTCCAAGCATTGAAACTGCCGTGGTTCCTGATTGCGCCGATGAAGTCAAGTTTTAAGAGGTTTACATAAATGAGATACAACTGGAAGTTACCTATTATCGTTATTTGTGTCGTGCTGATTTCCATTCTTGGCATGACCTTTATTGTGCAGGGGCCTAAGAACACGGCCATCTCTTATGAAGAGCAGATTCAGGAAGCTAAGTCTGGCATTGAGATTCAGGAGAAGCGCAGAGCTGATCTGATTCCAAATCTGGTTGAAACCGTCAAGGCTTATGACCAACATGAGTATCAGACTTTGATGGATGTTGTGAATGCTCGTGGCACTTCCGGCCAGACCGCTCAAGAAATTACGACTCAGATTGCAGCTATTGCGGAAGCATATCCTGAACTGAAGTCTAGCGACAACTACAAGGAGCTTATGAATGAGTTATCCGTCACTGAAAATTTGATTGCAAACTATCGTGGCGATTACAATCGCGTCGTGAAGGAATATAAGCAGAGCGTTCGTAAGTTTCCGAACTCCTTTCTGCTGGGTCTGACTGGATATGAGGTTCAGAATTATGAGTATCTGTCCTATGAGGGGAATGAGGCGGCACCGGCAGTCGGTAACCTTTTTGGAAATCTGTAATGCCGAAATTACTTATCGTGAATTGATCGTCAGTGTTGGTATTGTGTTCATTATGCTGATACTTGGTAGCGTTATCGCTGGAAATATCACCAGAGATTCACTTGAGCAGAAAAAAGAATATAATACAGCAATTTCGATTGAGTCCGAAAATATGTTCGATTATGGAATGAGAACCAACGTAGGTAATGCTTTTTGCCAAGGCGCACTAGAAGCAGTAGATACCGTAAGCGATCCACGTATCGACGGTCAGTGGATGTATATCTATTGCGAAGAAAAGCATTACACGATGCATACACGAACTGTCACTACTACGGATAGCAAAGGCCATACAAAAACAAGAGTCGAAACGTACTGGACTTGGGACTATTACAGCTCAGAAGAGCATAGCTCCAAAAATGTAACGTTTCTGGGTAAAGAATTTAAGTATGGTGACATCAAAATGCCATCCAGCAAGTACCTGACAACTGTACAAGTCAGTTCTCATGTGAAATTCGAGTTTTATGTCAAAGATGTTCGTTATGATGGTACATTATACGCGAATTTGAGCGATAAAAGTATACATAATGCACAGTTCATTAAAAACAAAAACATTGAAGAAGCACGAGATTATATGATTTCTGCAGCTGGTACACGAGTGGTTTGGTTTTATATATTCTGGATCGCATTGATTGTAGCTGTGGTCGGAGTTTTTTATGTGGCCGAAAATCGTTGGTTGGAAGATTAAGAGGTGATTGCATGAAATGTGTGATTAAACGCGATGGAACGAAAGTTCCTTTTGATAAGAGTAAGATTGTAAATGCGATTGAGAAGGCGATGACGAATACGACTGGGGGAGTTGATTCTCGCGTGTCTAACGCTATTGCAGACTACATCGCAGACATTCCTGATACGATGTCTGTAGAGCAGATTCAGGATGTGGTTATTGGTCAGTTGAAAAATAGCCCTCTTTCGGATGTGGCTGACGCTTATAGTCACTGGCGTATTCTTCGGCAGGAGATTCGTGAGAAGCAGCGAGCGTATGGCGAAATTCTCTCCATCTGTGATGTAGATAACGAGAAGGTCAAGCAGGAGAACAGCAACAAAAATCCTGTTGTGAATAGCGTGCAGCGCGACTATATGGCTGGCGAAGTCTCCAAAGATCTGAGCTTTAATCTGCTTCTCCCGAAAGATATTGTGGATGCTCACTATGATGGCCGAATTCATTTCCACGATTCCGACTATTTTGCTCAGCACATGTTTAACTGCTCGTTGGTCAATCTGGAAGATATGTTGCAGAACGGCACTGTGATTTCTGGTACTGGCATTGATAAACCCCACAGCTTTTCTACCGCCTGCAACATTGCCACACAGATCATTGCGCAGGTGGCATCCAATCAGTACGGCGGCCAGAGCATTACGTTGTCTCATCTGGCTCCTTTTGTGGATGTCTCCCGAAAGAAGATTGCGGGTGAAGTCCATGAGGAGTTTTACGACATGATTCAAAACAATGAGATTGATAAAATGCCAAATCAGGAGACTATCAATCGAATTGTAGAGAAGCGTTTACATAAAGAAATCGTTGCAGGTGTTCAGACTATTCAGTATCAGGTCATTACTTTGATGACCACAAACGGGCAGGCTCCTTTTATTACCATTTTTATGTACCTAGATGAAGTTCCTGAAGGCCAGACCCGTGATGACCTTGCAATTATCATTGAAGAAGTTCTTCGTCAGCGCATTAAAGGTGTGAAAAATGAAACTGGTGCATGGATTACTCCGGCTTTCCCAAAATTGATTTATGTGCTGGAAGAAGACAACATTCGAGATAATTCTAAGTATTACTATCTGACTGAACTGGCAGCTAAATGTACTGCCAAGAGATTCGTACCTGACTACATTTCTGAGAAGAAGATGTTTGAGTACAAAGGTGCTTGCTACCCCTGTATGGGATGTCGCAGCTTCCTGACTCCTGATCGAACCACCGAGAATATTTCTGGTGCCATGAATTGGGAGAAGGGCCACAAGTATTATGGTCGCTTTAATGCCGGTGTTGTCACCATCAATCTGGTAGATGTTGCTTGTAGCTCTAAGAAGGATATTTCTGAGTTTTGGAAAATTTTTGATGAGCGTCTTGAACTGTGCCATCGAGCACTTCAGATTCGGTATAAGCGATTGATGGGTACGCCTTCTGATGTTAGTCCAATTCATTTTCAGCATGGTGCAATCGCACGTTTGAAGAAGGGCGAGAAGATTGATAAATTGCTGTTTGACGGATATGCAACCATCAGTTTAGGTTACGCAGGTCTGTATGAATGTGTAAAGTATATGACCGGTAAGAGCCATACTGATGATAAGGCAAAACCTTTTGCTCTTGAGATTATGCAACATATGAACGACAAGTGCAGTGAGTGGAAGGTAGCAGAAAATATTGATTACAGTCTCTACGGCACCCCGCTGGAATCCACCACCTACAAGTTCGCCAAGTGCCTGCAAAAGCGGTTTGGCATCATTCCAGATGTAACCGACCATGATTACATCACCAATAGCTATCATGTCGTGGTTCGTGAGCATATTGATGCATTCAAGAAGCTGAAGTTTGAGTCTGAGTTTCAGCAGCTGTCTCCCGGCGGAGCCATCTCGTATATCGAGTGCCCTAATATGACCAACAACATTCCTGCTGTGATGAGTGTCATCAAATACATCTACGACACTATTATCTACGCAGAGCTGAACATCAAGTCTGATTATTGTCAGGTTTGTGGTTATGACGGCGAGATTAAGATTGTCGAGGACAATGGTAAGCTTGTTTGGGAATGCCCAAATTGTGGTAATCGAGACCAGAATAAACTGAATGTTGCACGACGTACCTGCGGATTTATTGGGACTCAGTTTTGGAATCAGGGGCGGACGCAAGAGATTCGAGATCGAGTAGTTCATCTGAGCGATAACTAAACAAAGGATGAAATATGGATACTACACAACAGATTTTAGAGCGAGATTGGGATAATGATTTTGTTAAAAAGATGCAGAATCGTATTTTGGTATCTCATTATAAATATGGTTGGATGAATCAGACATATCCAGATTTGGCTCAAGCTGTAAAGGAAATTTATCCAAGAGTCAAAAAGTATTTAGAGACAGGAAATACAGAATGGCTCATTGATGTTGCTAATTTTGCAATGATTGAATATTTGCATCCTAGCGTTGTTGGAGCGCATTTCAAAGGAACAGATAGTGAAGAGTCTCCGGGACTGACAAGTGGAATCAGCTACAAAGAACTCGAAGAGAGTATGAAGTAAAATTTGAATATAAGTGGTGGGTTGGTGGGATTACATATGAAAGAAATCATTGTTTTCTTCGTGATTGTATGGGTTATCGCCTATTACATTCTGAAAGACAACTATAAAGATTAAGGAGATATTTATGAAGAAATTTATGGCAATTTTTGTTGCATTCCTCGTTGCAGTTGGCGCAGTGCTTTGTACCGAGCGGGTACATACTGGTTATGTTGGTGTTGTTTATTCCGCGAATGGGGTCGAGCAGCAGACTATTTCTCAGGGCTGGCACTTTATGAGTCCTCTGAAGCATGTATCTGAGTTCCCGATTATTCAGCAGCGAGTGGTATTTTCTAACGCTCCGTCTGATTATGGCGCAAAGGAACACGCAGATTGGCACATTGATGCTCCTGCTAATGGTGGTACGATTGCAATCAACTTGACTGTCAATTATAACTTCCTGCCGGAGCATGTTGTTGAACTGTATACCAAGTTTGGTGGCATGGATGGTGAGAGCCTGATGGAGAGCAAAATCCAGAACGACATTATTGCTTATGTTAAGGAAGTCACTCCTCAGTTCAGTGTCATGCAGATTTATTCTGATGATCGCGCAGGTGTTAATACTGCAATCACCAACTATCTGAATGAGAAGCTGACCGCAGAGTATGGAATCAATGTCTCTTCTGCGCTGATTGTTGACGCACAGCCTGACGATACCCTGATGCAGAAGATTCGTGCCAAGGAGCAGGCGAAGCAGGATGCAGAGATTGCAGAGCTGAATAAGCAGACCGCTCTAGCTCAGGCGGAGACTGACAAGGTTAAGGCGCAGACGGAAGCTGACGTTAAGATGATTGAAGCACAGGCCGAGGCTGATGCAAATAAGGTGCTTTCCGAGTCTATTACTCCTGAGCTGATCCAGATGAAGGAAGCAGAAGCTCGTCTGAAGCATGGTTGGATCACCGTTCAGGGTGCAGATACAGTCGTTACCAAGGGTGAGTAAATAAGAATTACGATAAAGATTGGAGTCTATAAAATGAAACGAATGTTTGGCATGATGCCCAGTAGTGAAGTTGAATTGCGTGAAAGTTACAAAGATAATTTTGGACTGACCGTAAGAATTGAAGCTGGCAAGCATGGATGGACTATTATGTGGGCAGATGGTGATTCTGATTACAAGGATGTCGATGCAGAATCCGCTATTGAAAATTTTAATGAAGCATTTGAGACTGCACAGAATAGGATTGGAAAACTCGTAAAAGTGCGTTGTTGTGGTGAATGTTGCGGTGAGTGCTAAGAGGTCTTATAAAATGAAAATTTTTGAAAGAAGGTGATTAACATAAACGCATGGAAGAAATTCTTTAAGGCACTTGGTTCTTTTCTTGGAATTGTTCTTATTCTGGTGGCTACATATTTTATCTCGTGGATTACCACGATCGGTATTATCTGGCTGATTTTTAAGCTGCTGAATATTACGTTTACCATCAAGGTCGCAACAGGTATTTGGTTGGCACTTATTTTACTTGAATGTTTCATTAAGGGCAATCGAAGTAAATAAATCAACTAGTAGGGTGGGCGTGGTGGCATGAAAGGAGCTATATGGATTATTGGTCTGTTGAAGTAATGTATTACGATGACGGGCATCAGGCGTTCAATACATATATGGTAAAAGCACAGGATCAAAATGACGCCATGAACAAAGCACATCATCGTTTTGAAAAATCTCATCCCGGTACGAGCTGCATGATTCAGAATGTAGAAAAGGCAGGTGGCTGAGATGGAAGACGAAAATATCGTTTATGAAAACATCAATTCAAAAGACGATGATGAAAAATTTGTTCTAGCGCCTTGGGGTTGCCTTAATTGTGCATTCAAGGATTTCGGTTTAGAACTTCCTAAAATCTCTAGAAAGATGGCAGAAGCTTTAATGGATGATTTCTTTGAAATTATGGAAATGGCTGGCATTATAGAGAGGGAAAATGAATCTTGATAAAAGTGCCGTTCTATCGTGAAATTTCATCAAATTTATAACGTAGATATGTTAAATAATAGGAGGCAAAATGAAGAAGTGGACAGGAAGGCTGCTCAAAGCAGAAGGCTACGAAATCCGAAATGCAGAAATCAGAAATGTTAGTCTTAGTATGGCAGATCATGGAGTTTTGACTTCCTATTTGACATTGGATGGTCACGAATGGGGCGTTTGCTATGGCGGCTATGTTCTCGGTAAGGGATATGTCGGGAGTAAGACTTTTGAAGGATATGCTTCTGGCATGGAGGCCATTATGCGAATCATGGATACTGTTGGTTGCGACAAGTACGAAAGTATGAAAGGCAAGTATGTCCGTGTAGCAACCAAGGGATGGGGTAGTACGGTAAAAATTATCGGCAATATTCTTGAGGATAAGTGGTTTGATTATGGATCTTTCTTTGATGACAAAGAGAAAGAGGAGGCTGGCTAATATGGATGCGGATGAGTTCATTATTAACGTAATTGCAAAGAAAAACAACGGAACAATTGAACTTTCTGTTCCTGATGATGTATTCAATCAGGCTGAACGTATTCTTTTGAAAAACGAACAATGCGTATTCTGCAAGACTCTCCCAGCGGAAGCCTTTGGCAGTGATTCGTGGATTAGCGTAAAAGAAGATTTGCCCAAAACTAATCCAAAGACTTGTGAAAGCGAGCCTGTTCTTGCTTATGACCCAGAAATGGGGAAGGCGGTAGTATTTTATCACGAGGATGGGCACTGGTATGATATTGTTGACCGTAATTGGTGTCGTGTAGAGCCAACTCATTGGATGCTTTTGCCAGATGACCCACAGGAGTAATTGACATGGAAAAGAAATACGTAAAAATCTTTAAATGCCGTGGATGCAATCGCGATATCATTAAAAATGATGTTGATTTATCTATTGCTGAGAAATGGACTCTTTCAGGAATGTTTCAAGATGGGTGTAAACCCGTTGAAGTGTCTGGCGGTTCTAGGCTCTCTGGACAGAATAAATTCCTGCTTCATCGGTGTGATCCAGAGAAGCTTTGTATTTGTGATTTCATTGGATGGAAAGAAATCGAGGCTAAAAATGATTAACGATCCTTTTGTAGAAGATGGTATCATTTCCTGCCAGTGCTGTGGAAGTGGTGAATATCTCTTTAATGAAGATGGTAACCGAAATAACTACTGCGGCCAGTGTGGTTCTAAGATTGACTGGGTAGAAGACGAAGACGGCTGGAAGAGTAAAAATACTGACCTGCCAAAATATGGAGCGTTGTGTCAAATTAAATATAAAGATGGCCGAGAAGATACGGCTGTTTTAAATTCTTATGTTGGATGGCATACTGAAGGCGTATTTAATACACTCAAGGAGCCAGATTATTGGCGTTATTTTACGGAGGATAACGATGAAAAAAGTGACTCTTGAACTTCTGGTTGATGAAAACGGAGACGAAGATATCAACCCTATTAAAAGTGAGATCGAGAGCGCTCTTCAACGCTGTTACCACGATATGAAGTTGGTTTCATACGAAGAAGAGAAGCTCGATGTACGATGGTTTTGTGCAAAAGACGTAACTCCTCCTGTCCCAGAGTATGGTATGTGTTCTGAAGATGTCATCGTAAAATACAAGGATGGCACAGAAAGCGTTGCGTGCATCACATTTAATGGAGTGTGGTACGATACTGATTACAATGAAGTTGCAGATGCAATAGTGTATTGGCGATACATGACGGATGACGAAAAGCCAGATTAACAAATAAAATTCCGCTTTTAACAGAAAGGAAAGGCATGTTTAAGACTTTTAAAAATACTGCTGTATGCGTCCTTCTGGCAGCGATTATGCTGACTGGATGCAGTGCAAGTGTGAAAGACTCAGTAGGAAATGTAGCTGTAGAGAATGGCTGGTTCTATCGTATCAGTGATACTCCTATGGTATACGACAAAGATACACACATTATGTATTACTTATTCTCTAAATGTACAGGCAATCAAGGCTACGGTTATATGTCTCCTTATTATAATGAGCACGGTCAGATGTGCTACTACGTTGATGGTCAGGTTATTCCAATCGAGGAGGTGCTAATCGATGCTGACTGAGATTGTTTGGATGCTTGTTAAATCGTATATCGTTTTGATTCTTACAGCCGCAATTATCCGCTCTGAAGAAATTCTATACGATTTCTTACGTAATACTGTAATGTATGACATCAAACTTAAATATGTAAAGTGGACTGTCGTTGCACTGAATATTCTTATTATCGTATGTGTGAGTCTATGGACAAAGGTGATTTAAAATGGATACTAGCTTTAATTTAAAGCACGTTCCCGGAAGCTTTGCATGGATTATTGAGCGAGAGAATGCCGACAAAAACTGTAATAAATGTGATACCAACGGAAATGTGAATATAACATTCTTTGACGGTACTCAGAAAAAGTGGCGTTGCCCAATTTGCCTTGGATACAAAAAGGTTGTAAAAGACGTATATCGAATCAAAAAATGTAAAATCAAGAGAGTAAACATCGGAGCAAGGATTAACGAAGATGGCAATTTAACGGTAGAAGAAGAATCTATTCAACTAGAAGGAACTAACATAAGGGACAATATCGATCCTGATTTTGAGTATTACATTCGTAATATTTATGACACAGAAAGTGATGCGAAAATTGCGGCAAACGAAATCAATAAAGCACGAGGGAACACTGATGAATTATATGAAGATTGTCCCATGTGATATAGCGAATGGTCCGGGCGTAAGAGTCACGTTATTCTGTGCTGGTTGCAATCACCATTGCCCCGGTTGCCAGAATCCTACTACATGGGACCCGAATGGTGGTCAGCCATTCACAGATGAAACGCTTGATAAAATTGTAGATTTACTTCGACCTGATTATATTCAGGGGCTTACGCTTACTGGTGGAGACCCACTGTATCCAGAGAACAGGGAGATGATTTGCAAAATTCTAATAAGAGTCAGACACGAGTTTGAAGGAAGCAAAGACATTTGGATGTGGACTGGATATACATGGGAAGAATTGATTCAACAGGCGGCAGAAGAATTGAAATATCAAACTATTCCGACAACGGTAACAATTATTCGAAACATAAACGTGCTAGTCGATGGTCCATATATCGAATCTAAACGAGATATCTCTTTGCCGTACATGGGGAGTTCCAATCAACGTGTAATCGGCTGTAATAAGAGTTTTGCTTTACGAAGACCAGTCCTTTGGTGGACTCCAGAAGAGAAAGGAAAATAATATGGATTTAGGAAACGTAACTAAGTATTTTTATGGGCATCACGGAACTGTAGAGGCTTGTTCCAGTGTTTATCGTCCAAACATCAAAATCAATAAACTGCACGAAGATGCTTATCTGCCGACTTATGGTTCTAAAAATGCTGCTTGCGCAGACCTTTATGCCTATATCGGTTTTGATGACGCAACGATGGTAAACAAGAATGGCGATCGCTGCATTATGATTCAGCCGGGTGAGACAGTTAAGGTACATACCGGTTTGCGGATGGCTCCGCCTGAAGGTTGGTATGTCGCTATTTATGCTCGCAGCGGTTTAGCAACAAAGCAGGGTTTGGCTCCTGCGAATAAAACAGGGATTTGTGATCAGGATTACCGTGGAGAATATATTGTGGCACTACATAATCATTCTAATATCCCTCAAATGATTACTCATGGCGACCGTATTGCTCAGATGGCAGTTGTTCCGTTCTGGCAGGCTGATTTTGAAGAAGTTTCCAAATTGGACGAAACTGAGCGTGGAGCGGGCGGGTTTGGATCTACTGGAAAACAGTAATGGAGAGAATTATGGGAAAGACAATTGATACATCCGAGCTTTTATATCGGATGGGCAAGTATGCAGAAATCGATGTTGGAGAAGAAGAACATAACGCGTTTATGCATTTCATGCTTCTTTTGACTCGCACAATTGAGAAGATGCCGAATGCTGCATTGACTCATAAAAATCCGATTGATGATGAGATTATGGAAAATCAGTACAAGTTGGTGAACGCAATCTCACTTGTGACTGGTCGCACTAGAAACGACGGCTGGTATCTTACTTGGATTGGCATGACCATGAAGATTGTACGGTTGAAGAGTGGAGAATCAGCTGGTTTCCGGTACATCAAAGATAATGAGGGGCATGATTATCCGGGCGCAATGCACACATCTTGTGTTGTTGATTATTACATCTCAAGTGACAAGAAAAATATTATTGTCCAGACTGAGAACACTATTTATAAATTTGAAAAAATTGAGGAGGACTAAATTATGGCTAAGTATTTTTATGTTTACAATATCGCCGGTGTCGAGGATTCTATTGTAAAGATGTTCAACACTGATACTGGCGTAATGGGTGAGAAAAGCGTCAAGAAGGATCGTATGGATGGGTTTATTGATGGTATCAAGACGAGTGGCTTTGTTTTGAACAAAGAGCTGGCAGAAGCTGACGTTGCAGAGGCCGAAGCAAAGCGTGTTCTGGCAGAGAAAATGACAGCTTATCAGGCAGCTCGCGATGACTATCACAACAAGAGTGAGACTCTGAAGAAGGTCAAGGCCAAGTACGGTATTAAATAAGGAGAACACATAATGAAGTATTATACGGTTGAATCTCATGCTGAGAAAGAAGCTCCATTTGGAATTGCATGGCAAGTAAAGCTGTTTGACGAGCATACTCTTTTGGAGGAATACGACCATATCTTTTATAACGAGATTGCTGGCTACTGCAAGTGTCTTGAAGATATAGGATTCGTGGATGAGCGATGGACTTTTAAAAGGCCACAGGACGAAGACATCCATGACTTTGTTAAAATGTGCATAAAGAAAAAGGAGAATGCACTTCAGACGGAGTGGTATGAAATGACCGGTAACTGGCCGAATGGCGCAGTGACTCTCGATTAAAAGGTAAATTTTACGGAGGAAGTGATTCTATGGCATACGCAGGCAAAAATGGATACGATAAAGACACGGATATTTTATTTCCGATAGCTACTAATATTATTGGATGGGTAGGTAAAACAGATAGAGAAGAGATTCTTGATCTCAGTTTTGAACGAATTTCCCTTTATCAAGTAGGGAAGATCCTTGAAAAACTTGGCTATCAGAATATTGATATGAGCGAAAACGGATGGGAAATGGATTACTGGTGGGAGTACGAACTTGCCAATAACGCCAATGATATTCCAAACCTTCCTTGTCGAGTTCAAATTAAAGGAAGTTGCGCAGAGGGCACAATGATGCTTAATGTTTTAGATAACGAATAACTCTAATAGTAGTGGTGGGTGGGAGGAATAAATGTATGAAACGGAATATCACAATAAAACAGACTTGCAATTGTAATGGTGATAACTGTACTCAAATTGGAATCATTCGCAACGATGAAGTATATGTCATGCAAACAAGTTCTCCGAAAAGAGAAGACCCAGCGGAATTTACGTGCAGTATGCCTGAACAGAAACATTGTTTAAAAAATATCCTTTATAAGATTGTAGAAAAACTAAATAGTCTTATTGGATGGATTATAGATACGTTTAACGATATTTGATCAAGGAGATTGTATGAAAGCACATATTCGAGAAGAAAAGAAAACAACTCCATTAAAACTTGGTGAGGGAATATTACTTCAAGAGAAAGATGGAAAAATTTACAAGGTTTGCGATACAGTAGAATATGATGAGACGCATACCGACGATGAAGTTATAAAGGTTGCTTTATCTGAAGAAAATATGATTGTTGGATCGAACTTTTTTAATACATCGTTTGTGTTTACAGATTGAGGTGTAGATATGCACAAGACTGATAGTTTGAAAAATCCGGTAATCGTATTTCCATGTAAGAATTGCGGTTGCACAACTAAGATTCGAGTGGCTTCTTTTGAAAATCCTGATTTGGACATTCCTGAGAATAATGTGATTGCGTGCTATAGATGTAGAGCGGAAGTTGCTGGGTCTGAGTTTATTTCTTGGAAAGAAGCAACTAAAACTATTTTTACCGTGGAGGTGCCAGATGGCGATTAAGATTATTGAACACAAACATGAGCGAAAGAAAATAAGATATGCCGTTAAATTCCTTTGTAAATGTGGATGCGTATTTTGGGCTGATGACGAAGATACGAAAATTCCAAAAGAATTTGATTGGACTGAATACTCACCGGTTAAACAGGCGATTTGCCCAGAATGCAACACAGAAGTTTCATCTTGTTTATCTGCAGTTCCAAGAGAAAAGATTTTTGTGGATTGAGGTGCCAAATGGCTATACGAATTGAAGTCCATGGTAAAGAAAGAGAAAAAACAAAATACTCAGTAGAGTTTAGATGTTCTAGCTGCGGTTGCGAGTTTTGGGTTGATGCAGATTCTCTTGGAGAGTTCAAGCCAGCCAATTATTGTGATTTAAAGTATAACTGTCCTGAATGTGATTCTAGTTCTTATCCGGTTGATATTATGGAGAACAGCCGTATCTTTAATGAGCACAAATGGAAACCTGTATTTTGGCAGATTATCGAATCTCCATTTCATCGGTATTGTAGAATTTGCGATAAAGAAAAATAATATGCTAAAGCAAGCTTATTTTTAAGAATGTATGTTTTAAAGTGTGGTGAACGTAATGGAAGTTTGGGAACTAAATCTTCTGCATGATGGGGATATAGAACAAATATGTATGTGCTCTGATGAACAACCACTATTTGAAATGGCAGTCGATAGGGCATTTAATTTATTTGCAAAAATAAATGAGTGGCCTCTCAAACAAGAAAATTGTCATGCTTCCGTAAGTGTAAACGACAAGCTTCATTCTATTTTAGTGAAGATTAGCACACAAGACGATAATACAGTTGAACTTTGGGAGTATAAATGGGAATGTATTTATAAAGAACCTCATGAAGACAAGTCTAGTGACACCTTACTTCAGGAAGTTGTTTCTCGTGTACGAAACATTCCAAAACTATTTTATGATTGGGCAGAGAATTTCTGCTGGAAAGCGAGAAAAAATGGCTATTTGCAGTAAATGTCTACATAAAGAAGTATGCGCTTTTAGGAAGCAAACAAAAGATAGTTGCGCCGAATTTTGCGAAGACTTCCTCGGTTGGGTCAAGGTCATGGATGAGCGTCCGATTCCTTTAAAAGACAACATTATAATAAGCGATTATGGTAATTCATTTATCGGATATTACGATTACGATAAGCGAGATCGAGAGTACTTTTACGATGTAAACGCCCTCGAAAAAATTTATGAATGTCCATCTTACTGGCTGAAAGGACTTAATTTGCATGAGCAGGAAAAAATCGCTAACAGAGAATACAAGTGTAGGAAATCCAATATGGGACAAGTATGAGATTGTGGGAGTCTCTTTTGACACATCAAATAATCCAAACAAGAAGTTCTTCAAGCCGGTTTACATAATGCCGGATGGAGATGTCGTAGCTTGCGATGGGACTCACGATTTCAATTATGATCCTAACAAAGAAATTCAAATTGTTCCAAAGGAATCTATCCCATTTTATGGCAAGCCAACAGAGCCTGCTGTTTATTGTGATGATGATGGCAACTGTGTGGATGTTGACGGTAATCCTCTCGGTATGAAATGGGACGACTCTATGGAGAAACAGTTCCGAACGGTAAAAACTAGACTTTTATGAGGTAGATTGAATGGACGATAGATTTTCAATCGAAAAGAATCACTGGGAAATACAAAATCCAGAATGGGAAAGCTATTCTCATTTCATCTGCACTAAAGACCATTATTGGACTGGTGTACACGGTATCAGCAACTATTTTCTTCAATATAAGAATTTTGGCAGAAGTAAACCAGTCGAACGATTTTCTGTAGAATGGCCGAACTTCGTAGAGCACATGTGGTTTATCCATTGGCGTGGCCCATGGGATTATATTTTTGCTTCATATAAATTATCCGAAATCAAACGATTTTTAGAACTTGATATTGATGCTATTAAAAAGAACCATTGGCCGGATGGCCGCTGCACTTGCTACAGTGTTTATGACTACGTGACGAAAAAATGGTACTATTTTAAAATCGAAAATTTGGGAACATTTTATGGATGCGCGTGGCCGTTGGGTGATGATACAGGGGAGGTGATTAAATGTGACTAAACAAATAGGCTATTATAAATCCGACTGGTATATTATGGGCATCGACGGTAAATACAACAACGCCTGTATCTCACATACAGAATCGCAGCTTCGATATACAGTTCCAAGGTCGCCAGAATGGACCATCAATGGATTGGGTTTTGCTTACATTAGAGAACATGGATTTGAAGATTATCCTGAACTCTATGGTATTGTATTCTATGATATGGAGTGGTGGCGACGAAAACGCTATCAGGGTGACTTTTATGTAGAGATACCAATTTGCGATTTATGTGCAGATACCTTTCATTTAAAATGGCGTTATAAGGAATTTCGTGTACATCAGTGGTCCAACTTGAGAAAAGAAACAAAGTGGGTGAAAGGCAGAAGCAACTACACTATTTGTGAGCTCGCCCATAAATTACCACATGAAGAGTTTATTGAGTATTTGAAAGACAACGGCATCTATATTGTAAACGAAAGTGGTGTTGAACTTGGATGGTAAAGATGTAAAGCTTTCTCTTGGTGAGAAAATCTTGTTATCAATCATTGTTATATTCGCAATTCTCTTCATTGGATATTTTGTATGGGTGATTGGCGACGGTATCTATCGTCATTATAATCCGATTGAGTGGACTGCCACTATTGAAGAACTGGAATCTGGCATCTACGGATATACATCTACTATGGTATCTAATGTCCCAGCAGAAAATTATGAGATGCTTACGGTTCTTTGTAATGGCACTTATATGAATATCAAAGGACATGTAAAAATTGTATATGATAGCAACGCTCCATATATCGAATATAAGTCAACCAATACTGTTAATACTGACTCTGTAATAATTCATGTTCAAAAAGGACAGATTAAAAATAATGGAGTTAGTACAGTAACGAGGTGATTCTTATGGAAGAATTAGGGTTTTATAAAGGAGGGCGCTAATGAAGGATTTTAACTTTTATAGAGCAAAGTATATTCGTGATGGGAAATGGCGAATTGAGTTTTTCGATAAAGACGAAAAGTATGTTGGTTCTATTTATAAAGTAGGGTCGGACGGCGTCCGTGGGTATTGCCAGTGTTTAAATGATCTTGGCTACAAAGCAATTTTATAAAACTTGGATTCTTATAAAGGAGGTTCACAATGATTATTGATTGCAAATCTATTGCACAAGATATCAAAGATAAAATCAAGAATATTATCGCAGAGGCCGATTACACTCCTGTTTTACATATTTATCAAGTAGGGGATAATCCTGCGTCTAATGCTTATATTAGAGGTAAATTGCGTGACTGTGAAGAGGTGGGGATCGAAGTAGAACTTATTAAACTGCCAGAAAATATTACTGAAGATGAATTGAATAACAAGATCTTAGAAGATTATAATTGGGAATATGTGAACGGTATCATTGTTCAGCTTCCGTTGCCAAAACATATCAATCCTAAAAATATCTACATTCCAGACGCAGTTGATGTTGATGGATTTAATTCTACATCCAAATTTCAGCCTTGCACTCCGCTGGGCGTTATGAAGATTTTTGACTCCATCGGTTACGATCTGGATGGCAAGAATGTGCTTGTGTGTGGTCAATCTGATATCGTAGGTCGTCCGTTGGTCAATATGCTGATTAAGCGGCACTGTAATGTAATCTCTGTGAATAGTACGGGTTCCGCCATGAAAGCCACTGCCATCGGATTTGGAATAGTCAATGTTATTATTTCCGCCGTTGGTAAGCGTGACTTTATTTCGACGTTTGATTTATTTGATACGGATGTTTGCATCGACGTTGGTATCAACTATGACGAGAACGGAAAGCAGCACGGCGATTGTACTGATGCTGTTTATGATATGAAGGATGTCAAAGTAACACCTCGTATCGGCGGAGTTGGCCTTATGACTCGCGCTATGCTCTTATATAATGTATGTGTGGCGAAATACGGGGCAGAGAAGATGGAAGAGGTGATTGAATGAAAGAACAGAAAATTCCGCTTGAACAGCAACTTATATATAACGTAGAAGAAGTAGCAACCCTCTTGAAAACTACACGCCCTGTGGTATACTCTTTAATAGAAAAGGGTTATCTTCCGAGCATTGTTCTTGGCAGACGGAAAGTGACGAGGAAGGCACTACTTACATTTCTTGATAAGAACGAGAACACTAATTTTAGCCAAATCTTGAAATCAAAACAACTATCGTAA